CAGATAAACGGTTTAATGTGTTAAGTGCTGCGATATTGTGGTTAATTCTCATTTCTTATTACCTCCGTGTGGTTTATTTGTTTGAGCTGCCCTGTCCAAGTCCTTTTGAATCGAGAAGCTCGTCCCGCCAGATTTTATATTCCTTTGGGGCTTGTATATAGTAACGTAGAGCGCCTTTTTGACTCTCTAACTTTACTAACTTTATTGAGATTTTTTCGCCGCTTGGGGCAATGATAGTGAAACCTTTTTCTGGGGCTATATCCAATAGTAGTCCCATTCTTGTCCCTCCTAGACTATAGACTGTCATCCTGACATTAAGTATATCGTCATGCAAATTTATTTCTTTAGGCCTAAACTGAAAAAATTGCGGGAAACCGAAAATTTATTCATGCGGGCGTATATATTACTATTTTTTACATCCTGATCGATTTTTTGTGTTATTCTAAATATTAGGTAATTGTAAAAATCTTCAGAAGAGGGGATATGTTAGGTTATGGGTAAGATCGCTGTAGCTGTTGTTGGACAAGTCCTAAATGAGTGGCATCTTGCAATTCGTAAGCATGATGTCGAAAAGGCTAAACAGTTGAAATCACAAGCAACTGATCAGATAGGGCAGATGGAAGAAGACCAAAAGACAATTGAGTTTTACCAGCTCCTTGACTTCAGACACATTCTTTTATTGCATGAAGCGAGAGGAGTTGTAATAAATAGAGATCCAGATGAAATAGAAGCTGAAAAAGCCACTGATGCTCATTTGGAGTATCTTAGTTGGTTTTATAGAGGCTTATGTGCAACACATACCAAAGATTATCAGGCGGCTATGAAGTATTATAGAATAGCTGAAAAACGATTACCTGCAGTACAGTCTGAAATTGAGGTTGCGGAGTATCACGCCAAGGTCGGATTGATGTACTATATGATCGATCAGTACCAGGTATCGTTAAGCCATATATCAGAGGCTGTTGAAATATATAAAGGGTATGATGACTATATTTTAAAGATCGTTACTACATCCATCGTACTTATGGGGAATTATATAGATTTAGGTCGTTTTGAAGATGCTGAAAAAACAGCAGCCCACGCAGAACGAGTTTTAGAAAAAGCAAGCATCGCTCAAAAAAATGGCGAAGTTGTGGACAGAAACTTAAGAAATGGTAAAGACGCTTTCCTTCGTGCCCAAATTTACCATAACTATGGTATACTTTATTCGGCGGCCAAGAGGACAGATTTGAGCATCCAGTACTTACATAAAGCTCTGGAGAATGCTGAATATGAATCCTCGCCATACTTTTTTAACACAGCTTATCTTTTATTTCTTGGATACCTTCAGGTTGGTGATAAAGAAGAGGCCCTAACTTGGTATATTAAGGGGATGCATAGACCAGACAAATCGAAGTTATTTGAATACAGAGCAAAAGTGTTACATGCACTGCATTTTGATGACACTGATCTTAAAACAGCGGAATATTGTTTCGCATACCTTGATAAACTAGAAGGTCTAAATGCCTATACTGAATACAAGGATCTATCCAAGATCGCTGCTGAAATCTTTAGAGCAGCACGTCTCTTCGAACAATCATGTGACTTCCTAGAGCGTGCTCTATATATTGAGCAGAAATTAAAGCATGTGGAGGGGTAAGTTTATGGCCAAGAAGATTCTTTTATTCACTGGAGTTGTTGCAGTTTTGGTATTGAGCGCAGCGGCAATTAATCAATCATTCTCTCAGGCAGACTTTTCTGTAGCGGAGAAAGTAATTGGAGGAGGCTGATAAGCCCCCTCTTTTTTTTATTTCTTGGTAAAGTCAATACGGGAAAATCTCACTTGGCTGTCAGGTATTATTTGCCCCTCTTTCACTTCGAAAGTCACATTTGGTACCAGCCCCTCACTCTCTAGTACAATTACTAAAGAATCTCTAAAGAAGTCCTCCCGAATGGTACGAATACGTACATTTCCAGGTATGTGATATTTAATTTCTTGATACAGAACAGCAAGTACATTCTCTCTAGGTATATGCATAAGCCCATAAAAGCCTTCTTTTTTAAGCAATGTCTATCCCTGCCCTTGCGAATAATTTTTTGAGTTGTTGTGTGTCTGCCTGAATTTCCTTTTGAGCGTGTGTACTGTCTCTTAGTTTAAAGAAATGCTTCCATTGCCTTAAAGGACGGCACTGAATGATTTTGGTTGCTACTGCATTGGGTAAACCTGCTCTAGCAATCTCTTTTGCTCTGCCTTTGGGTAAACCAAGTAATGTTAAGCTTTCAACTGTATTTGAGTAAAAAGTTAAGGATTCCTTAAGGTGTCCGTGAAAAAGGCGAACTTCATTATCGAATACTTCTTTTAAGTGTTCATCAAGTTTGAGTGGATACTCGCCTATGCTAAATCCAAGCATTTCACGTAGCGGGGCATTGTCACGTTCCACATACCGCTGAGATAATTCTGTACCTCCTAACATATCGGAATGCCTCCATGACTGAAGTCCGGTGGCGCGATCCACCATCATATTTACTGTGATTGTTGCATGTATGTCTAATTCATAGTCAGTAAATCCTTCTCTAGCCAGCTTTGTATAATCTTCTGTCCAAAGAACCGGCTTGTAGAAATCAGGATCTTCCTTCTGTACAAACGGGTTATCCCTTGGCTCAGGATGTGTAGACTCGTCCAAAAAGTAGGACACATCTGGTACCTTCAATAGTAATTTCCTCATTGATTTGAATAGAGCACTGTGCCATTGGTACTCTTTGTAACTGTCTTCTATATCCATAAAAGTCAATAGATTCATGGATACGATAATTCCATGTTGTGTGTTAGGGTTCTTTTCCTCATCAGGTATGGTCCACCTGACGTAATTATTAATCTCTTTAAACTTCATAAGGTCTGTAATAATGCGTACATACTCATCTGATGATTCTACAGAACCTATTGCGAAAACAATATTTCCTACGCTTGCAATGGATAAATGACCTTTGGCCATAATTCCTTTAACAAAGCGCTCAGATTTGTCACTTACTTTACTATAAGACTGATAACACTCTCTGGCTGTAGCTTCGACTAGCTTATGGTAGTCTTCTGTTGCATGTACAAGAGAAACAATCATTTGGTCCCACCTCCATCACATTTTGGGCAATTTAAGATATCCGTCATTACTTGTGCATTGAACTTGTCCGTCAAGTAAATTAAGAAAACTGCAGCACCTTTCAGCAAGTGTGCTACAGGAGCCATCCATACTTTTTTAAATAAAGATAAATTTTGTACTCTGTGGTTACTCGTAAAATAAATCATCTACATCCTCCTGATATCTCTGTCTACAACAATAGTGTTCAGGGGATGCATTGCAGTTGCATAAAAATAGCGCCAAATGGCGCTATTTGTTAGAAAATAAAGTCTTCATCCTTTAATGGCTCCACTGTTGCTTTTTTGTAGCCATTTCCTTTCATCGAGAAGAAATCATGAGACTTTGTTTTTGTGTTGAGCCCGTTCAATACGATTGGGTTAATCTCTTCTTCTTCGAAATAAGGGGTAAAGCCAAGGTTCATTAACGCTTTATTGGCATTGTACCGGATAAACTTTTTCACATCGTGAGATAAATTGACCTGATCGTAAATATCCTCCGTGTATTCCACCTCATTCTCATACAAATCAGTCAGTAAGTTAAGGGAGAATTCATGCAGCTCTTTTTGTACTTCAGGTGTTTGTTTGTTGTAAATTTCTTGTGCTAATAATCCAACATATACACCATGAATCGCTTCATCACGCAAAATTAAATTGATGATTTCACCACTTTGCATGAGCTTTCCTTGTCCATAGAAATAAAGCGGGTAGTAGAAGCCGCTGTAAAACAGAAAGCTCTCTAAGTAAACGGAGGCTACCATCCCTTTAAATAGGGAAATAGGGTCGCCCTTTTGAATAGAACGATACAGTCCTACAATGACCTCTGCTTTCTTTTGTAAGAATTTATTTTCTTTAACCCACTCGAACACTTCATTTATCGTTTCTGTTGGCGCAAGCGTCATGAAAATGTTTGAATACGATTTGGCGTGGACTGCATTCTCCATCATCGCCATAAAGTTTAATACTGCTTTACGTTGATGTCCGTCCACATGTTCAGCAACAATCGGCATCCCTGTATTTCCTTGTTCTGTATCAAGTAAAGTCAGTCCAGCAAGTACTTTCATATACGTATCCTGCTCTTTTTCACCTAGATATTTCCACGTTAAAATGTCGCCGTTTAAGGAAATCTCTTCTGGAAGCCAGAACTGCTTAGTGTTCTGGTTGTAAAACATTTGTGTAAAATCATCTTCAGGCTTCGACCAATTGGCTGCATCAAATACTTTACTCATCGTACAATTTCCTCCTCTACTTTTGCAGCTAGGTATGGGTCCTGCTCCAAAAGAACTTCAAATATTGCTTCCATCACCTGCACCACAATGCTGTTTCCGGCCAGCCTATATAGTGTTGCATTTCTTAAATTTTTCTTAGTTGGGTACTCTTTTAAGACTTCATCGAAGGATTTATCATCAAATCCCATGAGCCTCCAGCACTCTCTTTCAGTCAAATAGCGGTATTGACCCGTTTCCATCCGCACAATGCCTGCATTTGGGCATCTGTCCTGCCTAGTGCTTATCGTCCAGCACCTATCCTTAATTACATCTAGGTATCTGTAGCTTGATGTCTCTCCTGGGTTAAACTCAGCAATACGCTTAAGCATGCTTGGAATGGTGATCATATATTGAGGCGCTGTCACTTCCGTCTCTAAAAATTCCGAAATATGCTTGACGGGCCTTTTCTTCATCGATGAAAAATCGAATTTTTCTCCATTCAAAGAGGATATGGTGAATATTCGCTCTCTCTTTTGAGGGATACCAAAATCCATTGCATTCAATACCTTGTATGAGTTTGTATATCCAAGCCTTTCTAACTCGGTGAGGTACTTATGGAAGCTTCCGATCATGTCCTTATCAAGAACACCTTTTACATTCTCCCAGATAATGTATCGTGGCTTCCATTTCCCCATATTCTCTATGATTCTCAATGTCTCAAACATTAAGGAGGATCTTGTTTTATCCTCATCTTTACCTCCAAGGCGTTTTCCTGACCGACTGAAATCTTGACAAGGCGATCCATGTATTAGGATATCTGGACGGATATTATAACCAATGACACTCTGCGGTTTATATCTTGGGTCATACAGCGCATTGTATGCCCTAACCGCATGCCCATCTATCTCTACATAATCAATTGCTTTGTGGTTTACACCTAAGTTGATAAGTGCTTTTCTGGGGGCACCAATGCCCCCGAAAAGCTCTAATATTTTAATCAATGGTTTTTCCTCCGCTTTCTTTTGTTAAGGAACTACCATGAACTGCAAGGGCTACTCTGTCTTTTGCTATACCTACATACGACTCATCTAATTCAAAACCTATAAAATTTCTACCGAGTTGTTTGGCAGCAACGGCTGTTGTGCCAGAACCAATGCAATGATCAAGAACTGTTTCTCCTGGATTCGTATATGTCTTTATTAGGTATTCGAATAGATCTAAAGGTTTTTGTGTTGGATGTAACGCTTCCTTTTGTTTATCGGTTGGAAAAACTATTACACTCCTTGGGTACCTTTCAGTACTGTCATAAGTACGCAACCCATGTGAGTTGTAGTTCGTAGTTACTTTAGAGTTTCTTTTATGCTCAGCTTTACTTATTTTCCTTACATGCCCCGTAGTTTTTTGCGGGTTATACGTGGGTAGTTTTTTGTAAAAAACTAAGACATTTTCATGTGCCTTCATTGGCATCTTTTTTGCGTTCAAGTAGCCAGTAGCGGAAGTTTTTTCCCAAATCCATTCATACCTAAGCATTTTAAGGTTACTTGTTCCTAACACCTTATCGAATGGGGTTTGTGCAGTCAGTATAATGGCACCATTATCTTTTATGATTCGATTATAATGTTGCCACAGAATTTTTAAATCTAAGACACTATCCCACTTATTGTGGGTAGTGCCGTAGGGAAGGTCACATAAAATCATGTCTATTGATTTTTCAGGGAGCATGCTCATTCCATCAAAACAATCTATTTGGTAAATTTCGTTTAATTTCAACATATTCCGTCACCTATTAGACTACGCAAGACAGGCATCCAGCTTGGCCTGTATCTTTGGTTCTCGCATAGTAAAGGGTTTTAATGCCTTTGTGATGGGCATACAGATCGATGCGGTTTAAGTCACGCGTTGTCATTGTATCTTTCAGGAATAGTGTGAAACTTATTCCCTGATCGACATGCTGCTGGATCGTTGAAATCATATCTACTACTTTGAACATGTCCATATCATAAGCCTCTTTGTAGAAGAACCAATTTGAAGCAGAAAGTCCTGGCATTGGGTAATAGGTTTTGCTGTTACCGTAGGTTCTTTCTTCGATGCGTTCCATGATCGGCATGACAGATGCAGTTGACGATTGTACGTATGAGCTTGAACCGGTAGGTGCGATGCACAGCCGGTAAGCATTGTACAACCCGTTCTCAAGCACAAAGTTTTTTAAGTCATTCCAATCAGCTTTTGTTGGAATAGAGATGCCTTCAAATAGCGCTGCTGCTTTTTCTGTTTTTGGAGTAAAATCATTTTCCACATATTTATTAAAGTACTCCCCAGAGGAATAGGTGGAGCCTTCATATCCGTAAAAAGTTGATTCTTTCTCTTTCGCTAGTTCGCTTGAACGTTTGATGGAATAATAATTCACCATCATAAAGAAAGTGTTTGCGAAATCTCTGGCTTCTTCACTCTCATAGGCAATTTTGTTTTGAGCCAAATATCCATGAAGATTCATCGCGCCAAGACCGATTGATTTCATTTCTGTATTTGCCTTTTGTACAGCAGGCGCATTTTTAATGCTAGTCGATTCAGCTACTACTGTTAGTGCGTCTGTAGCAAGTTTAACTGCATGCTCAATGTCTTTATGTTCCATAACATTTGTAATATTTAAAGATCCTAGGTTACAAGAGATATCTAGCCCGATTTCATCTTCTTCTCCGTAATCAGTGTAAGTGGAAACCTCTGATGCCTGAAGTACTTCAGAGCAAAGGTTCGAAAATTTCACGCGGGAGACATTGTTTAAGGTATGCACGTTATTAACGTTACCTTCAAACAAAATATAAGGATAACCCGATTCGGAGCGAAGCAAGGCTAATTTTTCAAGTAACTTGCGCGCATTGATTTTTTCTTTCTTAACCCTTGGGTTTTCCACCAGCTCATCATACATTTCATCGATATCCAGCTCATCTAAATGCTTTCCATACTCCTTGTACACTGTATGAGGGTAGAAAGTATATGCAGTCTTATCTTCTTTTGCAAGCTCAATAAATTTGTCTGGCATTACAACCCCGATGGAAAGTGTTTTAACTCGGACATCTTCATCAGCGGAGATTTTCTTTGTGTCTAGAAAATCATTAATGTCCGAATGAAATACATTTAAGTAGACTGAGCCTGCCCCTTGTCTTTGCCCCATCTGGTCCGCATACCTGAATGCATTATCAAGGAGTTTCATTACCCCTACTACACCCTTTGTAGCGTTCTCCACACCTTTGATTTCCTCTCCTTTAGCACGAAGCTTGGTGAGATTTAAGCTCACTCCGCCACCAATTTTAGAGAGCTGCATTGAAATATCAATTGCTCTTGAAATATCGTTTAGTGAGTCATTCACTTCAAGCAAGAAGCAGCTCACAAGCTCTCCCCGTCTTTTACGTCCAGCATTTAAAAATGTTGGGGTAGCAGGCTGATACTGTTGAGTTATCATGAGACGTGCATAATAAAGTGCACGTTCGTAGTTGCCTTTACCGAAAAAGAGGGCGCAGCACGCAATCCTATCCTCATAACGCTCAAGAATTTTCTTTTTATCGTTTGTCTTCAACGCATAGTCATTATAAAACTTAAAGGCACTCATGAATGAAGGGAATCTAAACTTTTTACTGTATAGAAAATCATAAACTTTTTCGATTTCATCAAATGTGTAATCTTCCCTGAAAAGTGCTGCTTCGTAATAGTCATTTTCAATTAAGTAGTCTAGTTTTTCTTGAAGGTTGTGAAAGAAAACAGTGTTTTGATTCACAAAACCAATAAAATACTCTTTAGCTGCTGCTAAATCCTTACCAAATTGAAATTTACCGTCTTCTTGAATCATGATTTCATTGTTCAATTTTACCCAGCTAGGTATATCGCTATTTGTTGTCATGCCAACCTCCTGAAAGTTGCTTAGTTTTTCAGCTTTACTGCTGCTTGGTCGTTTTGAGTTTAGCTGTGGCTAGGTTTAGGTAGAAAGAAGTAGAGCCTGCCATTAAACTGAAAGGTAAAGTGACCCAATCCACTCCATATACCAAAAGGTATCCTCCAAGCCCCACCCAAAAACCGTTACAGAAGCTACAGCCAAGAAATATGGAGAAGAGGCCGCTTTTTCTACTAAGCCAGGCGCGCTCATGCACGAACTTAATCTCAAACAGAAAAGCACGTACCCCCAACACTAAGGCAAGCAGTATAAAAATTTTGTGATCCAAAGTAACATCTATCATTATTTTTCACCTCCTGCTATAAGGAGTGGACAACGAACTCATCTTGTTGCAGGAAGTTAATTTGTACGCCCAATTTCTTATATTGATTATGAGAATATCTAGGGAGGGAATTATTATGGCTAATACTAATGCAGGCACTAAAGATGAGAGAATTCATATCCGCACCACCCAAATGAATAAAGAGAAGTTCCAGGCACTTGCAGATATTTATACAGGAGGTAATAAGAATAAACTTTTTGATAAAATAATTGCCGAGATGCCTGATCCTAGAGGTGAAGAACATGAGTGAGCTCTTTCCACAGAAAAAGAAAACAAGCAAAATAGACAAGCATGATTTAACCAATACTGCAGTCCATTTGTTAACGGTAAGGCCCAAAATGTCTAATAGGGAAATCGCAGAGTCATTAAACTCCTTGAAAAATTTAACTGGAGAAGAGGCTATCACTGCTCAAAATGTTCTCGACTTTTCTAAGAGCCGGCCAGATGTGCGGAGAGAGATACTTCTAGCGAGTAGAAAAGAAATGCGTAAATTGGTGATGGAGACAGCAGAATTTGACATGTTGAGTATTCTTAAGGATATGGTAGCCCGTTTGAAATTCCTCATAGATACCTATGAACAAATAAGTATTGATGAAGGCAGCATTCCGAATCCTAAAGAATACAAAGCATTGAGCAGTGAGCTAAGGGAAACCCTCAAGCAGATTGAAGGCATCCATAAGGAAGTGTACGACATGGAGATCGTGCGCGCATTTTTACAGGAAGTCCTCTCAACATTGAAAGAGGTTAACCCTGAGGCATTAGGGTTATTCATTGAACGCATGAAAGGCAAGCGCCAGAACAGCACAATTGTCAGTGAATTGCTCAAAGGCGGTTTAAAATAATGGGGAAATCTATGTATCAAGGAGAATTGATTGTAATTACTGGTCCTATGGGTTCAGGGAAAACGGATGAAGCCGTAAACAAGATAAGGGAACTCAGAAGACAAAATAAACAGGTGCAAGTGTTTAAGCCTGCTTCAGACAGTAGGTCTGCTAACTGCATCCACTCGCGTACAGGGAAAGCTGAAGAAGCAACCACAGTAAAAGAAAGCAGGGACATCTTAAACTATTTGGATAGCTTGACAGATGTTGTGCTAATTGATGAAGTCCAATTTTTAAAAGATGTGGATTTGATTGAGACTTTGCAATTTCTTTGTATTTCGGGAATAACTGTATACTGCTATGGACTTGATTTATCTTCTGAGGGCAAGTCCTTTGGTTTGATGGGAGAGCTGCTGGCTCATGCAGATACTGTTATGAAGCTGCATTGTGCCTGTGTTGAGTGTGGGGAAACTGCTAGATTTACTCATTATGTTGGTGAAAAAGATGCAGAGGTACTTGTTGGAGATTTAGATGTGTACCCACCGCTGTGTAGGTTGTGCTTCCTGGCTAAGGCAAAGGAGGAATCTACATGGACTTAAAAATGGATCTATTCGAGTCGTTTATCAAGATGGCCGAATCTGAACACAGTTCTGTGGGATTGTGGAGAGAGGAGCCTATGGGTTTAGTTGATTTCTTTAACAATGAATTGGGTGAGAAGCCATTCGAAGGGAAGCAAACAGAGCTGTTGGAGATTGTAGATAAAATTCTCCGAAAAGATGAGCTCCTTTCAAATGATGAGCTTAAAAAGGTTACAGAAATTGCAGCCATGTGGGGAAAGGGTTCTGGGAAGGACTTTATCATTTCTGGAATTGTAGCTTACATTCCATATCGATTAAACTGCATGAATGATCCACAAGGATACTTCGGATTTGGTAAGGGTGAACCAATCGACATCATCAACTTAGCTAAAAATGCTAAGCAGGCGGAGAACGTGTTCTTTACAAAACTAAAAGCGCGCCTTAATTCCTGCGGATGGTTTAAGAAAGTTGACAGGGTTCCCTTAGCCTATAATGAGTACCAGGAGAAGAAAGATACTATTGTGTTTTTCAACAGTATTCGTGCCTTTTCTGGGCATTCAGAGGCGGGCAGTTTTGAGGGATTTAACCCTTTAGTAGGCATTTTTGATGAAGTAGGTGACTTTGAAAGAAACCTAGCTGAATTTTGTTATGACACGATCAGATCATCTGCGATGTCTCGTTTTGGAAAAAGATCACTTCTTTTGTTTATCTCGTTTCCACGTTCAGCCGAAGACTTTATGATGTATAAATACAAGCAAGGCCAAGATATCAACCAACCAGAGGTGCTTTCTTCTCGCGGGTCTTCATGGGAAATCAACACAAACATCAAAAGAGAAGATTTAGAGATGGACTATGCGACAGATCCTGAAGGGGCAAAAATGAGATATGAATGTAAGCCTCCTGCACAAAGAGGAGGATTCTTCAATTACCCAGAGCGCATAGATGACGTTGTGCGTATAGGGAAGGAGCCTGCTGCAGTTCTTGAGCCTACCATCCTTACAATTTCTCTTGAAGATGGACAAGAGAGGAATTTTGTTGGATTTGATGTGGATTTGTTTAAAAAAACATTGAAATTAGACTCATCTAAAACATATTATCTTGGTCTAGATGGCGGCATTGAAAATGACATGTACACTTTGGCATTATGTCATGCTGAGACAATATATGAAGAGGATTTAGATGAGGATGGAGAGGTTTACCTAAAAGCAAAAAATAAGCCAGTAGAAGACTTATTAATCAAATGGGAGCCTGATACCGTTGATAAACTTCCTGTGAATGTCCAGAATACAATTGACATTGTGGAGGCCATTTGCGAAAGGGTCCATGTTAAGCAGGCCCTGATGGATAAGTTTAACTCGGCAGCAATGGTTCAGAGTTTAATGCGTTTTGGAGTGGAGGCGGAAGATAAAGTTTATACGAACCCATTCCAATTAAAAATATACACGCACTTTAAAAATTTGGCTTACACCGGTCAAGTAGAATTACTCGATGTGGAGGAACCGAACGACATGCTTAAGCACATACTCCTTGTAAATGGCAGTAAAATAGATCATGAAAAGGATCGAGAAAAGGATACGGCAGATGCGCGGGTAACCGCAATTCACTTGTGTGCTTCAGATGAACCCGCGGATGAAGGGAATTATGCTATGCCTACCATCCACGGAGCAAGTAGAACTTAATAGGAACTTGATGAGGGTACTCTTTTATGTAGAGTACTCTCTTTTTCGGTCTGCAAAAACCAATCGAGAAAATCCTTTCGTGACACCCTAGGCTGTTTTGCTCTAAATAGCATAGACATTACACCGTACCGGTTGACCAGTACATAATTTTGTGGGTTTAGATGCTCCTCAAAACTAAGCTTCACTTTCTTTTTAAAGCCAGGCTCCAAATTAGAGAGTAAGTGTCCTGGGTTGCTTAACCCCAAAATATCTTTTCCAAAATCACTGGCTAGTAGATATAGCTCCCCTCGGCTTGTAACAGCAGAACGGATAGCGGTTCCGCCATAAAAGAGTATGGTCAATTCAGTAATTTCTCCGTACATAATATCACCTCGACAAAAATAGTTGCCCAAAGATAGATCAAGTTGCACGGAATACGCAAAACGTATTAGCAGAACCTCAGATTATGGGTAACCCCTGTACGCAAAACGTATCAGCAGAACCTCAAAAATTGAGGACTAATATTACTTAATAACAATTAATTAATAAATACATCTAAAGAATAATAAAGGGATATACGTAAAACGTATTGCTGGCAAGCCAGCGTGGTTCGCTTCGCTCCCACATTACCTTTAACTTGACCTCAGATAAAATTCTTTCTCTGTTTCTTATACTGTACGCACAGGTGTTTACCTAGTTTATTTTGGTGGTGATAGCGTGGGATATATAGACAAGTTACGTTCCTTTTTGGGAAGGAATAAACACAGTAAACAAGAGGCTACGGAAAAGGAAGATAATCTTCACCAATTTAATGCAACTGCAGCAACATTTGGTGGAAGTAAGAAGACCAAAAATTTAGAAGAAGGCTACGTTGCACGTAAAGGAAAATATGTGAAACTCACTAGTGCCTCTTTCAGCCGTTACACGGCAAAGTCTTTACTGAATATACTTAGCAGAAATCATCCAGATGTTTCACAAGCACTGTGGAACTTTAAAATCATTGGAAACTCCGGTTTCAGGGTCAAAGTGACCAAGCTGGATGGGGAAACAGAGCATCAAACAGGCAGAAAAGAAATCAATGATTTTATCAGAAGCTTAGATTTTTATGGAAGTAGTGGTTTTGAAAAGTCTAAGTCTTTATCACGGGTCACTGACCAGCTTATCGATTCTGCGTTACTTCGTGGAGCGATTTCTATGGAGATGGTAATGGATACTGATTTTGAAGATGTCTTATTTTTTACAGCAGTAGAGCCTGACACTATTGAGTTTGAACTTGATTCTGGAAGATTAATACCAAGACAAGGGAATATCCGTCTCGACATACCTACGTTTTTCCATGAAGGGCTTGATGAGACTACTGTAGACCCTTATGGAACCTCTCCCTTTTTATCCGTTATCCGTGTACTAGCTTTCCATCTAGAGGTGATGGAGGATCTGAAGATGGTAATTCATAACCAAGGCTACGGGAAGTACGATATTACGATTTTAGAAGAGGTATTGCTGAAACGCATGCCTATTCAAATCAAAAATAACCCTAAAGAAAAAGAAAAGTGGCTGAAAGACCAGTTAGACACAATTATTACTATGTACTCCAAGCTAGATCCTGATGCAGCATTTGTACATTTCGATAGCGTGAAAGTAGGGCAAGTAGAAGGCGCTAAAGCAATGCTAGACCCCCAAAAGGTTATGGATGTAATAGATACACAAATTTTAGGTGCCTTAAAGCAGTACTCCACTCTAATGGGAAGGCGCTCACAAGGCCAAACTGAACAATATGCAAAGCTAGAAATAAAGATTTTTATGAAATCAGTCCAACGTATTCAAAGTTTAATTGAGTCAGTCTACTCCAGAGCGCTCACGCAATTACTGAACATTAAAGGGATGCAAGGCTATGTTCAATTTAAGTTCAACGATACCGAGATACGTACAGAACTAGAGAAGGTTAACTTTGAACAGATTCAGATTCAGAATGAAGCTAATAAACGTGACCAAGGTTGGACTACGCAAGATGAGGCTGCAGTAGCAATTACAGGAACACCCGCAGTTGGAGAGCCAGACAAAGAAATGTTGGGGAAGAAGGCAAGCGAAGCTAAGGGAACGATGGATGAGCGACAACCATCAGATCCGCAGAGTACAGATAATGTGGAGAATAATTAGTGCTTTCCACCAAATGTTAGTCTTCTAATTCATGGACTTATACTCCAATTAGAGATTAATAACGGAGGTGTATTATGCCAGTCCCAACAAAAGATCAACTGGAAACTATCAATAAATTTTCACAAGTTCCCTTAGAAGAAGACCAGGTATTTGTTTTTCGTAGTCTATCTGCGGATACGTTGCCTGTAAAACAATTCGGGTGGTTTGGTGAGTATTCTATCTTGATGACAGAGAATATGCTACTGGACTTGAAACAGTCTTATAAAACAGGTGTAGGGCTACTAGCCTCGCATAATAGCCGAAGGTTACCGTTTGGTCGGACATACAATGCTGAGGTGACTACAGATAGTGTAGATGGTGAATCAGTTAAAACCCTTTATGTGGATCACTATATTGTTAAATACACTAAGGATTCTGAGGGGAACAAAGTACCTCTACGTACAGAAGTCAATAACATGACTACTCAGGATATAGCCAATCACATCGAAGTAGGTCATGCATTTGATACGTCTATCGGCTTTGAGATTACAAATCCAGGCTGCTCCATTTGTGGGCATGACATTAGAGATTACAGCAAGTGTGACCATCTTTTAGGTCAGTATTATGATGTGATGGTAGATGGTATCAACGAAAAGAAGCGATGTGATCTGGTGGCATCTGCAGGAGAAGCGTATGAAAATTCTCTAGTTTACGCAGGTGCTGTAAATCGTGCAATTGTCGTTAAAAATGACAGAGACTCCACTCAATTGACTGCGTTACATGATCCGGTTAATACAGGGGATTCAGAAATTTATAATGTGGAGGACGTTAAGTCGTTACCGCTTAATTCAAAGGTTTTTTGTAGTCTGTCTAAAGGAGGCATGAATCTATTCAGCTTCACACAGCCAGAAAACAAACCTAAATTATTATCCCAAGGAGGAATGGAGATGCCGACAAATGAAACTCAGGCAGAAGAAACAAAAGCACCTGCTGCTCAAGAATCTACTGTAACTTCTCAGGACGATATTGTCCTATCAAAACAATTGCACGAACAACTGCATAGCGATCTAAAGAAGGCACAAGAAGCTGAGAAAAATCTAACAGCGGAGCTTGAAAAAACCAAAACAGAACTTGCTGCAACGGAAGCAATTGTTCAACAATTCAGTTCTAAATTGAAAGAAGAAACTTTGGCTGCTGGTATTAAAGCACGAGGGAATTCTTTCAGTAAAGAGCGATTTGAAAAATACTTAAATACTCTTTCTCTTGATGAGTTAGCGGCTGAAAAGGAAGCGCTAGAAGCAGAATTTTCTGCACCTTTAGAGGCAGCGCAGCTAACCAAAAAAACTATTTCTGAAGAAAAACCAGAAGTGACCAATCTTTCAGCAGAAGAGAAGCGGGCCTTAGCCTCAAAAGAAGCTGCTATCAGATTTAAGCGCGAGGGCGGAGATATTGGAAAACTCACTAAAGAAGAGCTGGACAAGCTCAATAAGTAAGGAGGGATAAAGACATGGGTGGAAACGTAACCGGTTTTCAGCGAACTTTTAGCTTTAAGGCGAACGAAACTTTTAAAACAGTAGGGCCATCACAGGCAGTTGTTTATACAGGTACTGAACGATATGTAGAGGTTCCTACAGAGGATAATCAGTTACCTGTAGGCATTGTCACTTACCAAGAAGAAAGAACTGATGATGTTTCTGTAGCAGTACAACTAGATCGAATTGCTGAAGCAACTGCGGCAGAGAATATCCCATTTGGGGCAGAAGTAATTGTTGCAGCTGGCGGAAAAATCAAACAAGCATCAAGTCTAGCTGAAGGGTCAGTAGCGAACATTCTAGGCGAAACACAACATGCAGCAAAATCAGGCGAGTTAGTACAGGTTTTAATTAGACCGCGTGCTAAAGCCATTTAGGAGGTAAGTAAATGCCAACAAACTCACAGCATACGGTAAGCAACGTACATTATGATCAATATTTAACCAATGTTTCTGTCGGCTATAACGGTGACCAGAAATTCATTGCAGAAGAAGTAATTCCTGTAGTATCTGTTGAAAAACAATCAGACAAGTACATGGTGTTTGATTACCAGGACCATCTTGTAGAAGACAAGGACATTCGGCGTGCACCTGGATCAGTAGCATCAGAGATGGTTACTGGATTCAGCGATGACTCCTACTTCTGTTCAGGATATGCAAAACGATATGCTCTTTACGATGAGTTAACTGCTAACGCAGACCAAGATCGTATTTTCAGACTAGAAGAAATGGCAGCACGCCAGGTCAAAGGACAACTCTTGCTTAGCAAAGAAATCAATGCGGCAGCCTTATTGACAAATCCACAGAAGTTTCATGAAGAACTTCGTATGAATGTTGGAGATAATCCAGGTACTGCGGACATTGTAAAATGGTCTGATTACGAAAACTCTAACCCAATTATGGATGTTACGAAGCTACGGGAGACGCAGCACCGTTTAGGTGGACCAGGTGCGAATACATTGCTTCTTTCTCAGCCAGTGTATAATATTTTGCGCATGCACCCAAAACTGAAATCTACACTTGCTGGATTCACTTCACCTGAATTTGTATCAGATGAAGCGATTAAGCACCTATTTGGAGTAGACAACTTAATTATCGGCTCAGCTAGAAAAGCCACCAAGAACCAAAGACGGGCTGGTGAAGGTGGAAAAACAAACTACATCTGGGGGAATAATGCTGTGCTTATGTACCTTCCACCAGCACCTGGTGAAGATGTACCGGCAGCAGCTTATACATTCCAATGGGAGAATGAAGCAGCAAATGTAGTAGGTAACCAGAAAACAAGAACCTACTACTCAGAAGACTCTAAAACAAAGTGGATCGAGAGTGAAGAATGGTATGACCAGAAAATCACATCTAAGCTATCTGCTGTTGTTTTACCTGATATCGTAAATCCGTTGATTAAATAGTAGACAACAATACAAAAGGCAGGAAAAAGGGAGTAGCCCTTCCTGCCTTTTTTTAGGAGGAAAACAATGACGAAAAATGAGCTAGTGGATGTATTAGTGGAAAAAGAATTAGGGACTAAAACTGAACTAAAGAAAAAGAGTTTGGATGAACTGAAAGAGCTCCACAACGCAATGGAAGAGACAAATGAAAGTGCCGCTGAGTCAGTAGAAGAGGAAACAGAAGAGCAAATCCCAGAAGAAGTACCCGACTTGGAAAAGATTACTGAGGCTACAAAAGTATCTGGTGAGTATGTGGGACAGTCTCCACTCACTGAAGTAGTTTCCTCCGTAGAGGAAGTGGAAATTACTGAACCGGACTCAGACATGAAAGAAGTTCATAAAGAAGAGATTCAACTAAGGATTTTCACAGAGTTTGTCTACCATGTGAGAAATTTAGGGGCCAGAGTCAAGGTTGAAAATTTAGGTATGGGTGATTTCTACGTTAATAAATCGACTGCGGTGTTTGGAAAAAATGAAGACAGAGTGATATTTGGTGAAAATAAAGAAATTGATGGTACGGCAACCGTATCCCTTATTTCAGCAAGCCAGCCATTGGTGAGGATTACTGAACTTCTGTAGGAGGGGTTAGAATGAGCCTCTTAATTGATAAAGAAACAGACATGAAATTTTTCGATTCAGTGCGCAGACTTCTAGGGGGCATTGAAGAAGAAGAGTTAACAAATGAATCCATAGAAGATCCGGTATTTATGGACACCTCAGAGATGGAACTGATAAATGATGTCCCTTGTTTACTGTCAGAAGATGTGACGGATGCAGATAAAGAAAAAGGAAGGCTGGCTTTGATTTATTTAGTGGCTAGTAAACTCTGCCAAACAGTAAAAAGCAAGACAGAGCATGAGGTGAAAACCATCGATGTGAGTTGGAAGAAGTCACCAGTTAAGTGGGATGTACTGCAAGAAACGTTAGTAAATACCGCGCTGACTTTAATTAACGGAATTTCTTGTTACGAAGCAAAAGAACAGACCAACATCTTGACTATAGCCCCTTCTAAAAGAGCGGTGAGCGAACGTGAAAAGTTATAAATCCACTATCATTAAAAAGTACGGGACACCTGTACAAGTGAAACGATTAATTGACCCTGAGGGTGACCCTGAAATAAAAGAAACTAAAGTACTTCTAGGAAGAGGATCAACAACTAGAGGAAATCCAGAAACGCTTGAGAACATAAAAAGTGGGCAATTTTTACCTAACTTCGGTATTGAAATTGGGGATTTTGTTGAAAACAAACAGCATGATGAAGTATATGTGATCCAATCAAGTCACAAAGAGTATGATGGGCCGAAAACTCTTTCAGTGGTTACAGTAATGCGGAAATGTAACCACTCCTTCTCTATCCGAAGAAATGTGGAAGAAGCCGATAGCCGAGGGAATATCAAAATTATCCCTCAGACGCTATATGCTGACACACCGTGTTCGTTGGAACACATTACAGGTGACCTCAGACAGTATGAACCTGGCCTCAGTCCAGACGCTAAATATCGGCTATACACCACTAAAATCGATGTAGAAAGTACTGATCAGATCAATGTAAGTGGGATGTCCTTAAAAGTAGTGGATGTGGATTACACCACTTACCCAAAATTGGCAGTTATTCAGCTATCTAGTGATATAAGGGATTGATCTTATGGGAAGGCATGTAAAGTTTAATCAAGATGCGTATATAAATGCCCTACTATTGGAGATCGAAAAAGCATTGGAGAAAGTTGAGCAAGAAGTTTTTAGGTCGATTGTGAACAATTTTGGGGCGTTGAAATTCAGGACTCTTGATGCAAAATTTGTGGGGCAGATGAGAAAATCGATTAGATCGGCAACAAAACGCGCAGGAAACAAGCTTATATCTTCCATGATAGCTGGACATGAGAATGAACCGAATGAATCCTTTAGAGTCATCTATTACGAATACGGAACCGGCGAAAGAATGAATCCTCCGAAAGAGTATAGTCCTGCAAATGATGGTACATGGAATAGAGCGCGTCCTCAGAGAAAAGGCGAACCAATATGGGTAAGGCCATACGGACCTTGGAAAGATGCAGGGGGGAATATCCATTTCTCTAGGTATAAAGGGATTCCCAGAAGGATGTCACCAAGGTCACCAAAGGCTACACCTATCGAGGCAAATTACTGGTTTCGTAGGGGTTTTTGGGAGGGCGCACGTAACATAGATCGGTATGTACTAAATGCCGTTAAACAAGTCAATGTCGGGACTTATATTGAAATCGCAAGTATCCGTACAAGGATGTGATCATAATGAAATCGCTTTGTTTAGCAGACGTTTATGCGTCAATCCATAAAGCGATTAGGGAAGATCAAAAAATCAGACAGTTGATGGGGTTCAGTGACGACACGAAGCAGGTGGAAGTGGCAAAAAGGATACAGAAGCGTAAGCAGCCTTCCAGTTTACTTAAAGGCAGCAAGGAGCAACAGAACCTGCCGGTCATTTCTTTCTACAAGTTACCTGGCAGGAGAGGTATACAGAACGATTTTGAGTATGAGACAGCTTTCGATTTTGATGTCTATACTCTCGATGATGTAGAGACAGCAATTGATATTGCCGACCGGATAACAGAGTTATTCGACTCAAGATACCTAGACCTCCCAAAGGGCTCTAACTTTAAAGCACGCTACGTCACTTCCGCCGAAGACGATTCTGATTTAACCAATGTGTACAAATACTTTGTACAGATTGAGTTCTCATTTGGTATTGAGGAGGGATAAGATGGACAAGTTCAAAACAAAAAACAGAAAGATGATCATTAAGGGTTCTGGGAAAATGATGGTCAAAATCCCGCACTGTGATGAGCTATTCACATTAGGACACATGATGAACATGCGACTTGATATTCAAATAGACATGCAGGATATCGAGGGAGGAGACACAGCAGTACCAATTGACACTCTTTTGCGTAAAAAAGTCATTGATGTCACAGGAGAAGATGCAAAATTTGATCTAAACATGCTGAGGTTAGCGCTAGGGTCAAAACTGAAAGAAGGTGCTTCGGGTGTACCTTACGAAATGCGCAATGAATCAATTGCTGCTCCTGCACCAGACCAAGATGGTAATACAGAAATTAATGTGAGCAATAACATCTTAACTGGTGGGACAGCGCCTAAAATTCAAGTACTTAACAGCTCTAGCGGCGTAATGCTTCAAGACGATGCTTTTACAGTAAGTGGCCGGAAGATTACTATTACTTCAGGCGTAAATGAAGGGGATTCAGTAGTGGTGTATTATCCTGTTGCGTCATCTTCAATTGATCCTGATGGCTTCTTATGGGTCCTTGAAGAGAAGCACGACATCAACGGAAATCAAATTCAATTGAAAAACCAGTTGTTTGGTGGATCTTTAGGAAACACTACAGGAAAAACAGAGCATGTCTCTGTAAGGCTGGTTAAAGAAAACAAGTTACTGAAAAAGGTAACTGGAAACCCAAAAGAAGGGGAGTACAGCATTGACCCAGATTCAGCACAAATCACCTTTAACAAGTACCTGGATGGTGAGCAAGTTTACGTTAACTACAAAAGACCGGAAGTTGTTGATGTACTCGATCTCGGTAGCAAAGACTTCCCACTCACAGTACATGTCGTCCATGATGGACACTTTGAGCAAAAGGATGGCACAGTACAAGGAGTACAGATCGAACTCTTCCAATGTCGCGTAAAATCAAACGTTACTTTAGATGCTGCCAGACAAACAGCAGCCACCCACAGTGTAACACTCACAGTCTTGGATCCTGAACGATCTGACAACAGATTAGGCACGATTAAACGTTATGGAATGGAAGGCGCAGCTGTAGACTGTTAGCACCGAAACCCCTTTAAGGGGTTTCTTTTTTTATGATAGAGATTAAAAGACTCTACCTATACTGAAATTAGATTTAAATAAATCTCATTACATTTTAAGGGGGACAATAACAGTGACTAGAGACTTAGAGATACCTACAAATACAGAAATTAAAGAAGATGAAGAAGCTATTGAAAAGGTGCAGGCACCTGATGAACAACCGCTGACAAAAGAGGAGTCTGAGGAACAGCTCAGAGTGTTTTTTGAGGAAGATGAAACAATTAACTTGCGTGATGGGAAACAGTATAAAATCCCTCCATTAGGACTTAAAGATGCTCACAGCTTGATGAGCAAATTAAATACAATCGATACCGCAGTTATTTTAGGAAACATGATTAAAAATGAGGCAGGAGAAGACACATATGATGAACTGTTAGAGACGCTTCACATGGCATTTAAGCCCTACTATCCTGAGATTACAGTGCAGCACTTAGAAAGATTTGTGGACATAGACACTGCCAAAAAAATCATTGATATTATGCTGGGGCTAAATGGCTTAAAAAAGTCACTATAAATAACAAAAAGGAGGAAGAGGACTATGACAACAGTGCTGAAGTTGATTGGGCGCAAATATTTTTTGATCTAGCTCATTATTGTAATTTGCGTAAGGAGCATGTGTGGGAATTAACTCTTCCTCAACTAACCCTATACTTGAAGAAGTGCAGAAAGCAAAGAGAGTTTACTATTAAAGTACACAGTGCTGCGTATAGTGGGCTTTTCGGCGGAGCGGGAGAAGTAGAGAGCAATAGTAGCACAGATGCGGAAACTGGTGACGGAGAGTATGAAGAGTTAGACGAAGAAGGACTTGATTTTTTAGCACAAGTGCTGGGGTAGGTGATATAGGTGTCTGAAGAAGGAAAAGGAATTGGACTGTCGGCGGAAATATTATTGGGGTTTGAGCAGTCCATAAAGAATATCCAAGCCTTTGGATCGGCAATGGAGGGCTTGGATCATAAGTTTGGTTCGCTTGAACAAAGAATTAATTCGGCTAAAACCTCTTTATTGGGGTTGCAAACACAAACGGCCGGAAATAATGGACGAAATTTAAGAGAATCTATCCAGCAGGAGATAGATGCTGCGTTAAAAGTGAACGGAATAGCAATGAGTATGGTTGGAAATGCCCCGTTAGAAGTGAAAAAAGATACAGTGAGACACCTGTTTGCGCGAATTGATGCCGAGCTGAATAGGGCCATTTTAAAGCAAGTAGGGAACATTAATATCCAACTAGACCCTAACTACAATACAGGGACTATTCCTATAGGCAAGGATGAGTTCAACGCACTGAACAAAGAAATTGCTAGGCTTGTAAAGCTACAAACGAAGAATTTAACTGATTCAATTAAAGGTGTCAGTGGATCAGTAAGTCCTGAAAATTTATCAGGACTGGATTTAGACATATCAAAGGACACAGTTAAGCATATACTGTCCGATATTCGAAAGCAGTTAAATCCTATCATCCTTAACCCTTCTGTAGATACAGAGGGTCTTTCTCTTAAATTTACATCAAAAGAATTTGAACCATTAATAAAGCAAATCAAAAACAGAATTAGAGAAGCCGTGCACGTGGATGTAGGTAAGTTGCCTGCTGGTGAGAACAAGGTAAGTACTGAACTCAAAACAACGACTAAAAAGATCGATTCATTGATTGAAGGATACGCTAAAAACATAAGGTTAGGGATGAATACAATTGATCCGAGGACTGTTGAAGTCCCGATGAAATCTTTATCCAAACGCTTGCAAAGGCATATAGCTGATAGTTTAAACACTAACCCACAAGAACTGACTAAAACTTTAAAAACAATAGATACGGGATCTGCTAAAGCATACGAGCTTCAACGACAGTTTTCCTCTCTTGAGCGGACTATTAACAACAAGGTAACAGCGGGCATTTCTGGGACCATGAAAAGCCTAAGACAATCGGTTCGTGAGTTTGAGATGCACCCTAATTCAAGCGTTAAACATTATCTAATCCAAGAATTAGGTAAATTAAATAACGACATCATTAAGAAAATTAGGGAATCTGTTGACATGCAGTTTAGCTCATTAAGGGGAGAAATTAACGCAGCACAAACGAATGCCAAGGCATTAAACCGCAACGGTAAACTAAAAGGTTCAGCATCCTACGGAGCAGGTGGCGGTAATGTCTATAACAACACAGTCATAAACAACAACGCTCAAAGGAAAGATAGTGCTGGAATTGCAGGTAACGACCCCTATTCTAGAAGAGATAATTACTTTAATGGGCATGGAATTGAAGGTGCTGTAACTAATACCGTGAGACATGTAGTAGCTGGATCGATGGTCGGGGTACCATTAATGCAGGTGTATGAAGCGGTTGAGCAATTTAAAGCCTCCCAATTAGAGCAGTTAAAGATCATGCAGAACTATGCGCTTAAGCCGGAGTACAAAGATGAAAACAATAGGACAGATTGGAGCAAGGTGAATAGTGACATCAATAAGATGACACCAGATTTACACAAGATGTCCAATCTGTATGCAGTCAGTTATGGTGAAATGAATCAGGTGGCAGCAGTAGCTTCACGTCTTACAGAAGATAAAGCCTCTGCGATGCATTTCACTGACCAGGCATCCAAAATATACCGTTTAGATAACGAGTCAAATCTAGTGGAGGTTATCGCACCAGGACTAGAGGCAATCATGGCTCAGTTTAAATTATCGGTATGGGAATTGGATGGGGTTGTTAATGCTTTTGGAGTTGCTACACAGTTAACAAAGTCAACCTCAGATGAAGTTATGAAAGCTTTGACTAGATCAGGATCTGCACTACATTCCGCAAAGGTAAGTGCACCGGATGCAGTTGCATTGAACGCTCTGGCCATTCAAACTTCTGGCCAATCTGGGGAGAATATCGGTAACGCGATGAAGACAATTGCAGCTAGGGTTACACTCCCTTCTGTCACCAATAAACTTGAATCCTATGGGATTAAAGTATTTGAAGAAAATGATATGGGGTTGAAGGTTCGCCGTGGACTAGTTGATATCTTAGCTGATACTTCCCGTGTAGCTAAAAGTAAGTACATGGGTGAAGATGAAATTCAATCCATTCTTTATGGCGAAGGTGGAGGGTACCAATACCCTAAACTGATGTCATTTTTAGACGGCATGAATAAGGCTGGAATCGATTCAAGCGGTGGGGGCTTATCCTACTGGAGAATTAAACAAGAAGTAGATGAGTGGCAAAAGGATCCGAGCAGGCTTCAAGAGATGTTAGCAACCACTATGAACGCCCCTACAATTACTTTAGAGCGTGCAGGAGTATCAGTTCAAAACAGCCTAGTTTCTGTTTTAGAGGAATTAAATCCTGAACTACAGAACCTTGCCAAGATCATCACAAACCTTGCACAAGGTATTGAAAACAACTCTGAACTGTTTGCACAGTTAACAGGGATTTTAGCCAATGCTTTGATCGGATTCGGCGCACTTTATGGCGTTAAAAAAGTTGGGAAAGCCAGCAAATATGATGAACATTATGCCAATGCTCAAATGGCTCAGAGGTATTTTGGAGGAAATACACTGACCGGAAGGCAAGTGTATGGAGGTAGGGACTTTTTAAATAACCATGTTCTTGGTGATAGCCGAGAGCTACGGGGAAAGCTAGGAGATCAGAAGTTTTACAATGCTGCAATGAAAAATAACACATTGAAGGGCTATTTTACGGAACTATCTAATTTAGACAATGACCGTAGGAGAGAAATCAGGCAGTACATCTCAGACAGGAATGGGAAAGTGAATAATTTACCTGATCTGTTTAGTGTAATGGATGAATCGAGGGGATATCGAAGAGAGAAGGGTCAGGGCGTGTCTGCGGAGGACATGCACGCAAGGGCTGCATATAGTGCAAGGAATATCATGCAGGACAGGGTTGTCCAAAGTGCATTTACAAAGGAATTTGCAGATCAGCTAACCTCCAGCTTGTCGGATAAAGATAAGTTTAACCAACTAGATGACAATCAAAGAGGTACTGCTAACCGATTAGGTAGCATGAGTGAGAGCAAAAGAGCTGATTTCAAGACTTACTTAGATACTGATTACATGTCTGTAGGTAAGGCGATTGGAAATGTAGATGAGCTAAATAAAGCCCTAGATGAGTTCGAGAAGAAGAATCGCGAAGCTCACAATGAGTCAAGAAGAGGATCTGAGGCTTACCGTGATCTTGGTAGGGCAGTCAGAAGCGTAGCAAGCGAAGCTGAAAATGCCACCAAAGGCAGAATGCAAGGATTCTTAAACATGGTAGATTCCATTCCGCAGCGGGCACGTGGTGCAGGAAATGCCATGATTGGGCTTGCTAAAAATATCGGTGGAGTTGCAAAACAAATGGCATTGGCTGTAGCAGTAGGAGATGTGTTATCAAGCAATGCTGAAACACTTGCATTGACTGAGAAGCAAGAAAAGATTAGGGACTTCAGGACTGCTAATAACGATAGTGGAGAGGCTTGGGCAAAGCTACAGGGAGATATGAATAGTGGCAACTTTACTGCAGCTCTCGCTAGAGGTGGAGGCCTTCTATGGAATACGGTTATTGATGCTTTTACAGCTGGAAACGCTAAAGTTGGTGTAAATGATGTAAAAAGCTTTCAAGATGAAATGGCTAAATGGATGCAAAAGGAGTATGGAACAAATGATGCTTCCGCTGCTTTAAAATCAGAAAACTCTAAAAGAGCAAAAGAAGCCAATGGTGGGACATACACCAAAGCAACCTATGAGGATTTAGCAAACAAGTACCTACAAGATTCAGGAAAGTTTACGGACTTGCAGGACATGGAAAAGGAGAATTTCATAGAAGAATATAAGAAATTCGCCATCTCTGAATCTGAACAAAACATGAGACGTGCTCAGGCTGAAAGAGCGAGAAAAGCCTGGGAGAACAACATGATTGAAGAGGGGGAATACGATTATTTCTCCTATGAAGACTTGAAAACTAGGATAGATGACAGTAAGAGTTCTGCTTCCAGAGATGGGCAGCTCAATCTCTTGAATTCTCTCTTAAATGGAGTGAAATCTGACTCTGAAACTTACATGAAGTTTAGACTCCAAGCCATTGCACAAGAGAGGGAAGCGTACAAGAAAGAAATTGCTGACTTACGTACATTTATCCAAGAAAGAGAAAAAGAATTGGCGCTTCTAGAAAAGGCAGGCGGGCAATACACAATCGATCCTGCTACCGGTGAAAAGACAGAAACAAAAGAATACAAGAAGTTGAGGGAATCTGTAGAAAACAACAAGGACAAAGAGAAAAAACTTCGAGAAGAGTACGAAGTCCAAGACAGAGAAAAAGCGGTCGAGGCGCAGAGAATACGTACCGATTTTTATATCACAAACACGCAAAAAGAGTTTTCTAGATCATCAGCACGTAAACAGTTACAAGATACATTGGCAGGTCTAACAATGAACACAGAAAGTCCAAAGTATATCGATTATCAGTTAGGGACTTCGGCTAACATGATCAGCGAGATGGAATCGAGGTTAGGCGCACTGAGAGCACAAAGTTTGGCGGATCCTGATAATACGTTAACTGATGCAATCCTTGCACTAGAGCAGCAAATAGCTGGAGCTAAGATGGAAGTGAAAAATCTTCGGCTGCAGCGACTGACTGCATGGAGAAATAACTTCAGTAATAACATGGACGATGTGGAAATTAAATATCTGCAAGAAAGAGTTAATTTGGGACCAGGAGTCAATGATGACAGCCCTCTTGCTAGGGATTTACGTATTGGAGAACTACAGGACCGTAAAAACATAATTGATCGGCAGTTAGCGGAGCGGGTTGCTCTAAAGGATAGCGGACGTTATGCGAAGGGTTCATCTGAGTTTGAAACCATCATGAAGGATATTAGGGACCTAACAAAACAGTCACTGCAGGCGCAATTAGGTATACATCAAGAATTGAAGTCACAGATGGGTGGAACGTTCAACTTACCAGAAGGAATTGCCGTGATGTCGCAGTACGATTACATGGCTAAAAAAGGTACACATTCCAGCATGACGTTGCAGCAAGGCGATGCTTATGTAAATATCGTGCTTCCGAACGTTACAGATAAGACAGGAAGTAAACAACTTGCTCAGATAGGGAGTCAGATTGGAAAAGGAATTGTTGAGGGACGCACCGCATCTCTCAGAAATCAAATTAATTCAGCCCCTTGGTCCTACCCCAAGATTGGGTAATTACAAGACCTCATCAATTATATTGGTGGGGTTCTTATAATTTATAAGAGGTGAAGACAAATGTCGCAACAAAAACCAGGTAAAACACAAGATGATGTATACAAAAGAAAACTTTTTTATGATAACGGAGTTCATTTCGTAAGGGTTAAGGCTAGGCTCACAGGAGAATATAAGCCACCAACACCAATTATAAAGTCACAGGTGAATACTAACCTACAGTCCTCAGCAGGTTTGGTGAGCCAAGGGACAGCATACTACACAACCACCATACAACTATTGTTTTCGTCAAAGAATGAGTATGCAGATTGGGAGCAGTTTAAGGGAGCGCAACACAAATTTTATGATGAAAAAGGGTCTATCTTTTTGGGGATTGTGCATGGAGATGTAGATTTACAGACCGTTGAGATGGAAACCAAGTACATGGTTACGGTCAATCTAGCGCTTATAAGAAAACAAGACTTCGAGCTCAGAAGACAACACAATTATGTAGATATAGAGGATCATTGGGCAAAAAAATATATTGAGGAGATGCATCAGCGTGGACTCATCCCATCGTTTGAAGATGATGGGACACCAGTGCAGTATTTTCAGCCTGAGGTCTGGATCAGTAGAGCGCAGGTTACCACTTACCTAGTAAGGACATACAAGCACATTGATAAGCTATTAAGGGGGAATTGAGGTGCAAAAGAGTAAGAAATGGCTTGATATATCTCCGCACGATTGGTTTTTCAGATCAATTACAGAAGCTGATACGATCTATTTAGATCAAGATAAAGAGGAAACATTGTTGTCTCCAAAGACATACAACAAATTTAAGACAGGAAAGACTAGAAATGTATTCAACTTTACCACTAGTGAGGGGCAGACATCGTTTTCAATAAAAGGATATAAGCCTGATTCCCGTGAGAAAGTTACAATTTATATTGATGGAGTCCCTACCAAGCCATCAAAACTGGCCAGTGGAAAAGTGCATATAGGTTACCCTATTGCAGGCGGAAAAGATGTCAGTATAGTAATGTCTGGCGTAGTGGATATGCACGAAGGGACTCATGAATCAAATAGCTGTCAGTCTTATCCTTTGAGCAGTTCATGTTCCGAGAAATATCCCACAAAGAAATTAGAGATGCAGAAGAAATATGTTTTTGATGTTAGGTACAGCTTGAATGAGTTGGCAGTTTGTTTAAATCGTAAGCTGAGAAGGATCTCAGTGCGTCCAAGAGCAAATGAGTCGGTCCAAAAAGCGCTGCAGCGGACAATAGGATTAAAAGATGATTGTTTTACCATTATTGATGGATATTTATACACTTCTCATAATTTGAACGGATTCCCTGTTTTTGTGAACTATAACTACAAAGCAGGAGCTGTAATCAAAAATAGACAACGAGAGAAAGTTGTACCAAAAACGGACTGCCCTAAATACAGTGATATGTTTTTCCCTGAGATTACAATTTCGAAGGGAGAGTTCTTCTATACATTACAGAGAATGAGAATAAACCTCTACAACAGATACTCTGATAGGGGGTACCAGCCGAAAATTACTGAGAAGACTGAAAGGTATATCAAAGACCGCCCAAAAATTGTTGGGAAATGGTATGAAGAAGAAGTCTTAAACATCATGGATGAGAAATTTAATGACGGATGTTATGTTTTTCCATTATACGATGATAAGACCTTTCAGCCAGAAACATGCATGACTAAGGCGGAGACAGCTGTATATCTGAATAGATTCATAGAGTGGGCATTAGAACGATTTAGGTAGGGGTGAATAAGAATATGACACAAATTTATGACAAAGATACTCCGTCAACAGATTTAATAGAGGACATAACGAAAAAGATAGACGCATTAGGTAGGGAGCCTAGGTTTATTATAGAGATCGATAAGTCAAGCTATGTGCCAGGACTCAAGGATCGATTTGAGGTCTGGGATCGTATTAGAAGCTCCTCTATCACATTTAATCAATTAGATGACGCACCTCTCACTTCTATTAAAACGGAGGAACCTGGAACAGTAGTATCTGGTGGGGAATCCGGTGACCGGTTCGAGTATATTAAATGTACCTTCGCTAAATGGTGCTCTGTTTATGCTTTACCAAAACAAGCTTTTTATTTTCTACTCGCTGTCGCCAAGCATGAGACAGGCTTCGGTACATTAGGTCAAGGGCGACCAGAGAAGGGGAGTTTTATTGTAGGATACGGCTGTCCTGGCGCATGTGATCAAACTTATTCAGGAATTGATACACAGGCCAAATATGCTTGTAAGAGATATGCTGAGGCGATGAAAAGTCGGCTTGGGTCTATCAAGTCAAGGGGATACATGAATGCAAGCGATATTGACTACTTCCATCAAGGTGGAGATAAAGGCTACAACAGATGGGTGTGGTCGGCAGACGGTGCGAACTGGAAAAGTAGGGTGAAGACCTACTATGATGTCATCCGTTTAGGTGGGTCAAAGTGGGAGTGTAAGGAAGGGACAAGCCAAGTCTCAGCTAGTATGGAGAAAGAAAATGAGGAAGACTGCGGGTGTGATGATTATGTCTATGAGGACATTCAAGGGACACAGTTACTGAGTGCGGGAGATGTCGAGTTAGGATCCGTGACATTTCCAATTGAAGGTGAAGATTTTAATAATGGGGCCTATGTTTCCTCACATCATATGGCTCACAAGGGTGGACGTGCAGGACACCGTGGGATAGATATAGTGTCTAAGACAGGCATTAATGGAAAGTGGGTTGTAGCTGCATTTGACGGCTACGTAAATAGAGCGTATCGCAGCACATCTTATGGGAATGTAGTGTTTATTAAGCATTCGAATGGATATGAAACAGTGTATGCGCATATGCAGGAGAACTCCTTACAGGTAAAGGCAGGACAGAACGTTAAGGCCGGCGACAGGTTAGGGAGAGCAGGTTCAACCGGACAATCTTCAGGTCCTCATCTACACTTTGAGGTGTGGAAAGGAGGATGGGTATACCACGGTTCAGGACACCTTGACCCTTATTGGATATTGACGGGAGCACAGAAGATAGGTGTTGGCGACAATGCCCCTCAGAACCCTAAAATGACGGTGAAAACTAACCTAAAATTCAACAAGTGCTTCGACAAAAATGCCAAATTAGATGCGAATTGGATCGGAAAAGAAAACGTTAAACACTTCACCTCTACGGTTACTGGTGAAAAGTACATCGGTTTCAGCAGCAATGTTAAAAAGGGGCAAGTGAAGGATTTTGGGTACAGGCACAATTTTAGCGCGGACGGTTGGTATGAGTATGCATTCTTTTGTCAGTTAAAGAGCGGGGATTCAGTGACAGTCACCTACGATGGGATTGTAGTGAAAAGGTACACTAACAAAGATAATACGTCTAAACCAACGTATGAAAAACCGATTTACACAAAGATGACTAACAATGGAACTGAGGGCGAAAATTCTCACATACTTGACTTCACAATAGAGAATGTTAGTGGACAAGCAGAGTTCGGTATAAAGTGCTTTAAAGTAGCAGAAGTAGATGTACAGCACGGATACACCAATGTAAATGTTACCTCTCGATTGAAGAAAAGAGATGTGTGGATTGAGACGGGGGCTTTTGTCTATGACAAGACTTTTACAATTGAGAAAGACGTGATGAATTGTGAAGTCAGTAGTCATTTTGATATGAGGACAGCCACAGCTAAATTCACTTTAGATAATAGTAAGGGAGTTTACTCACCTACCTACCAGCAGAACACCATTTTCCCTGACAATAAGCATGCAGCAGAAATGACCTATCTAGAAGGAAGCGACCTGCAGCACGTTCTGTCTGAGGGGGCTATGGTCAGAATATATGGGGGCTATGGTGATGAAATGGTTAGGGTATTCACTGGCAGGATTAAAGGGGAAATAGAACAAGATTCAGAAGCACGTACAGTCTCTATAAACTGCGTGGATATGTATGATGACCTAGAAGAGTATGTGTTTGATCGCATGCTAACATTTCCAAGAAGAGATGAGATTCATGGTGATGAGACTCATAGCACGTTATGGGTAAAATCTGCAATTGTCCACAACATTGTCAATGAGGCAGGCCTCTTTGGATGGAGGCAGCACGAAGATGACTTAAAGTACCCTGACGCACAAATAGAAGAGACATACTACATTGACATAGACCGCGGAGGGAAAAAAGCCGTTGTCTGGGACCCGAAGAAAAAGCAGTACATTGAAAAGAAAATTGCCACAGTTAGAGATGCTTATGGTTTTAAGAATCCTTATGTGCAGGCTATTGATTTCAATGAGGGTACTAGGGCAGCGGATGCCATACAGGAAGTCATAGGTGATCTGATGTTTAGATCGTATTGTGATAGGTATGGGACTTACCGTTTAGAGAACATGAGGAATTTAACCGCAGTTGAACCGAAATGGGAATTTATTGATAACGAAAATATCAAAACTCTCAGTACATCTATAGACCATTCTAGAGTTAGGAATCATTTGCTTGTAGTTGGAAGTGGTCTTCAGATAGAGCATTTTGTAGACAAGGAATTATTTATTGCAACCAAAGGAAGATGGCGCACAGCTAAAATCGTTCTTGATTGGATTGATGAATCCTTTGGTGCAACAGCAAAAGGAATTAAAACAGATGTAGCCGAAAAGCTGTTTTTCGATATGAAACGGCAAGCAAGAACAATTAATACCGCGGTTAAAGGTAACCCTATGATAGACATACTTGATGGTGTTTACGTATATGACCGTAATACATCATCAGAAGGCTATTTCATCGTTAAAGGCAATCGGTTAGTTTTTAATAAGGAAGGCATGTTCAACTTTCTAGAGCTTACTTGGATGGATAAAGAAACCTATGAAAAAGAAGTATTTGATTATTCCATTCCTGCCGAAACCTCCCCAGAAAATGTAGAGGGGGAAGTCGAATGTGGGGCAATTGTCAACTCAGGGCAGAAAAAAGCGTCATTTACTCACAAAGTTACAAAGAGTGGTTATGTATACGTTTCATGGGACATGTATGGGCAAGGAGATAAAATGTCTATTTACGTAGGTGGGAAGTTGAGATGGACTACAAATAAAATAGTCTCTAATAAAGGGTCAATTGGTTTCTACTATCGAAAATCCGAAGGGAAGATTGAAGTAAAACTGAACGAAGGGATAGACATGACCTACAACACCTATTGGAAATATACCTTATATTGTCCTGGTACGGCTCCAGCAAATCTTGTTAAAAATACAACATTAGTATGAGTGAGAAGGCATTCCTTTGAATAGTTAGGGATGCCTTTTATTTTGCCTATAATGCGTGCAAGGAGTTGGTTGGGATGGGCGGAGAACAAAATTTTTTAAATACAAACGATGTTTTTGCTGTACTGGATATCATCAATCGAAGTAACCAAATTAGCAAAAATAAAGGTGCAGTTGTCCATGAAGAAGCATCTACAGAAACAGTAGTAGGTACTCCTATATTTGATACCTCTCCTTGGCGAACAGAAGGTATGGAAATACTGCGTGAATCAGGGAAGTTAACAGGGGTGGTAGTGGCTTATACAAACGGAGCCATAAGAACCATCACTGTAAATAGAGAAGAGCTAGAAGATGGCAGGCAGGGCCTGATCAATACCATAGAAACTGTTACAGAGTTCTCTGGCCAAGTAGAAAGCATGACAGCAGAAATATTTAGGGACGATAAATCTAAAGTTATCAAGGTCACTTTCGAATACCTTGGAGAAGCAGTTCATGAGATAGAAGAGCTGTTTGTAGGAGAGGACGAAAATGCTAATGATTTCTTTGATGGTGGTGGAAGTGATGAAGGGTATGACAGTGAAGTAGATGACGCAGAAGACTATGCAGACTATGAATACTTGGACGAAGATGAAATAACCCCTAACGAGAGTGGATATGAAGATGAAAGTATTTTAGATAACCAGCCTGAATGGATGGCAGGCATTACATCAGAAGGTGCAAGTGACGTTGTAATCGATACACCGCAGCAAATGGAAGAAGATTTTGCTGAGGAAGGGTACCCAGATGAAGAAATTGAGGAGGAGGAGGAAGTAGATGAGTGAGGTAAATGCAAGTATTGTTTTGGGCGGTGATTTAGATAACTTAGGGCGTTTAGTTGGGGGAAGATTGGATTACCCTTTCATGCCCAGAAAAACTTTACCCTATATAGAGGGACTTCAAATGACCTTGCCAGGAATAGTCGAAACCTTTGATCTAAAATACACGCCACAGCAAGATATTGAGCTGTGCAGCATCGCTGTTGGGGCAAATAGGTACCACCCAACAGATAGCTGGAGTGTTTTTGTCGGTGAGGAAGAAGAGTTAAATTACATCTGCAAAAACATATACACCAAAGAGGTTCCTGAGGGCATTCAGCTTATGGCAGTCAAGTTGATCAAAGCAGGAGAAACAATCACTTTTCGCTACGATAACAGGGGCGGGAAGTCAAAATATGTTTGGATCAATTATCAGGGTTTGAGAGGCCCAGAAGTGAATGCAGAAGGGAGGTAGATAAAATGCCTTGGGTGGAAGAGACATTAAGACACGATCAGTTTTTAGATGATCTTTTTTACAAAGTATTTAGACGTTTTGAAGATGAGAGAGGCAATAAATGGTGGCAGAATTTTAATACTGTTGCTGAAAAGGTGGACCTTTATAAAATATCTTTTGAGAAAGGTCTTTTTGTTAAAGGTAAGGACGGATATAAGGTACCTGAAGGAAGCAAAGAAGGGAACGTCTGCATTACAAGGCATGTAATATTCCGAAGGTGGGACAATGAACTTTTAGGATTTGCACAATCTACAGGTACTGTAAAAGTAGACACTAGTGAGTTACCAAAGGAGAAAAAAGAGCTTTTCAAAGGGTTTGTACAAATGTATAAGGACTTAATACAGTACACAACCCTGTATGCCTATACGGTAGATGAGTATACAGGATTCACGCATGCATTAACTACAGAGGGAAAAGCAGCACCAATTACCGTAATGTATGAAGATGCGGGATCCGGTGTTTTTAAATCTAGCCTAGATATTGAATACCACTCTGACGATGAGTTTTATCCAAACATGATGCAGTCTCCTATCGTGACAATGAATTTGAAGGGAGATACGAATGAGCATATTGCAAAAGTAGGTAAATTAAATTATAGAGCTAATACGAACTGGTGGGGAGATTCGCTGGTCCAACTAAAAGGAGTCTTTGATGAAACTAGCTGCTTCTTTACATTAAAAGTTGACTCTGCTCCTGGATGGGAAGATAACTTGGTTACACTAGTACCCTTCTTTTTTGGAAATCTGGTGCGAGAAGACACACCTAGGACAAACACCCCTATTGCATTATTAGGCGGAAGGCAAGTGGGTAAGTTCTTTGACTATGACAATGTAGAGACTGTCACTGATACCTTGCAGCCAACCACTAGGAATTATGTGGAGCATCCCTCTAATGGTATTGAATCGATCATGATTAAAAAGAGCAAATACGGTGCGAGATATCAAAAGCATTATCTAAAATGGCAAGCACCTCCACACCTAATGCCTCCAACTAGAGAAGAGATTAGAAAAGTCAAAGAGGCCAAGGGAACGGATAAGGAAGAAGAAATGGCGAGAAAGTACCCTAGAGCGTGGAATTATCTTAGGTATGGGTATTATCAATACTCTTTCCATCCATCAAGGTACTCAGAAGACATGAAGGTATCGCGGGCATATGTGGTGCATCCTGAGGACGGTACACTTGGATACATCCCAAACATTATTTTAGCTCCGTTAATTAATCTTTCGGAAGGTACTATATTGAAAAAGCCTAACTGGTGCGCAGATTGTGCTGAGGCCAAATACCAACCAGAATCTCCTATAGAGGTCCCTATCACTACATGGGATCCATCAGAGGATATCGGAGATGGTGCAGGAGTAGAAAAGCAAAGTATAACATTTATGTGTGACGAATCATCAAATGAGGACACGGCTTATTGGATACCTACCTCGTATACTCAGGAGTTCTTTAGTGATAAAGATAAGGGGCTAGGTAGAAACATGGATAACCGTTTTTGGGAAGGGCGAAACGATCTATTGGAAGTGCTCCAGAAAGAGCACAGCGGATTTAACTATGCCCTTTCTCAGGTGGAAGAGGTGACAGCATACCACCACAATCTATGGAAAGCCATAAGGTTGAATAAAGAAGGGAAATTGAAGCAATTAGAAGAAACTTGGGTTCAATTTAAAGAGAATGGTTCAGAAGAGTTTAAATGCCTTAACACATTCGAAAAAGCATCTCTTTACTCATCGTTGATTCTTAATAAGCCGGTACTATTCTTTCCGCCAAGTCAACCATACTTAGAGGGAGACATCCTAGACGCTATGCTGGCAGAAATGAAGAGAGTTCCGAATGACGTATATGATTGGATCGAGTTTAATCAAATTTATGAAGGGTCTGGCAGAATTGGGGCATTCACAACAGATAAGAGAGTAATGGTCCGTTTCAGCAATGGGAAAGCAGAAAACATACTAAAGACGTTCAAAAGCGCAATCAATTTTGAACCTACACTGCTGCAGTACAGTCAGAAATCAATAAAAGCTAATAGACCCCATGATTACATTAAGACGGGCGATGGATTTGGAGAGCAAGTTGAGGGTGGGTACTCAGAGTATTTCATCAAGGAAATAACGGACGAAAGTGTACCAGAAACAATTGCAACAGAAACAGCAATACATGAAATGGGACACGCTATCTCAGCTCATGCAGAGGACGTACTTGGTGAAGAGCTGCACCTGAGCAGTGAATGGCTTGCTATAAGTGGTTGGGAGGAAAAAACAGACGGAACCTTTAAAGAACTGTATAAAACAAACCCAGGAACCACAGCTGATAACGGAAAACTAGCGCCAGTCAGTGATTACGGATGCTTTGGGCCTGCAGAAGACTTTGCAGAGGCTTTTATGTTTTACGTAATAAACAGACCATTCCTTAGAGAAAAATTTTATTTTAAGTTCAAATATATTGAGGATAAACTTAGTGAAATGGGAATGAATGTAGACATTTAGGGGAGGTAGCAGACATGGCAGTACGACCGGTTCCAGATATGGAAACACCCCAAAATATTGGATTTGTTGAAGGGGATACCTCCCCTATCATACATTCAATACGCTGGAGACATTTGCCTGCAAGGTACATTTTTAATTCTGTAGGTGATGTGATTTCCTACCACAACAAAGGTCCATTAGAAATTGATATCTTTAGGCACAGCGCATCCTATTTAGATATTTATTTATTAAGAGAAGATGAGGAAAGGATACAATCTGTCACTGCTAACCTTAGGTATGCAAGAGAAGGCGGGCAACTAATTGAAGAGCCTTATACTGTAGGAGAAGCAGGACGTAGTATTAGAGCTGAATCAGACAGTTCTAATCCCAAGCTTCTAGTCGTTAAAGGTATTGTGTTCACTCAGAAAGATTTGAACGATGGATCGCCGTTGTATGACTTCATGAATATGGCTGAAGAAGGCATATATGAATTATGGTTAAACGTTAAAACAGTAAGCGGGAAAGAGTTGAATGTACGAATCCCGTTTGTGTGGGCCAATCTAAAAGGGAGTGTTCCTGGAGAGGGTGGGGAAGAACCAGGTGACAGTGGCGGAAATGGAAGTGATAGGGAGTTACACGCACTTTATGATGAATACTACTTAACTATCATTGAGGGAGATTCCCCATTCACAAAAAAGCCATCAACTCAGTATAGAATGGCTGCTGTGGGGATGCTGAAGGAGCCTTACTGTTTTGAGAGGATATCTACTCCTCCATTGCCATCTATTGAGAAACCAACAGACACAATTGTTGTTGGGGATGTAGTACCGCCGCAGTGTGGACTTAAATTAAGAGAAACCACTGTCAGAGGGCTTATTGACGAAGAACTATCGTTTGAGTTAATACACAGCAATACTTCTGGAATAAGAGATATTCACTACAATTATGATGAAACAGAGATAGAGCGAACAGATGAAACAAAGTTCAAGTTGCTTAAGCAAGGCAGCTCAAAGGTGACAATTGTAGTGACCTATAACGATGGGCAGGAGTGTTCTGTTGATGGGTACTTAGTTACAGAATTTAAATGTGCTTTTGCAGTCACAGCATCTAACACAGGCACAATAGAGGTAGGAGATACTGTTAACTTTACTTACTCGCATGGGGTAAATAAGGCAGATTTAAGGAGTGTTGTGTTGGAAGCACCTGATGGCGTAGAGAAAGTTTCCAATTCAAGGGTACTTCTAAGGAAAGAAGGCAGCTATCGGATACGCTTTGTGGCGGATTATGGGAACGGAAATGAGTGCGAGGTATATCTAAACATTACAGTCTCTAAAGCAAGCATACCAGACCCTAATGGCGGCGGAGAAGACCCAGGAAACGGTGGAGGCACCAATCCAGGCGGAGGGGATGGAGGAACTGATCCAAGACCTAATGAACCCACAAAGGAATTAAAATGTGGTCAGGCTGCAAACGGGTCACTAGGGTACGGAGCTTTTACACACAATGTCAATGAAACTGGAACTTACTTCGTAGAATTTAATTTCTTCGGAGAGCCAGATGAAATGCATCTATATATTGGAGGAAAACACATTTATAGTACGGGACAACAGTTATATGAAAATGGCAGTCCTTTTGGATTTAAATACAAGCCATCCCAAGGGAAAATTAAAATTGTTATGAATGATGGAGGCAAAGGAACAAGATGGGCTTACACACTATACTGCCCTAGCAGTGTACCTGCTGGCATCAGCGGTAGAGCACATATTGTAAATTAAGGTTAAGCATAAATGTAAAGGACTTATATTTAGTATAAGTCCTTGCAACACATGAAGAATCAAAGCTACTGTTTAGGCGAGGGGAAACCTCGTCTTTTTATTTTATTAAAAGGGTGGTGCATGAAATGCCATATTTAAACAATCTAGCGGCATTATCAGAGTATAAGGTATATGAAGAAACCAAGCTAGATGACTTAGTTGAAATTTTTATAAAACATGGTTGGAACTTAGCTGCTGATTTTAAAAGAGCCGCAGTTTCAGATGCTTTAGTTTCAAGTAATAAATCTAACGTGGGCACATATGTAAGTGCATATGCCGAGCATAAGATACTGAGCAACGCAAATGGGAAGTATTTAGGGATAGCAGTTGCTTCAGAGATTAGTGAGCTAGGTAAGGAGTACCCTAACTATGACTTTTCAAAAGGGACAGAGGCAGAAAAAGCAGCTTTTTTAGCCGTAGTAGAGGCTCAATTCAACAAAAAGAGAATAGGGTCGCCGTTTTATTTTTATATGGTGGAATCACTACCGACTACCCCAAAGGGAAGTACTACTTTATTGCCGTGGAGGACTGCATTTGTTCCACCGACTAAAAGTGATGTAAGTAACTTTTTACAAATGGCGTTAGATGTAGAAATTACTGAAACAAACCTTAGTGGGACTGTTTCAAATATAAGTAAGCAGGAATCAAGGGTAATGCAGTCTCCTATCGTGCAAGCATTATTGAGAGCACCTAGCTTGGAAAGTATTAAAGAATACACCCAAGATACAAATTGGTGGGGGGATTCTGAAATTGAGGTGACAGGGCATATAGACAGCACTGGCGCAATCCTGGTTATGCAGGCAGATGATACCCCATTATGGGAAGGAAACGCTGTGCCACGAATACCTTTCTACTTTGGAGAGTTTGTCCCAGAAGATGAGGGAGATGACGCTGTAGTGCTGTTTGTAGGGACAGTACCAGACCAAGACAGCCTCCAAAAAATTGCAGAGTATGACTACGATGATTCAAAAATACAGGCAGGTAAACAAATTCTTCCTGTAGGTAAAACTTATAAATCCTATCCAGGTAACGGTGTGGACAACATTATTGTGAGTAGGAGTGCCAGAGGGGCCAAATACCAAAGACATTATCTATCTGTCGAAGCCCCGCCCAACGCTATTGAGCCAAAGAGAGCATCAGCAGACGGAAAAAGGAAATACCCTAGAGCAATTTCTCAATCGAAGTACGGATACCACCCATCACGGTACTCTGGTAAGGTGCCAACTACTTGGCTGAATATTGTGCATCCAGATGGGGGAACTAGAGGGCACCTAAAAAACACGATAGGGGTTACCGGCGGGCAAATGGGTGCGGGTGAAATTCGAATACTCAGTGAAGAAGGTATTGAGGACAGCAAAAAATATGATGCGTATGTTGTGACAGAAGTAAGTGCCAGTTCTCCAGTTACTAAGAAACCTGCGACACCATTTAGGCCAGTAACGATAGCGATTTATAAAGGGCTAGTTGATAGCAGAGGTGATTTGGTTAATAAAGAAGTACGCGAAGAAGAAGTAATAATTACTTACCAAGTACTCAGGAAACATAAGCGTATAAGCTGGTCCGGTTACTCCGGTGATATTGATGTTTATGTTGACGGAAAACAATATGCTCAGGGGGTTACAGGCACGACATCTTATGTCCTCAGTAACCAATTAGATGAGTCTAAGGAGCATAAAATCAGTATCTACGCCACAAAGACCAATGAACTGTTAGCAGAAACAACGATCCCTTCCAAGACATAAGCGCGTTATGGGCGCTTTTGTAGTGCCTATAATGAGCTCAGCTAGAATAATTCAATTAGATTAGGGGTGAAGACATGCCTTATATAGACTCTACGCCTAGGGAGTATCCATCAAAATTTGAAGAGGATAATCTTCAAGATATGTTTGCTGAGTTACTTACCAACAATGGCTGGGTAGTTGAAAGAACGTTTTACAAGGCTGCGTATGATACGAGAGCACACTATAAGACAAGAAGCAGAGTTAACTATGCTGCAGCTAAACATACGATTTTTAGAAACTCAGACGGCATCCTTTTTGGATTAGCCACGATAGGTTATTTTGATCTTAAATTCAGGCAAGAAGAAGAGATACCAATTAGAACACCAGGAGACGGATTGACTCCAAGCTGGAATGAGTGGATTAGAACTCAATATGAGAACACTGTAACTAGATCCTCACTCTATTTCTACATGCTTGAAAAGATGCCAAACGAAGAACTTATTCCTGATAACGGATTAGCCACAATCGTAACCATGCCTGGCATGGGTAACACCGAATATCAGACTAAGAGAGACATGGATATCGATGTGGTTAAAACATTCTATAATCCTGACTTATCTGATGACTATGATGAGGAGTCAAGGGATTTAAACTTTGATGGTAAATTATTGAACGCATCAAAGTATCACGTTATCCGTTCTGCTTTAGATATTGAAGTATGGGAAACCAAATGGGTAGAAAAGTTTTTAGAGGTAGTCATCGTCAAAACAGACCCAAGGGTAATGCAGTCTCCTATAAATAAAGCCAACCTTCGGGCAGAGCACTTAGATGTAGTGGAGAACCCTATCTGGCATACGAACTGGTGGACAGATTCTGAGGTAACTGTACAAGGGCATGTAGACAGTAAAGGGATTTTCTTAGTATTACAGGCAGATACAGCGCCAGCATGGGAACATAATTTAGTTCCAACAGTACCTCTTTACTTTGGACCATTAAAGTCCATGATTGAAGGTGAAGAAGACGAAGGATACGCATTGTTTTCTGGGGCAGTACCTCCGGTTACAGCTAACACAGACGGTGATAATAGATCAGTGTTATATGTGAGGGAAACAGTATCCTCGCAAGCATTGAGAATCCCTGTTTCAGGGCTTTTTAACCTAGGAGAGTTGCCAGCTTACCTTGAGGTAGCAGGCAGTGATGAGATCATAAAAATAGTAGATAAGGAAATTGTAGATGACAGTGAGTTCAGAGACGGCATTGGTTATGTCACTGTAGAGAGAGGACAGCTAGGTACTACAAAGAAATTAATTCCCATGAGTACTAATTTGAACGCGCTTAGTGAAAAATCATACACTACAATTGATTTTGACCACCTAATTTCTCTATTTGATTTCGATGATCCAGAGGCGCAAGGCGGGACGTTGATTCAACCGTTACTGAAACTTTATCCCAACCATCCCTCCAACGGAATAGACTCAGTAATTGTATCCAGGTCAAGATTTGGAGCCAGGTATCAGTCACATTACCTGTCATGGGGAGCAACAACAAACGAGATGCCACCATTAAGGCGAGGGGCAGATAAGATTAAAAAATATCCACGCAGTTATGAGCCGATGGAAGAAACACAAAACTATAAGTATCAGCACAATCCATCAAGGTACTCTGAGAAAACCCCTTCTACTCGGATATACGTATCCCACCCAGAAGAAGGAAATCGAGGATACCTAGACAAAGCAATAGCATTTAATCCTCAAGGGTTAAGGGCATCAAAACTTACAGTGTTGAAAGAAGGATGCCCAGATAAGGTATATGAAATGTACAAGCCTATGAAATTAGGGGCAGTTTCTCCGCTCACTAAGGTACCTGCAACGCCTTTTAGACCTGCGGGGTTAGGGATATATATTGAAGATCATAGCCCAACTAAAGAGCCACCTCTGATCGATGGGGATACTACCCCACCAAGCGATGTGGTAATTATAGAAGCAAGCAGCCCTAAATCACAAACCTTGGATTTAAAGTTTACTTTACCAACTGAGGCAGATTTCAGTCACTTAAACATCTATGTGAATGGAAAGATGCATGCAAAAGGGGTTACTGGAACTGATTTTTATAGAATTGCTGGCATTAGAACTGGCACAACACCAGAAGTAAAAGTAACAGCAGTTGATTTAGCGGGAAATGAATCTGCTGGGGAGCTTGCGCCCGCAATAAAAGTAATTTAGTTGAGGTGAAGAAACTATGGAAATAAATACAGATGGATTTTTTGATTTAGACCTGCCGGTGCAGAAGTTACCAGAAAAACTAGAAGAGCTGTTTAACTTAGGTGGCTGGGGAACGTTGGCCAAATACCGTTCAGTAGCTCCTTTAGTGGTAGATGGTGTGGAGGACACCTATAGAAAAACTTTTGCTGAGACATATTTATTCGAATCAAAGGGCAGTGACGATCAACATAGATATGTCGGATTTACAGTGGGTTACGGCGGGAAGATTAGAGGGTTTGGAGAAGAGCCAATCATCACCAAAGATACGTTTCTAGGAGAATTGCAGGATGTAACGCCTGAGGGGAATAAGGATCGGACAGTATTTAAATTTATGGTTGGTCCAGTAGCAACTAGCACTGTAATTATTTATAAGGAAGACGGATCAATCCTTAGCCAAGACATTTCTCCTTACATCATCAACGGTGAAGAGGCAACTGTAGAATTTACTGAAACACAAGGCAAAATACGTGCGACATATGGGCTTACTGATAACGCCCCCGATCTAACAAAAAGATTGTGGGTTTTCACATTTGAAGGCTTTGTGCCAACATCATACGTACTAAGAAGCACTCATGGCGAAGATGCGCGTATGGAGGACCTTAAAAAAGGTGTATTCAAATTCCCGAATATGAGGGAAAACATGCGGATCAAGAAGGACACCTGTAAATTCTACGATACACTCACAGGAAGTATCCCTATCGCAGCAGCAGATTACACTTTAGATGTAGATGCAAATACAATTACATTTAAGGACGGCATTGAACCAACCACAGTGTTTGCAGAATACGAAGTCGAGTATAAAAAAGATGCCAACAATAGCTTAGGAGACATAGTGGTTCCATCATTCGACCCAGACAAGCCGAAGGAGTTAATGGGTGCTGCATATAGAGCAATCAGGTACATCTATCCATCGATCCCTACCGGACTATCATTTATTCCTCAGCAAGAGCTAGGGCTAGGTTGGGGAAGGGACTCTCAAGTATATTTTTGGGGGAATATTACGAAAGATAGAATCGTAGGGTACTTCCGTTTAGACCCTGCACCAGATCCTGAAAGCACATATTTTACTCCTTTATATGTAGGCAGACTCGCAACAATTGGAAAAGCACCAAGGGGCAATACAATTATCATTGGCGGGTGTCGGGAAGAGGATGAAATTGAGTATGAGGAAGGCATAAAGATTGGAAATAATTTAGTCGATTATGGGATAAACACATCAAACGGGAATAACTCGGTTCTACTACAGAGAGCAATTGGTGGCGGAATGTATCAAAAGCATGTACTAGAGTTTACAACTTTTGATCCCAATATTGATACATCTCATGAATCTAGGTATAACCCATCGGTGTATACATCAAAATATCACATCCCTCCGATGTTCATTACACACCCATCAGATGGGCAAGTCGGCAGACTAGATGATACTTACGCGGTACACCCAAAGAATATCGCCCAACTTGATGAGTTAGAGGTAAAAGAAACATCAAAAAATGAAAGTATGGGTAAAGGCGATGGAGATAAAAAGACATTCCATTTCTACCATTTACCTATTATCGATGACACGTTTGAGATCAAATTGGTCAGTGATGATGGCTGCACCTTCTTGAAAAAGGCTGCCTATGTGAGTAAAGCAGAAGACTTAGAGGAAGGAAAATTTACAGTAGACAGAGTGAATAAGAAATTAATCTTATTCGGTGCGGTAGACGCAGGAGTAGAAGTAATTGGCACATACAATTTTGCGCAAGTATATCGCTATACAGTTGCAGATACACCTAGAACTCCGTTCTTATTGTCCAATATCACACCATACCCATCAATCGGGTTAGGATTTTTAAAGAAGAACCTGTAGCATGCAACAACAGCATATAACTGACTACTACTTAAGTGGAGGACAACTGAATGAAGCATATTGTGTTTTATAGTGGCGGAGTTGGGAGTTGGGCTGCGGCTAGGCGAGTCATTGAGTCGTTTGGGAAGGATAATACAATTCTGCTTTTTACAGACACTCTAATAGAAGATGAGGATTTATATAGATTTATTGATGACACAGTAAAAGACTTAGGTGCTCAGTTTGTGAAAATCGCTGATGGAAGAACGCCTTTCGAAGTCTATAAGGAGGCAAAATTCCTAGGTAACAGTAGAATAGCCCCGTGCTCACATAAATTAAAACAGGAAATTGCTGAGAAATGGGTAAAAGAGAACTTTAAACCAGATGAGTGTGTACTTTATCTCGGAATTGATTGGACAGAAGGCCACCGAGCCAAAGCCCCTCAGAGAAATTGGTATCCGTACCAAGTGAAGTTTCCTATGTGCGAAGAGCCATATGTTACGAAGGATGAAGTACTTCAGGACATTAAATCAATAGGAATTGAAATACCAAGACTATATAAGATGGGATTCTCTCATAACAATTGCGGGGGATTTTGTTGCCGCGCTGGACAAGGACATTTTGCTAACCTTCTAAAACAGATGCCAGAGAGATTCGAAGAGTACGAGAAAAAGGAAGAAGAAATGCGTCAGTTCTTATCTAAAGATGTCGCGATCCTGAAAAAGACAAAAAATAAAGTGACCTCTCCTTATACGCTTCGTCAGTTAAGAAAAGATATCGAAGCTCAACAAGATGTAGATATGACGGATGTTGGCGGTTGTGGCTGTTTTGTTGAATCGGTACATTAAAGAAAATAGGATAATACCGAAAAAATAGTATTCCTAATGGTAGGGGTGGTGGACGATGAGTAAAGGTAAACAATACGTACTCCGTTTCACTGCCCTTTTTTGTAATGAAAAAGGGTATGTGCTTGGATTTAACAACCATACAGCAGCTAACAGTAAAACAAAAGTCCCGCTAATGTTTAATCCTTGGAGTATATATGACGCACAGAAAATTGAAGGAGGGTTATATGGCCAAAAGGTGTTAAGTGGTGAAGTTGTTACTGGAACCATAGCAGCAAGATTATCGAATACAAAACAAGGTCATCCATTCCAAGGTATTGTAGGGGAGACAGGAAAGCACCTTTATGGTTCTGCTTCAGGGGCCGCTCACGGGCACAAGTATTCAGGGGAATCATTCGTACCAAGTACAGTGTCCAAAGGGGTACCTAAAGCTTTAAGTGAAGTGATAGAGCATATTGGGGCTGCAGCAATCATAGAGGCCAGACATAACGAGAGAAATAAGAAAGGAAATACCTACAAACTTGGGGTAGAGAATATTAACTCCTTGGCAAAGAAAGAAATTGAAAGTCATGAGGGGATAAATACAGACGTAACCAGGAGTTTTAAAAAACTCGATGCTCTGTTTGGCAGCTATGATGAAAACATCCTTTCAAGTGGGCCAGTAAAGGTAGGGTACAACAGCTATAGTGATGCCGCAGATAGATTATTTGATGTTGTGGGTAGTAATTCTACTGTCTCTCAGGTCAATAGATTACTTACTTTAAATTATGGTTCGAGAGCGCTAGAGGCTGCTAAAGCAGAATATGTGAAAAGCAAAATAGGGGGTATTATTTCAAAGACTTCTGGTGAAAAGGTTATTTCATCCAACCAGATGACAACTCCTGATGATCTAAAAACAAACAAAGTGGCCCATACAGAGATAAATCATTTAAATCAGACGCAAGCTGAACTAATTTTAGATAGAACAGCTAACCCAAAGAAGGTAAAAAGAGGCACCAAGTCTGCAGAAGCAGACCTTTCTAGATACAAAGAAAATAAAGCAATTCTTCAGATTATTGGTGGTCGCAATGACTTCGGTTCTAACGCATTAGGTGCTAATGTAGCAGGCATTCAAATAGAAAGTAACCAAGCCCTGAAACTCTCACCAGAAGGAAAAAGCCCTGAACACTTGGCAGAAGGGTTCATTGAAGAGGAACAATCTACCCAACAAATAGACCTCAATGGACTCACCAATGCGGATATAAGGGAAGTTAACACAGAGGGAAGCCTGGGGGAAATATCAGAACTATTCTGGTTTAGAGAAGAGGAAATGGATAGTGGAGAAGGCTATCCAGCTGACTTGATAGATAAAGAATCAGATACTTACTCTCCTAAACTCAACGATACTTTTAAACTGCTGATAAGACATCAGGAAACGGATACAGAGATGGGAAGTGGCTTTATATATGAGAGTACAGAAAGCGAAACTTTACCGTATTTCATGGATTTAGGGAAGATAAAGAATCCTGATATCAATGTTGCGGCAACAAGAAGCAGTATCAGCCAATTAAAGATGGATCCAATTACATTAGATGAAAATGGGTTATCTAGCCATACAAAAATTGAAACACAACTAGAGTCAGATTTGGGCTTTTGGTCCCTTGGACAACAAGAGGAACTAGATAATATCGTGGGATTGATTAAGGGAAACACTGCATCTATTCGAAACACGGATACTCTGTTGATCCTTAGCGAAGTCGAGCGCGGAAAGCAGCCTGAGGGTAAAGTGGGCACAGACGTACTTGGCCACTACCATGAGGCACAAATTAAAAATCTCCAGCCGGTTAACATAAACATACCTGCTTATCTCAAAGAGTCCTATAAATCCCCTGAGGAAACAAGGATTGAAAGAGATGTTGTACTAGGTATAGACATAGGCACCCAAAGCGATTCAATTATACAAGCCCACTCAGTTTATGAAGTTTTTACAGAGGATATAGACACAATGCTAATTACTGCTAGTGAAGCAGGCATGGGCTCAAAAGAAATTAGCTCTGCCGTCCGTTTATATTCCTCAGGAATTACTACTGTAGAAAATGATGAATTGAGCATGCATGCCTTAAATAATGCTGTTGTAGTAAATGATCGAGAGTTGGTTGTTATTAAAGAGAACAAAGCAAGCATCAATCATACTACAGTACATGGGGAAATATTGAAATCAGGTGAGGCAGGAATTTTAGCACAAGAATTGGATGTAGGTGTTGATCAAAGCCTTAATGGAAAACCAGTCGAATATGAGGTGCGGGTAGGCAATTACGGGGTCGAGGCTTATACGTTAATAGAAGCAAATTCAGGAGTTTTCTTGGAAGCTTTGAGTGAATCGATACAAGCGAGTGAAGTAGAATCTGCACAGACCAGTACCTCCAATGCCATCAGAAATGAAGATGTCCTTCAATCTGATACAGTAACACACAACCCTAGCAAGCTTTTCCATGAAAGTGAAGAGGAATTAATTATTACACCTCAGATGAATACTACTTACCAGGTAGACAGTAACAAGACTACACAGATAATCACAGAAGCAGCTGGAATGAAACAAAGTATCGATAGAATAGCCGATGTTGGGAGGGTTTCTCCTGGACATGTACTTTATATTGAGCAACAAGGAGAAATCAATGGACCATTCATATTCGATAGGCAAAGAAATTCAGGAGAAATTCAATTAAACGTAAATTATCTTGGCGCGTCTGAGGATACGATAGTAACAAAAATACAGGAGACTTCTTCAGGCGAGGCAGCGATAATTGACCAACCATTGGATATGATGTCAACTGATCTCGCGTCAGAGGCAAGCGAATCCATAGATACTAATGTCATTCTGCCGTCTTATGGAGATCAAATCGATAGTTACTTGATTAGTGAAATCAATGCCGCAGATGATGGATATAAGGTCACTAGTTACCTGATTGATATTACAGAAGAGGATGAGTTTTTAAAACACACTACGATTAGAGTAGATAGTGAAGAGGAAAATGGTGCGGTCAAAATAAGTAACCAGTTCGTAGAAATTGATGATGAAACTCTAGGAGAAATCAGTAGATTGGGGCTCATTTCTTTAGGTATAGAGAAAGAGAGTCAAAAGCTATTAGAGTCTAATATTTCACTAGAAGAGGAAGGATATGCTGTAAATCAAAGTGAAAGCACCCTCTCATTCAATGATGTAGCGCAAGCTGATGTACCGCATCAATACAAAGTGCAAGCTACTGAGGAAGATTTGATGACTAAAACAGTAGTGAAGAAAATCGAGCTAGTCTCGGAAGAGTTAGGGGAAGATATTATGCCTCCTGAGCCTCCTTGGGAAGACAAACCTAACAAAGATAAAATTTGGCTTATTGGCGGAAAGAATTACCCAGCATGGAATAACTGGAACAATAAAAAAACGAGGTGATCCTGTGGATCTGACTAGAGTATCGTCAGGGTTGATATTTGATGATCACTTTGATCGATTAGACAGTAAATGGCTGGTTTCTCCTTCCAGTGCTGCAGAAGTAGTAGAGGAAGGACTGAAGTTAAGATTCAATTCCATTGAACGAAGCACTAATGCACTATACGAATTACCTGCGGAAGATAATCTTCTTCTGCAGGTTTATGCAGATTACACACCTACTGATCATGATGCAAAAGCTGGGTTGGTAGTATGGAAAAACGCACAAGAAAAGATAGAGTTTTTAGAAGAGTACGATAAAGATAGTGAGAAGGTTTTCGGGACATGGCAGGCTGTAAAACGCAGTAGATTATGGTCATTCTTCGCTAAAAAGAGTGGGGTATGGGAGCTCTTTGAGTCAACTATATTAGATGGGCACACCATGTCAGGAATTGTTTTAAAGGGGGAAAGTACGGCAGCAGCAACAATAAAGAGGGCAATAATGTGCAAAGGGAATGAGGTGATTGTCTCCAGCCTTAACGAAGGTGATGTGGTCATCAGAGAAGATATAGATGGGAAAACTACATCGAATAAAGTACCTGTAGGATATACAGGAGTAACCTTGAGGCTAGATGAAGTTCCTTTTACAGGTAGATTGATAATAGAAAGGGCTGCAGATGACAGTAAAATCAGTACCCCTCTAATAGATGTGTATGGAGGGGATGTATTCTCTTTAAGCAGTTCGCTTACTGCGGACATAGACGGTATTCCTTTTAGTGAAGTAGATCCTAACGAGCTAGGAACTCTCCGAGGTGGAGAAATCATGAAGAAAGTACGTATACGTAATTTGAATGACAATAGCCTTGCTAAGCAAGTAAAGGTGTCTGTAAGGGCGTACAATAAGGGTTTTGGTTGGAAATGGTGTGACATAGCATCTGACAATGGAGGAACTCCTGGGACGTTCCTAGATGCGCTAGATTTAGGCGACTTACCAACCAATGGGGAAGTATTCTTTTGGTTGCGTGTGACTAGGCAAACAGAAGAGCACCCAAGCAACTTACTAAGGCCAGCTTATTTGTACCTAGACATTAGCCATAACTGAAAAAGGATGTGATCTGATGGGAAGTAAAATGGCAGTACATCTCTACGGGCCGAGTGAAACAGCAACTTATAGTGATGTTGTGTACAACGTCAATGAGGAATTTTTAAATAAATACGGCAGGGAGAATCCGATTTTATCCTTAGAAGGCACGTATGAAGTCGGCATAATTAATATAGACACCTATATAAATGGCAAATTACTTTTAGCGGACAACCAAGTTCATATAGATGATTCAACCATTAAACTACTCTCTACATTTACAGAGGGGGATGTAATAAACATACGATTATGGTATGGCAAGTATAAAGGTGAAGGTCCTGCAGCAGTTAGCGGGCTTGATATGTACCGTGTACAGAGAGAATTGATTGATGCCAGAGGTAAGTTTCCTTTTAACTACAACACTTTAGGTGCCAGATTAGATGACATCCAGCAAATGATTAGAGAGTTAAATGGAAGTACTGAAAACATAGAAGTCTCTTACGAATATGACATAGATGGAAATGTAGTAAGTGAGTTAGTCTCAGGTGCTTACAGGCTACGCAGAGATTTTGAATATTATAATGATCCACCGCTGCAAGGGGAGCTGAAGACTGAGAGTGTGTACAGATTTGATTCCAATGATCAGCCGTTCCTCCACACTAAAAAACGATTTGAGTATAATGCCAAGACACTCAGGATTGAGAAAATAACGAATGTTAAAGGATAAGTCCTGTCTCTTATAATGAGCGTGACTTGGAGGGGATTAGATGGACCAGTATTTAAATACGCAGATAAAAAAGACCAACAAAGCATTAGAGGTATTGAGGGAAAAAACGATTGTTTTTGTTATTCCTTTACTACAGGCAGGCCCTTTTGATTTAATAATCCGGTTTCCCTATTCAGGTGAATTTAAAGAGGTGTATGCATCATGCAGTAAGCCGACAGTAAATAACATTGTGATTGATATTGAAAAATGCAGTTCGGCGGATATCGAAAACACCCCCAAGTGGAAAAGCGTATTTAATGTACTTCCTGAGATAAAAAGTGGAAACATTACAACCTCAAGTAGCCCTAAAAAGGCGGAATTTATTCAAGAGGCAGTAAATCAATCAGATCACTTTAGGGTCAATTTCAAAGAGGTGTCTGGTGAAGGGACAATAACAATAGAGCTAACAATTAAATTAACTTAAGTGGAGGAGATAATATGGCGGCACCGGTTATTTCTTGGAGAAGTCAGGACAATAGTCAAGCTGTAGCAGCATGGGATAGTGGAATAGTGGATGCAGGCACGACCTCCAAAGATTTTGGGGTCTTAATTTGGAACAACTATAAAGGCAGCACAGACTTAGCAACAATGACAAACTGCACTGTTACCACCAAGGATTCAGCTGGAGGTAATACCGGAGAATTAGTACAAAACCAATGGGTTCAGGTACTGCTTGTAAGTAAACAAACAGGTAGCGAAACAGCCAGAACAAACATAGGTGGGAGCAAAACGCACCCAATTGAAGCAGCTGGCACCACACAGAACAGTTCAGGAGCATCCATTGCAGGAGCAAACGAGATTTTAGGTGTAGCAAATGATGGACAAAAAGACAATTCAAAAGGGAATTTTGCTGAGCTACTTCTTCGGTTAGATATTCCAGGAAATGCGACTTCAGGTAATATTGATTTCCTAACAAGGGTTTCTTACCAATTCACGTAAGGGTGGAGATTGAGTATGAGTAGTAATTACGCTGTCGAGGGGAAAGGGGCTAACTCTTTCCCTCAAGACTTTTTATGGCTTGCTGAGTACCCAGATGGGACAAATCTAGCGGAATATGATGTTAGAAAAGAGAGTTACAATAGCTTTTACAGCATAGATAAGAGCAAGTTATTTAGATTTGGGCTAGTCGGACATGGAAGCCACCTATACTTTGAGCGTGATGGGGTTTTCAACATCGAGGGACGAAGAATACATTTTATATACGAAGTAGACGGGAAGGAAATACCGCTGAACGGTGATTACAGACAGAATATAGTGGATATCATCACTTTTAAAGAGGCTGAAGCAACTAGCAACATGATCCCAATGAGAAATGAAGGTACATTTTTTAATCAGATAGTTTCATATAATTTCGGATACAAAACAAAGAAGGTTTTTGCCGGACATGTCATTCATTTTAAAGCCATCGTTCAAATCAAGCAGGATGTGCCCGTAAGCATCCTAATAAAAATGACATCTGACAAAGAACTGAATGGGAAATTTAATATAAAAGTGAACGGGTCGAATAGCTTTAGCTGTCAAGCACCTATCGCTAGTAACCTAGGGGGTGAGCTGTCTTGGGTAGTAAGTTAAATAGGGCAGAAGTAGAGCGAGTATTGGAATCCACTGCATACAATTTAGATGGCAGTGTAACACCTGTATCTGAAAAGGTCAGAAATTATAGAAAATACCTTAATGAAGAGGGAAAAGTAGAAGTTACAGTTCATTCATATCCAGTCCAGATAAACGTAGCGGGTAAATGGGAAGACATTGAAAATGTCGTGACCGATGAGGCAAAAGAGTATCTAGTAGAGAATTTTACTGAACGTCACATGACAAGCAGGATTATATTAGATACTCAAGATATTGAAGGCATATCTGTTAGGGGCAGAGAACGTGTACCCAATCTCATAAAAAAGTTAGATAGCAGCGAGATTAAATACCCAAGAGAATTTACATGGGTTGACGGTGCGTCAGACATCAGCGGTGTTATTGAACTGCCTTATGATGACTATAGTGATGTATATGTCGCCTCAGACTTAATAAATGGCGAACCTGACATTGTTTTTGTACCAAGGAAGGTGTCAGAAGAACAAGAAAGGCCTTATTATACACAAGAAGATGGTAAAACCTTTGTATATGTCAGTCACTTCTCTGGAGGGGGTGGCATACAAAGTGACCCTTATCTTGTTGAAACTGAGGATGATTTGGATAAAGTACGAGAGAAATTAAGCGCTTATTACATCCAAACTGCGGATATAGTGATGGCTAAAAATCAAACAGGGGAAGGATTTAAACCCATAGGAACGTCTTCACAGCCTTTTACGGGTTTTTATGACGGCAGAGGGTTTAGTATTGCCAACCTATATATCAACTCTACTCAAGCAAATACAGGGCTATTCGGACGAATTGGTGGAACATCTACAATAAAAAGATTAACCCTTATTAATGTAAACGTCACAGGCGGCCAGTATACTGGGGCGTTAATTGGATTCATGGATGCAGGAACTTTGTTACATGACTGTATAGTTAAATCAGGGACAGTACTAGGGAAGGGAAATTATACGGGCGGAGCTATAGGCTATGCAAGTAATTCACAGGTCTATCGGATACAGTCACATGCAGATGTCGCAACTGAAGGTAACATCTACTGTGGAGGACTTATTGGACAATTCTCTAATAGTAGGGTAGGTTCCTTAGCATACTCACTTTCAACAGGAAAAGTACAAGACAGTTCTCCTGGAAAGACAGGAAAAAATATTGGTGCTTTTATAGGTAACCTTGGAAGCATTAATTCTATAGCCGCAAATTTCTATGACTCTACAAAAGCAACAATAATTGATCCATATGTTAGTGGAGCCACTACGGATGAGTTAAGCAAAACAAGTACGTATAAAGCGGTGGGATGGGATTTTGCGCTGAGATTTAAAGAGCCTGACCCTAAAATTAACAATGGTTACCCTAATCCACGACCTTTAAGCCTATTGGAACGTGGCAGGGGGGTTAAAGGAGATCCCTACCGTATTAACTCTCCTGAAGAATTGTTACAAGTGACACATTTCCCTTGGGCATCATTTGAATTGGAGAATGACATAGACCTAAGTATATACCAAGATGGATTCCCTGGGATAGGTTTTGGGACTAACGTTGGTTGGGCAGCTATAGACACTGAGGCTTTTCAAGGGCAGTTCGATGGGGCAGGATATTCAATAGGAGGGCTATTTATAAACCAGCCAACTTCTGATTACCTCGGTCTTTTCAGGTACACGGTTGGTGCGGAAATCAAAAACTTAACTTTAATCGATGTAAAAATTACTGGAAGGAGGTATTGTGGTGCGCTAGTAGGGTCACTGCAAGATACCAAATTAAGTAACATACATCTAAAAGAATTTGCCGGAAGTAGCATGGTCGGAACAGATAATTTCGGGGGTTTAATAGGTCGAGCATTTGGTGTTGAGTTGGAGGATGCTTCTGTCACAGTAAATATGGTATCCGCAGGTGGCACGTTCGGAGGAATAGTTGGGAACATTTCCGATACAACCAAAGACACGATCATGAAAAGAGTATCAGTAAGAGGTAAGATAGTACTATCTACAACATCTAACACTAATTACAGATTTGGCGGACTTGCCGGAAACATGAGTACTAGCCCTTTACTGCTGGAAGACATATATGTGAACGTATTTGCGGGCACTACTAATAGCGTTATGCCTGTTATGGGAGGATTGTTTGCATCATATATAAGACTAACTTCCACAGCCCGCACAGAATTTAGGCGGATCATAGCAAGGCCGGATAGGTTAACTGATCCTAAAAAGGATCTAGTCTACCCTCTAACCACATTTAGCACTACTTCACACGTTAGTACAGGAATTGTTTTTGATCAGACGTTTTATGATAAGGATACGGTAGGAGCTACTGCATATGTAGCTGGCTTTCTTCCAAAGTACACCGTAGAGCTACAAGATAAATCGACATATAACAACTCATGGAATTTTGAATCAGTATGGAAGCATGATTCTGACCTTAACAATGGGGTGCCAGAGCTAAGAGTAGCATTACCTATTGCTATTCCTGGGCTAGGTATAAGGGATAGGTACGGGAATTATTATACAGATGCTAAGGGAGATATACTACGTTATTTAGATTACGGCAATATGGTGGCAGGTGTGACAACTGCAGCTAAACAGCTATTTTTGCAAAACAACTCAGGATCATCTTTTTCAGACGTTGCAGTGTGGACTGAAGGCAACGATGACGCAGAAATAGAGTTAAGTGAGCAAGTTGATCCTTTCACGCCAGAGAAGCGCCTAGAGCTACAAGAACTTGAGGACGGGGAAAGTCACCTAGTGTATGCCCGCTTGAAGACAAATGTTGCTGCCTCTGGGGTTGGTTACATTGATTTATTTACAAAAGCAACTCCAAAATAATACATCTCAATACAATGAGATAGGGCGTGATTAGATGGAAAATGGAACCAACCCTAAAGGGTTCGTGGCTTGGCAGAGTCCCACACAGTCAGCATTAAGAGCAAAATACAACATTCGGGGGATATTCTCTAGCGGGCTCCCTGCAGCAGTCCAAGTAAAAAGGCATTCAAATTTTAAAGGAACACTTAAAGTACCTTTTAGCACTAAGCTGCGGGCTAAATATGACATTTCAGGGGTTGAACGCGCCTACCTAGGTGCGACAGTTAAAATAACTACTCCAGCGGATACGCCATCGAATGTCACGGTCAGTTATCAATCATACGCACGTGCGAGGTACCAGGTCGAACCTAAAGAATCAGTAGATTTTAACTCTTCGGTAACTATCGCCAATACGACTAATATGGCATCTAGAGTTAAGATTCCTTATGAAAACAGGGTGGTTTCTAAGTACTCTTTAGAAGAAAGAAAAAAGAGTACTACTGTAATTCCTGTAGATATAGATGCATATGTCAGACAAAACAGCCCGAAACAAAACTTCGGTAAAGAATCAAAATTTTACGTAGGTAGCGATGCCCTTGGCGATAGGTACCGGTCATTTATCGGCTTCAAGCTAAATAATATACCTAAGGTCAATACCCTTATAGGGAAAGCCATTCTTAGGGTTTATTATGAGGGCAGGAGTGAATCAGAAGGTCCTATTCAGTTACATGAAGTACTAAGTACATGGACTGAAGATGGGGTCACATGGAATGGACAGCCTCGCTTAGGGGAAATTAAGAATTCGTTTAGTGTATTTGGCCAACCTAATGTAGTTGATATAGATGTAACAAGTACTGTATCTAAGTGGCATCTCGGTGAGCTGGATAACAATGGATTCGCATTAATCGCTGAGAATGAACTCGTAGGGGATATAAAAGGGTTTCGCGCCAAGGAAGGTGTTGAAAGAAGACCCGAACTCCATGTAACCTACTACGACATGCAGGCGTACTCTTTTGGGTATACATCACTATCTTCAACAGTTACTGTGGTACAGGCAGCTGCAAAAGACTTAAAGGGTAGACTGAGAATACCTGACTACAAAGGAAACAGCGATATCTTTTCCAAAGTATTTGTACACAACGATAGAGAGTTACCATCAAGGGCTACTGTTAATAAACCAAACTTACATGCAAGTGCTGTAATCAGGCGCAGTAACTACAAAGTCATAACATCAAAAGTAAAAGTTAGGGTGTCGGGATACGCTGAACTGCCTATAGAATACAAGGTAAACGAACAATCTAAACCAGCCAGAGTGGCAGTTCCTCACAGGAATGATTTAATCGGCACTCTTTTTGTTGAAGGTGCGGAGGAAAAGAGCTATCTAAGTGCTACAGTTAAGGTAGCTAGAAGATTCGAGTTGCCAGGAAGTGTGCAGGTAACTATACCAAACTCACTGCCATCTAAAGTAGTGATACCTACTTTAGGAACAGATGAGCTACAGGGTCATTTGCTATTACCGTATAGGGATGAGGTAGAAGGGAGCTTACAAGTAAGTAACCCGTTATTGAAAGGGCATGTTGAAGTTTTTAGTGTCAGTACACTTAAATCTTCTGTAACCGTTGCACGTAATGATTTTGGGGAACTGCCTTCAACTATTTTGGTAAGCCAACAGGGGAAAGATGATCTTCTTTCTAGGGTTAAATTAAGTATAGGGCAGTACATGGACTCCCAGGTAACAGTCAATTCCCCTTACCTTAGAGGAGCAGTACAAATCCCAACACACGAATCAAAAGATTTATATGGAAATCTTACTGTTAGAGTCATTAGATTGTCAGATTTACCTTCTACAGTAGAGATTAAGAAGTTAATAACCACAACACACGACCTTAAATCGATGGTTACGGTCAGACAAGGAATTGCATATGTTTTCATAATGTAAAATAGCCTCTTCTTTACAGAGGCTATTTTTTGTACATATATTCTTATAATCAAGCAAGAGGGTGGAACTGCAAGAAATTCTTCTTTTTTGCTTCTTTAGTAATGGTAGCATAAATCCGTGTAGTATTGATGTTTTTATGCCCCAAGAGATCCTGAACAGTTGCTAAGTCACAGCCGTGATCAACTAAATGTTGAGCATAGGAATGTCTGAAAACATGAGGGCTGGCATCCTTTGGGTCAATTCCAATCTTTTCTGCAAGACGTTTTACTGCATAAAAAACACTTTCACGTGTTTGATGTTTATTTGGATTATTCTTGTTAGGGAACAGGTAACCCGAAGTGATATTATTCTTATCAATATATTCGCGTAGCAGTGCTATACACTCAGTATGCAAGGGATTAGCACGCTCTTTGTTTCCTTTACCAATTAAGGATACGTACCCATTATCTAAATCAATTTGATCAGTGGTGAGGGATACGACCTCAGTCACCCTACCACCTAGACCATACAACATATGGAAGATAATGTGTGTTTTTAAACCCTCTTTTGCTGAGGCCTGAAGTAATTTATCTATAACTTCCTCTGGAAGAGATTTACGAAGACGCTGTTCCCTAGATTTAATTTGAACACCATCTACTGGATTGGGGCCTGAAATTTTATGTGAATAAATTAGGTAATTAAAATAGGTCTTTAGTGAACTAATGCGACGTATAACTGTTTTTCTGTTTTTACCTGCTGCCAGGCTATTAGCAACAAATTCTCTAATTAAATCTGCTGTTACATCCTCTACCGTAATATCAGGAAAAGAATTAAAAAATATTTTAATATCTCTTAGATAAGCTGCAATTGTGTTTACTGAGAGATCCCTTTCAGTCTTCAAATAAAAGGAAAATTGTTTAGTGTAAGACATAAAATACACCCTTCCATTTAACATAATTCGATTATATACAACATTATGTTAAATGTAAACAGGAGGAACATATTATGTATAGGTACAGAGCTGTTGAGGCGGGGCTAATATTAATTGCAATTTGGTGGGGAGTCGTATTCTCTATCATGCCTAAAAGTTCCTTTGCTAACCAGATGTACTCACATATGAGTACTGTCATGTCAGAGAAAAGTTGGGCGGTATCTTGCCTGACTTTAGCAACAATCATGCTTCTAGGCGTAGTTACAGATAAAAAAGTAGTACAAGCTGCGGGGCTGTTGGTATCATCGGGATTCTGGATTTTTGTATCTGCATCTCTATGGTTAAGCGACCATTATACAACAGGAACCAGCTACGCTGTATGGGCTATTTTATCAACATGGTCCTATGTTTGTTTAATGCGAGGTGAATAGGAATGGGGCAGCTATCGGACTCTACAATTTCTGCAATTATTTCAGTTATTGGGATGGTAGCAACTGGATTTGCGGGCTACTTACAGGCACGAAGAAAAGCATCTAAGGATGATAGACAACTATTATCAGAGGACGAACGGCTGTTTAGAGCTGAATTAAGGGATTTGGCTAAAGATGCACAAGAACGCGTAAAAGGGCTCACAGCAAGCGTAGAGGAGCTAAATAAGGCAAATCTGGAGCTAGTGGCCACAGTAGGCGAATTAAAAAGAAAAAATGATGCCTTAACTAGAGAAGTTTCAGTGCTAACTGCAGCAAACAACAGGCTCAGAGAAGAGGTGAGGAGGTATAGAGAAGGTGGAGCCTAAGAAAAAGCCCAAAAATAAATCTTTCTGGGTAGATGGGCTGTCAATCGATGAAGCACGTTTTTCTGCACTGGTCGCTATGACACTACTAGGCTTTGCATATGCCCTATTCTCTCATTTCTTTACTGGAGATATCACAGAAAATCTCCTCAATTTAATCCAAACACTTATTTTGAGTATTGTTGGAGTTAATGTAAGCGGGCACGTCACAGCAGCAATACACGCTAAGCGTGAAGATAAAAAATAGCATCACTATATTGAACTTGAAGGATTAAAGAGAGGTGACCAAAATGACACAGAAAATTATGCTTGATCCAGGACACGGCGGGCATGATCCTGGAGCGGTTGACAACGGATTAAAAGAAAAGGACTTGGTTCTTGATATTGCTAAACGGACTAAAGCTATTCTTGAGAAACAGTATGATGTAGATGTGAGACTTACAAGGTCCACAGATGTATTTATTGAACTATCTCAAAGAGCACGGTTAGCAAACAGTTGGGGAGCAGATTATTTTATCTCTATCCACATCAATGCGGGCGGAGGTACTGGTTTTGAGACATACAGGTATGAATTGCTCGCCTCCTCATCAGCTACAGCCAATCAACAGTTTAAGGTCCATGAAGCCATCTATAGCTTGGTTAAAAGTAAGGGTGTAAAAGATCGTAAATGTAAGGCAGCCAACTACTCTGTACTAAGGGAAACTCACATGCCTGCAGTTCTGACGGAAAGTCTCTTCATTGATCGAAAAGAAGATGCCGATTTACTTAAACAAGACTCCTTCATTGCTCTATTGGCAGAAGGGCATGCAAAAGGAATTGCAAATGCGTTGGCACTAAAGCCAATTACATCAACAACTGCATCAAAGACGAAGCAGCCTACCAAGAAAAAGGTAACCCAAGAAAAGGGTACAAGCATTGCTGTAGTCAAATCTAATGCTGATGGTTGGCTGTGGGTTTATGATCGTCCAGATTGGTCGGCTAAGTATAAGAAGGTTAAACCAGGTGAGGCATTTACAATCACAAAAACTGTAACCGTAAAAGGTTCAAAAATGTATCAGTTAAAGTCAGGGCTATACATCACAGCAGCAAGTAAGTACATTCAACTGAAAAACAAATAGGGGTGAGATAACATGGAATTTTTAGACGCGTTAACTGTAAACACGGCTTTATTAGTTGCAGTAGCTCTTTTGACCGAAACACTTACAGACATCGTAAAAGCATCGTTGCCTGATAACAAGATCAACGGGAAAATCACATATTTCACATCCATTCTTGTAGGTGTTCTGTTAGCCTTTGCATTTAATTTAAACCTGTTTAACCTCGCTGGCTACGGAGAGTACGTTTCAATTGTTTTTGCAGGGCTCCTCGCAAGTCGAGGGGCAAATTATGTGAATGGATTTGTAAAGAAATTTGATATTTTACGAAAATAAAAAGCCCCTTAGGGGCTTTATTTTTTTGTGTCTACTCTTGCGATGCTTGCAGCTTCAGAGAAACCTTCAGGGAACCTTTTTTTCAACTTGTCGATATTACCTTCCAGTACCTCAGGAAGCTCAATTTCAAGTAATGTTGCGATGCCTGCCACATAGTGCATCACATCACCTAACTCTTTTACAATCTTATCTTTGTCTAGGGAGTGGCCATGAAAAACATGCTTTTTAATAATATCCACTACCTCGCCAGATTCTCCTGAGAGCCCTAGTGCATAGTTAGTAAGGGATGATGTTGCTAATAATTGTTCAACATTACTTCCACTGAGTGATGTTGGTACCTGGTTGGGCATCGTTCTCTTTGATAATTCTTGAAATTTTTCGATATTCATGCTAATTCCTCCTCACAGTTACAATCATCTAATTCTATTCCAGACTGACGCAAAGCCTTTTCTCTGATGTAATATAGGTTCCGGTTGGAGTAAGGTCCAGAGTAACCACAGACATCCAACAGTTCTGCTATATCCTCTATACGCATGAGGCATCCTCTTTCCACTAGTTCTTCAGAGATGACGTTGATTTCATCTACATAGATGGATACTCTCCCGCCTACATAGGTTTTATTGATTTTTGCGCGTATCTTATCAATGGTCCTATTAATTGCCATAGGGTACACATTTAATTTTTCAGCTATTTTGGACTTAAGCATGTCCTGTTTCAGCAGTTCAATGACAGTTAGTTCAAATTTAGACAGGTTTGCGTCTTTAAACATAACCTCTACATCGAGTTTAGATAGTGCAGTATCTTCTGTGTTATCATCTGAAGCGACTTCTGTACACGCATCAATCTGCTGAAGGCTATTTGAAAAACGCAGTACTTCTTGTATTTTATTTTCTGGCACTTCCAGCAGGTTAGCCATTTCAGCAGTTGCCGGATAATACCCCAGAGACTCTTCAATTTCACTCATACGCTTCATAAGATTAATCCCACTACGTCCGATACGGACAGTCTGAGAATCCCTATAGAGCATGTCATTAATTTCCCACACCATTGGACGGTAGATGTAAGTAGTGAATTTGATTTCCCTATTAAAGTCAAATTGCTCTAATGCTTTTAATACTCCTATAAATGCTTGTTGTAAAAGCTCTGATTCAGTTACTGAAAAATTGTATTTAATTTCTTCTATTGAGCCTACACAACGCTCAATAATGTAAAAGATAAATTTGGAGTTTTTGAGTAATACTTCTCCTAACAGGTCCTTATCATCCTTACAGGCTTTCAGCAATTCATTATTATGCAGATCAGGGATGTCTTCTTTGTGCAATTCACGGTACTTATTCATCGGAGTCACTTAACCTCAAATGTACGAGAGCCCTCAAGGTTCTCAACAGACACGAAAGGCAGAATCTCTCCTGATTCTGTATCAAGAACTAGACCTTCATCCGTGTGTTTCAGTCGCTTCTTCAATTCTCCCCAAAGGACCTTGGGTGGCATGTCCTCAGTAAAGCCCTCTTTTTTCGCATAAGCAATGAGCTCTTCATCAGCCGTATCTGCGACTAGTTTAGGATTTACTGCCCTCGAAGTCAGTTTTACGCCATATGGCAGTGAGATCGATTTAATTTTAGCTCTCTGAGCTTCGTTTGCTTCGTCATAAAGTCTAGAGTGGTATGAGCTAAGCTGTGCCTCAACAAATGAAATAGCATCTAATTTCTTCTTGTTGACCCCTTCTAACCAGGAATCAACAGCAGCAAGTTTCTCTTGCCAGTGCGCGCGTTCACTTTCCGCAACTGCTTCGTTTGCCTTAATTTCGTCACGTAGATGATGAAGCCATCTTGCATATTTGGCCGCATCTTCTGCAGAATGGACGTGAATACCGTCTAACTTGTTACTGGCTTGACCATCTAACTGGTCAAAAACTTCCTGTAATTCTTCCAAAAATAACCCCTCCTAATGTGTGTCTATAAGGAATAGTGGAGGGGGTTTTGTAGCTGTTGCATCAAAAAACCGGCAAGGCTGCCGGCTCATTTTCCTGATCTAATAATCGTTACGCTCTTTGTATTTCTACCCATCTTCATTGCCTCTCCTTGCGTGGCAACCAACATGTCAATTTTATTCCCTTTAATTGCACCGCCAGTATCTAAAGCAATGGCCTTCACCTTAGTTCCATCCAAAACAAACTCTATGATGGAGTAGGTGGGGATGACATTAGGATCTGTTGCCACTATGCGCATCCCGTTATAGTATATGGATTTCCTGACATCATGTCCGGTAGCAGTAACACCCGAACATCCAGTGTCACAGAGTGCTACATAGTAGGTAAATTCAATACTTAGCTGCCTTTGCTGGGACGTAGACTTCTGTGTTTTGGGTGTAGGTGTTTCTGCAGCTACTTTGGAAGTGTAGTGACTTGATGTTTTAGCACGCTTCTTCCTCTCTGCATCAAGTCGCTTTTGTTTTTGTTCTCTCGCAATTGCTGCAGCTCTAAGTCGTTCTTGGTTAGCCTTTGCTTTGGCTTGCTGTTTTTTAGCATCGATCTTTTTTTGTTTATTGACTGCTCTAAATAATTCATCCTGTTTGACCTCCTTATTATTCACGTTTAGTGTCTCAGGAAGCGAATCTTTTTCGATCACCTTCTTCTTGACTGCATCTTCTTTGTGCGAAACCAAGAAAAATGCAGTGACTGCGGCGGAAGTAAGCCACAGCCCCAAACACATCACTCCTACCCACATAATTTTTTTCACTGTACCTACTCCTTGACAGAAAAGAAATTCAAAAGAGCTTCAGGAGCATGGACATCTAAATAATTAAAGTCCGAATAGTCATTAAATACTTCAAAATCTGTGGACATGTCGTCCACAAAGGACTCTGTTTCATCCTTCATTAGATGTAATGTATCAGCCCCGTCTACCCTTTCAATTACTTCTGTTCTTTTAGTCTCATCCGCTATGACCTTGACCGTAGTGAAACCAAGGCCCGTGAAGAAAGCTAAGTCGCTGGGCTGCCTGATATCAGTTACAGCAAACATGGTTATACTTGAACATTCTTCAATTGCGCTTTTTAGCCACGCCTTTGCCCAAACAAACTCGTCTCTCTCACGAAGGGACTGTCCAATAAATATAAGGCTGTTGCGATCTTTTTTTACGGATTTCCCGTAAATAACTTCGACACATGCCTGTATTGGTTCTGCTAGGTCAATGTGGGCAACCTCTCTTAAAACCTCGCCAGAAGTGGTACTTATTTGGTGGCGATTAGGTACCCCTTTGTCTACTTTCTGAACCCCCCCTGTGTACTTATTCTTCAACAAATGAGTTAATAAAGTACCTTTGCCAGACCTAGATTTACCTACTATGCCAAGGGATTTGCTCATTCTTTTCCTGATCCCACGCAACGTCCCAAGCGCGTGCAGCTCCTCAAATTCAAAATCATCCACAACAGTTAATTCCTTTACAAATGATGTGAATGCGAATGTAACTACATCCTCCATGTTTAAATCAGCACCGATTCCATAAGTAAGTCCTTCATGATTCACAGTTGAAAACACATAAAATTTTTGACCATTTTCTAATAAATAAACCTTATCGGAATAAATCATCGAATAGCCCCTCCTTTTAGTTGGTTGCCTATAAGTAGTGGAGGGTACATTGGAGCAGTTGCAAAACTGTTAAATCAACAAATAAATTAATACATAAATTTATTAATATATTTTTATATTAATTTATTGAAGCGACACCAAAAAATCGGGTGGAGGGAGGTTCATGCCACATAAATAGGCATAATTAAACCATTAAACGCGTAAATTAGTTACAGGTTTAATGGTTTAATCATTAAAGCATTTAGTGAGTTATTTGGGAGTAAAATCAAAAGTTAAAGAAGAGAGAGGGGAAGAGAGTTATGAAAAGAAAAGTTTCTGAGGTAAGTAGAAAAGAAAGATCAGATAAAAAAATTAGAGTAAATGCTGCCTTACCTAAAGAAGTTCATGACAAATTGAAGAAGTTAGCCATTGCTTGTGATAAAGATAAGACTCCACTGGCGGCAGAAATATTAGAGATAGCATTAAATAATGAGAGCGTAGTTAATTGGTTCCAAACTAAGTACAACAAGGATGAGGCATATAGAATTATTGTCGTAAAATCAAATGGGAACGTGCACTATAGTTAACACGTTCCCCAAGTCTTGCCTATCTTCTTCCAGACTTTTAGGCACCTGGAACAAAGACGACCATTCTCTTTATGTTTGGTAGCTGATACCCTCACCGTTTTATCGCAATGTTTACATTTCATTAGAGACATCCTCCTCAAGCCCTTATACAAGAAGGATGGTCAATTTAACAGCTTTTTAAACGGTCAAAGGGTTTAGAAATCAATATCATAGTCTTCTTCGATACTGCCTCTTATTTCAATGTCAGAGAAGTCCTTAATGACTTCTTTTTTATTTACCGGTTCGTTTTCTGGTGCAGCATGACTGATATCTACCTGACCTGACTTCAGTGCACTATGAATGTCTTTTGTGAGTTCTCGAAGTGAACTAAGTTCCATACGCATTTCATCTAGTTCCCTTCGAATCTCTGGGTCAACTAAGCCTTTCCGTGCCTGCATATCCCTTTCAATTAAGGGGAGCACGTATGAGATAAAAGTCTTTCCTTCCATTTCCGCCTCGACATGCTTGTATACCTCTTCAGATAGGGAGGAGGTGCGGAGATTAAATACGGCGTGCTTTCTTTTCTTGCTGCTGTTTACTTTTTCTCTAGCCATTCATCTGGCCGCCTTTCCAATGCACCCGAAAGCATGGAGTTTCTAAGATATTCCTTAGTACCCTGCAGAGCCCTATCTGAGGTTGTGTTAAGTTCCAATTCTCGCACTAACAAGTCATCAGCCCAACCATGCATAAATCGAAAGGCTTTAAGTGCCCAATAACACTCAGCCCTTGAGGGAATTTCCCCTTTATCAATGTCCTCTAAGATATCACTTAAGTTTCTAAGTTCCGCTGGATCGGATGGCCTTGGATTTGAACTCCAAGTCATAGAATGATCTAGAATGCCCCTCAAATTCTTAGGGTTGGCGGGCAAGATGAATCTTAAGATATTCTCATCAATTACATCTGTTTTGATGAAGCCATCAACATTCCGCTCTTTTTTATAGGCTAATGAAGACTTAACCTTCACCCAGCCGTATTCGTGTAATATTCTTAGATTATCTGCTACTTGGTTATATAACAGTTTAATCACCCTCCCCTAGGTTACCTAATGTGTCCAGCTCACACAGGACCCATTTCAAGGCAAAGTATCGTTCACTAAGTAAATCCATTTTATTAAAATAAGCAGGCTTGTCCAGTTCTCCAGAGGAGTGCTGTGTGATTAGAGTGTAAAATCCTTGCATAACATCCCGCAACGCAGAACGTACTTCTTTTTCTGATCGCGTCATTTTGAAGCGTTCAGTCTTTTCTGTTCAATGTCACGACTTATGATTTCTAAGCCATCAATGTTTAGGGTTCTTGCATTTGGTGGAACGATGTGATTGGCAGAAGCCAAGTCTTTACCGAACATCTCAATTGCAACTTCTTCTATATAAGGCTGCAGGATTTCAGCTACTCCTCCGATATAAAGGTACTTGTAGAATGTCCCTTTAGGAATTGGGAATGCCTCGATAGCTTGCGTTATTTTAATCTTTGCATAATCTTTCAGTGAAGTTTTTATAACATCAGTAAGGTCAGTCGCCTCACCTGTAACCCCATTTATTAACTCCATTTTTTCTTTTTTACTATAGCTGTATATGAATTTATCCAAACTTCTTAAGTCACTGAAGTGCTCAGCTAATTTTGATTTCCGTAGCTCTTCTAGATGCTGCAGGTAGGAATAATCTGTGAACGGAATAAATGAGTCCTTACTTGTTGGAGACTTAAGACCAGGAGGGAGCAATACTGCGTCATCTGTCCCGCCACCCATATCAAAAATAACCGTGTAATGCTCATCATACTTTTTGGCTTCTTTTTTATCAGCCAAGTCCAGTCCCTTTTTGATACCCATTCGTGCGACTTCAGATTCAATTCTGCATAGAGCCTCTTCCACTGTAATGGTGATTTCACTCTCCATACCTAGTGTCAAAATTTTGACTGTGTGAGTGCCCTTAAATCGCTGTGACATTAAATCTTGCATCTCACTAAACTTGTTCAACTTTTTAAGCAGCCATATAGGCAGCATTGTCTGGAAAAGTTCAATGTGTACTTCGTCAGTATCATCATCTTCTTCATTCAGCTTTTTAAAGAAAGCCGTTGCAGCTAAAAACATGACAAACGGGATAGGAGATGTCACTTTATTGTGTAATTTATTAATATGGCGATTTCCAAATATGTGGTTGTTGGCGATTTCTCCTACTAGATAATACTTTTCTTCACCATCAATCTCAGTTGAGATCAACAGTCTATCGATCAAGTCCTTTGGATCATCGATTGAGTTAGTAAAAACTTCCTCCGATTCTGCCTTAGAGAGCTCTACAACGTTTGTTGGGATTTCAAAAAACACCCCATTAATGTAGTTCATGTACATGGAATTACCCATGTCTGAGTTAAATCTTGTTATTTTCACCTAAATAGCCCCTTTCTGTATTCAACATAACTAAATTTATCATTTTGTGCGCACAATGTCAATATCATGTATACACTTTTAACCCTTAATAATAAAAGATTATGTGCGGTTTTTGTCTATTTTTGTATTCATTAAATTTCATGTATACAAAAACCCCATCAAGATAGCTGACGGGGTTTTTCATTAATGGAATTTAGTCTAACATTTGCAATGTCTACATATTCTTTAGCAATTTCAAAGCCTATCCAGTCTCTGTTATTCAAGCTGGCCATTTTAGCAGTAGTTCCAGAGCCCATAAAAGGGTCTAAAATAACGTCTTTTTCTTTTGACCATGACAAGATATGGTCGTTTGCTAATTTCTCAGGGAAAATCGCTGGGTGCTTGTACGCAATGGAATCTAAGGTGCTTTTTTGATGTCCGTTAGGTATACGCCAAATGTTAAATCTGACACCATACTCCTTAAGTAGATTCTGTTTTCTATGTTCGACTTGCTCCCCATCAACAGTACGAAACCTACCCTTGATATGTTTTTTGCCATTAAAGCATTTATTCTTTCTATCAGACAACAGGTTGACTGTCTTTGGTTTACCTTTAGAGAAAACGAACATATACTCAAATATTTGATAGTAACGAGTCTTCTCTGGGAAGCTGATACTGTCTTTTTCATAAAGCATAGTGTCATGTAAGTTAAACCCTTGTTCCATAAAGAATAAGGCTTGTTTAAATGATGTTCCTGTTTCAGATCCTTTGTGTACTTTATCCCCAACTACCCATACGACTACTCCACCTTCTTTTGTAACACGGAAGAGTTCTTTTGCCACTTGTTCAAAATCAAAAGAATGTCCGTGATAGTTTCGAAGATCGTCATATGGCGGTGATGTCACAGTCAAATCAACACAGTTGTCGGGCAATTCTGCAAGGCCTATCAAGCAATCAGTGTTGTGTATTTTATTCAGTTCAAGGGTACCTATTGATTTATTAACCATATTGCCCTCCTAGTAGGGTGATTTTTAAACATACACCTGGAATACCATTTCAACCTCTGTTTCGGAGGTCTTGGCAACGCTAGGTGAAGAGGTACTGCTGCTGTTTACTGCATTAGATAATGGCCGACTGCTGCGCATAGGGGTTGGCGTTGTTAGAAGGACCTTACACGCCTGCACTGAGTCTTTTTTATACTTCTTTGAAGCAGGCTCAGATAATTTTGCAACCACTTTGCTGATGTTCCCATAAAGGTAAACTGATTTATCTTTTTTGGTGTAGAACCCTTTAACAGAAAAGCCTTTTCGTAATGAATCATATGTGACTACATACTTTTCGCCTGCAGTAGTCTCGAATGTATATGGCATAGCGCTTCGTACAAACTCATGTTTTGTTGCTTTACCTCCTGTAACTTCATACACGGAGAGTGATTCTACATCTGTTAGAGATAGAAGCGTCTTTTTACCTCCACATGAACTAGCAACAGCAACGGGCTTAGGTGCCAAGTCACTGAAATCACCTTCAAAATCAATACAATGCATGCACCGCTCAATTGACTCCATAACCGTAACGAAGTTCAGATTGTCGAAGCTGAAGTTAGTCCGACTTAATTCATACGCCTGCTGCTCCAAATATTCCACTTCAATCCTTAGCCGGCACTTAGTTACAGAGTCGCAATCAGCATTTTCAATATCTACCCGCATCCTGCTGATAGCTTCTTCAAGGGTTACCATTTCTTCGTATAAGTCACCAAATTTCACACCCATAAAGACACCTCACTTTTTAGGGGCTTTTGTTGGGTCAAGTGTCCATTTAACCCAATCATCCACATCTTTTAATGTTTTAGCATTCCAATACTCTCTGGACTGACGGAACATTTTTCGAACGTCCTTATTCCATTCAGATTTTAGAGTTCCTTTTTTCCCCTTGTGCCAGATAGAAGGGAGGGTGGTATAACCCACTTTCATTGGAATCAAAGCGTACCGGTTAAAAACTTTTAATTTATCTAACTTTGCTTCTAGCATCTTGAACGTAACCTCATTTGGGTAAAGTGGGTGAGGAGGGGCGTTACCACCTTTTAATTTCTGTCTTTCATCAGATACTAGAACAAGGCTGTTTTCCACAGGCTTGCCGTTAACAATAGACTTATCAATGACTTTATCTATTGTTTTGTAGATACAAGTCATTCCTGACTCTGGCCAAGAAGATCCACGTGCCCATTTACCGCGATTGATACGGCTAATTGCATTAGACAAATCAGCAATATTTTTTGACTTGTTTAATTCAATAGTCCAGAAAACAGGGCGGTTACGGGGAGGCTTATTTTTATCCGTTGGATCGGTGTAAGCAACCATTGAAACTTTACAAGGGATCTTGGCAAGCTTTGCATATCTCTCTACCTCATTAGCAAATGCAACTAATAGTTTCCTAACCCTTCCACCTTTTTCAAGACCCCCTGCTTCAAACATGGAGTCAGAGGTATCCAGCACAAGGATTAAATTGACTCCTGTCACTGTAACCGGTGGCTTCCACGGGTCTGGTTTAGGCTTTGGAAGTACTTGTGGCTTCCCTGTATAGGATGGCTGCACGCATTCTCTGATACATTCCCGCAGCTTCACAAAAAGGCTGTCCAAATTCTCTCCTGACTCTAGATCAGCCTGCATGATGCTGTCCCTTATATCCTCTAACTCATCAACGTAAAACCTCAAAGCGTCTACTGAGTATGGATGTCCGTGAGACATTCCTTTTCTTAAATCTTTAATTGTCGCGTCAATCTCACGCATATAACGCATAACTGTTTTTAACTGCGTCATTTATTGCACACCTCCCAATCAAAAGCATTATAAGAAGGGTGCGCCGATTAGACACACCCTTTTGTTATAGTGGAGATTTTGCTATTTCTAATGTAGGCTCCATAAGCTCCCGACATTTTTCATTTACACAGTGCATGTCGGTACACACATGATATCCTTGAATGGAGTAGTACTCACTATTTTCTGTAATTTCGTTTCCGCAGATTGGGCAAGTTCCCATCACAGCAGGTGCCTTTGGAGAGCTAAATTTCCATTCATCATAACCTGGTATAGGTTTCATGATCCGCAGCCACAACCAGCTCTAAGTGCTCGATTGTACGTATTACCGTCACCTAGTTTTTTCGCCTTCTCAATAGCAGACTTAGCAGAAATAGCTTCAATATTTACTTCAACTTCTCGGCCTTCTTTATCGTATCCAGTAACAGTGTAAGTTCTAATAATCATGTGATTACCTCCAGTAGCTTAATCAATTAAATAATTTATTTACAAATAGATTAATCTATAAATTAATTAATCTATTTCTTGATTTGTTAATTCCTCAACTTTCTTTTCAGCCAGCAACAATCGCTCGATTAAAGCGTAAAAATCCAAATCATTGAGGATCATAAAATCTTGACCATCCCCGAAACCCACAACATAAAGGGGTATTTTCCGTTCTCCGATAGCTTCTAGACGCAGCTTGTCAAAAACATCTCTATGGATTGTACGTTGCTTTGCAGGGGTAGCTTTGTCTTTTGCTTCTACCAGGAACATCTTGCTTATTGCATCCCCTTTTGCATACCAGCGGGAACCCGAACCACTTACCTTTTTGGCTAAGTCACCAGAATTAGTTAGTCCTGAAGCTATTCGGTTACTTTGTATCTTGTCGATGTTTCTATAATTCACTCTAGGTCTATTCAATTACTGCACCGTCCTTACTCAATGTAAGTGTCTAATAAAGCCTTCAACCCTTTGATGACTACAGGTCCTGTATTTCTTGTTTCAGCGGGCAATGTACGGGGGATATCCAATTTGTAATCTGCGTCACAGCGCGTACATCTAATCAGCAATCGATTTTCAGTCAGTGGTGCCCAATAACCTAGCGCCACACATCTAGGGCAATACCTAATCAAAGTATTCACTCCTCAACCGAAAGTACTGTGGACTTAATTTCTTCCCATTCCTCGATTACTGAAAGGGGAGTCATGCCACGTAGAGCATAAGTAAGCAAGTAGTCAAACTTTGCATAATCCTCTTTATTTTCAAGGAGATGTTTTTGGAAATTAGCCTGCCCTTGTTTCTGAAATACCTTTTGTCCTGTAGAAACATCCACTAGACTTAACCAAGTACCGGTAGTAACTATTCCATGATTCTGTGCCACTTGTATCGCGTTCCCTAGAAGATCAAGTCCCTTACCATAGTAAAAATCAACTGAGGCAGTAGAACCGTAGAGCCCACCCACTTTTGATTTCATTTGACGGAATTTTATACGTTGCCCAATATACGGGGATTCCCCTGTATTTTCTTTTTGATGGTTGTATTTCTCATTTTTGAAGTCTGCACCAAGCGTGCGGGTAACTGCTAAACGTTGCGCTGCAGTAAAACGTACTTTACGTCCTCCTGGTGTCTTATCAGGGTCTTCATACAACCCAGCGCCTATATTGTCACGCAACTGATTTAGTAGAATTAAATGCCCTTGAGACTCCATAAGAAGCCCGCTGTCTACGATTACGCGCAAAAATTTAGACATGAAGTTAGATATCCCACCAACACGTGAATCCTTGCCCCACTTCTTAGCATCTTCACCTTCATTTTTGGAAACTAAAGCCCCTATAGAATCAACACCGATAATGCCAATTCGATCTTTAAGGCTTGGGTTGCGGAGAAAGTACTCTATCTGCTCTGCAATATCCTCTGCATACAAGTTAACTCCGTCTTTAGGTGCTATAATCATTACCTTTGAAGTATCTACACCTATAGACTCCATATGTGCCCTTGCATCAGAGGATGAGTTTTCAGGGTCTGCTATGATGTGGATATCATGAAATCCAGATGGGTGGCTCCTCTGAGCTTCTGCAATAACTGCATATAGCAATGTAGATTTACCTGCGTTATTTTCCCCTGCTATTTCACTTACCCTACCACCTGCAAGACCACCACCTAAAATACTATCCAGAGACAGTATCCCCGTAGAGTACCAAATTTTTGGCATATCTTTCTTATATTCAGACAGCCTTTGCGCGGCATTGTTCTTAAACTTCTTACTAACCTCATCTTCAAGGAGCTTGAGAGCGTCCTCTGTACTCAAATCACCACTGACGGATGCTTTTCTAGCCATAAGTATCTACCTCCTAGTCCTTACGTATAAAGCCGGTAACGACAGTGATGTTGATGTTGTCGTTACGCAATTTCTCTAATTCAGCTTCTGTAAATCCTTCATCTACCACTACACCGCCGGAAAGACCGTCTAGATAACCTTTTTCAGCCTCTTTTTGATCAACCACATGGGCATCCCTTTCCTCCTCACCAAAAACTCCCCTATAAGCGCGTCTATCTTTAACCAGCACAGTGAAGTTATGGGCCTCTGCAAAATCAAACAAAGCTGTACTTTTACCGGTACCTCGTAAACCTTCTGTTGTAGTAAGCAGCTCTTGGTTTTGTCCAGCAGCTAGAAGAAGTTTTAACCATGAGCTGTAAGCTTTATGAATCCAGGAACCGCGGTTAGATGGCTCAAGTACCTTGTAGTTCCCATTGTCAATTGCCCAATCCCTATCTTTAAAATTACTTTCAAATCGTGCATGGACTAGGTCTCTCTCTACATATTTAACAACTCCATACTCGCCTTTACGGAAATAATGGTCATGCCCCGCTAGTGTATAGAGTAGTACACCCTTTGTTGGCTCTCTATCAACTTCCGCATACTCACGGAGTATGCCTAACGTTTTATCCTTAATGAAATGAGCTTTTCTCAATTTATTTCCTCCTTATAATCACCGTAAATTGTATCTTTCCTTACATTTATCAATTTCGCTCCGCAGCATTTTGATCTAAAGCGTTGAGGGCGTTTCAATATAGATAAGTTGTCTCCAACAGCATGCTTATTGCACGCTTCGCAGTCGTAGCGAACAACAGGACCAAATATATAAGGACCTGTACCAGAAGAACTTATCCCGTGCTTACACAATTCCTCTTCAAAATAAGCATCCCCGTCATTGTATGGCTTACCCAACGTATACATGGCATAGTGGACTAGTTCATGGCGTAAGCAGTCTATCACATCCGATCTGCTCCCATAATCCATAAATTTACCGCTGATCTCTATATCCAACGCGCCGTGTTTTTTATTGAAACTGAACCAACCGAGGGTAGCTTTTAATCGATTGTTGCGTTTGATGGGAATGTCTAAAGTAAGGTTATAGGCCTCTTTGAGGAATTGTTCTGCCTCTACAGTCATTTCCTCAACTGTGACACTCATTTACCTGCACCTACTCCCAAAAGAAAGTCCTTAATAGAGGCAGCTATTGCGTATGCGACATCGACTGTAACTGCATTGCCAAATTGCTTGTATAGTTGACTATCCGATACTGTAAACTCATAAGACTCTGGGAAGCCTTGGAGTCGGGCATATTCTCTAGGAGTTAACTTCCTCACCTTATACTCAGGAACTAATTCCATGTCCGTTAAACTTGTATGATTGGGTACTCCTGTAACCATCACTTTGATCCCTTCACCCTTATTTGTTGTAAGGGTAGGAGAAATACCTTCTTCAAAATAAACGTTCCCATTCATGCCTCTCCCGCTAGGGTTACAATTCGCCAAATAAATGATCCCGTGCAAGTCTTGGGAAGTTAAAGTGAACATCTCTTGTTCATTCTCTTTAGCTCTTCTGCCATTCTGCCTCTTATTGACTCTATCCGGTGTAATGGTTGCGTGTACTTGATCAAGCCTGTCTATTCTCTTCAATGCTTGATCAATAATTGCTTTTGCCTTCTCACTACTAATGAAATATTTATCAGGTACCTTATCTTCCAGAACCGAGGATAGTTTTGGAACATATGACTCATCCTGCTTAGGAAATTTGAAAACACTTGATAAGTCTTCACGCACACCTACGATAAAGTATCTTTCTCTGTTTTGAGGCACACCCCAGAATTTAGAGTTATACATAATTGAATACATCTTGTATCCAGCTAATTCATATTCCCGCTCAATTTCAGCTAAATACTTGTTGACTGCCTTAACGTTCTCGGCTAAAATAATTTTCGGTAAGTTTGTTGGTTTGTTGGTGCGGGTTTCATCAAGTAGTCGCATGACTTCATAGAACAAACCACTTCTAGTCTTGTTTTTAATCATTCCCGCCTGCTTACCTGCCACTGATATGTCCTGACATGGGAAACCAAATGTCCATACATCCGCATAAGGTAACTCATCAAATGTCATATTGGTTATATCCGATAACTTTACTTTCGGACTAACATTCTGCCCATAGCTTTCTACTGCCCACTTATCAAAATCCCAAGCGCCTGCTAAGCGAAAGCCTGCATACTTAAAACCTAGCCCCATTCCACCCGCACCACAAAACAAATCATTTACTTTTAGAATTGAATCTAGTTCTCTTTCCATTAAACCCTCCCGTAGGTCGTCAAATATTGATTCAAGACCCCTGCATATTTTTTACTGTGTAGAAAATTAAATCGTTCTTGGTGTAACTTCTGAGTCCATCTAGTCAAATAATCCAACTCGTTCATTTGGTGGAACCCTTTTCGAATCTCTTTGTAATAGAGCTCAGTATCACTGACAGCCCGCCAATGACGCATGGACCTAACTTGCTGTGCTGTTTTAGCAGTAGACATAGCAATTGCTTCAGCTTTTAATTGTTTTTTTCGGTTTGATACTATGCCAGCTACGATTTTCTTTAAAATTAAGTCACTGTATGCTGCAACAAAGTCAGTAGGCTGGTTCACTTCCAAAGTCACCCCCTAGATAGATCAAAATAAAATCCCTTACGCAATAAGTAGTGGCAAGGGATTTTTTGAAGTTGCTATTAAATTAAACTGACCTGCGGGAAATCGCTCTTGATATAGTAAACTCAATCTTTTCCCACTTATAAACCATTCCGCTTAACATGGTGACTCTTTCTTCATATTTCACAAGCTCATCCATAATTTTCTTATACAGCGGGTGGCTTCCAGCTACTGCGGATTTCTGCTCACGGCTACCTGAAGCATGCGCAAATATATAATCTTTCACATACGATGCCGCACGCTCTAGGATAGTCTTTTGGCCTTCCCTCACACCTCGAACCCAATAGGCATACCCTAGCAATCTGAGCCATTTCTCTAAATATTTTTCAAGATCGTGGTTATGCAAATTAACAATACCTACAGTATCCATGAGATTGTCCCATTCATCGGGAAGCGTCTGCCACTCAGAGGGCAGCCTATCAGGAAACATCACACCAGATTGGGGGAGATGTTTAACGTCAGGGGATTCAACCGAAGCTATTGCTCCCTCGACATATTGAGCAATCATTTGTTCTTGCTCCTCAGATAAACATTCAAAAGGATTTCCCACGCTCAGCACTCCTTATAGTTTATGAAAGGGTTAAGTGCCCCACCTTCACCTTTGCGATTCAGCCAATAAATAATTGCATCAGCCCCTGAGTGCAGCGTGTAACTAGCAGCAACAGAAGCAAGCTTTTTATTGCATCCAGCAGCGTTATAAATATTCTTCATCTCTTCTAGAGTAATAGGGTATTTAGTTACCATATCAACCAAAAAAGGATCTTCTGTCATAAAATCGTAATTCACTTGCTTTACCTCACTAGCTTAAGTATTTAATACTTTGTCAATCTGTACTTTAATCGATTTGATGTCTTTCAATAGCTCCGATATTGTGGTAGCTTCAGAATCACGTATTGATTGATCCAAGATCCACTTAAGTGCTTTCTCCACAGTACGGCAGTACGCTACATCTTTAAACGATAGTACCGGTTCTGGTGATTCACCTTTAGCCTCTCTTTCTTTCCAGTTGGGGGCTTTAGTTGGATCAGCCATGTAGCAGTGTCTGACAGTGATATTTAATCTATCCGAAACGATCTTGTAATCGGGAGTAACCTGAATGTCCAATATAACTACCTCCTAGCTGTGTCTTTTCATTCTTTTAACGTACTGAACCCGAATACCTGATGATTTTAATTGAGCCTTACTAGCCCTAACAGCACACCACAGCGACAAACCCTCAAAAAATGAAAAAACGGCTTCAAATACCACAACAAATACATAGAAAAATGAACCGACAGCACTTGATAAATTTTCAAGTAATTTTAAAGTGAAATGTTTCAATGAATATCCTCCTTTGAACGCACTCTGCGCTCCATAGTGGAAATTGATTTTGGGTCATTATCATTTAATATAAACCTACGTCCAGTGTTCATAGCCGATATACCAGTAGTCCCACTCCCCGCACAACAATCGATAACGATTCCGTTATCGTCCGTATATGTCTTTATCAAAAACTCAAATAAAGAAACAGGTTTTTGGGTAGGGTGTAGGCCTTTTTCGATATTAAATTTTTGGACACTACGAGGGTATCTTCTTCCTTCGTATACCCCACTAGTACGCTCATACCCATCAGAAGTTGCAAGATTACTAGTCATGCCACTACGATTAACCTTGTAGGGTTTCCCTTCCAAATATTGCGGGTTATATTTCATGTTTGTCCCTTTTTTGGTGTAAGTTGTTGCACTTTTCCCAAAAATAAGAACTTGCTCATGTACCTTAAACGGTTGATATTTGACATGCGTAAAATTACTACCGTTATCTTTCTCCCAAATCCACTCATACTTAAACCAATTCAAGTGATTGGTTACCAAATAACTTGCAAACGGATTGGTCGCTGTTAAGGCGATAACTCCTGTTTTTGTTAATAGTTTTGTGGCTAATTCAAAGAATCTATCCGTATCTACAGGTAAATCCCATTTATTTGCAGTTACTCGATTCTTACCTCTAAACGTATATGGGAAGTCCACTAAAAACATATCTATGGACTCATCCCCAAACTCCTCATATACCTGTTCTAAAAACGTAATTGCGTCAAAATTATATATTTTATTTTGTTCTATCATCTAGGTACTCCTATTCTCCACAAGATTGCAACAAACTAAGGGTAAGAAGCAATCTTATTATTCTGGTTTATCTCCTGATAATTCAATTTCCCTTAATACGGCGTGTTAGGCTTCCGTCTTCCTCAAACGTAAATCCATTACGATGAGCAATTTCCTTTAACTCAGGTCCATAGTCAGTACCTTCTTCATTTAAAATGGTAAGCAGTGTCTCTATGTCTTTGATCTGCTGCTCTTTTTGCTCAGCCCTAAGCACAGCTTCTTTTAGTACTTCTTTATACGGCGTTACCCCGCCATGTAGTGGATCTAGAGGGGTCAGGACATAGTAGCGCCACTTTTCTGCTTCACTTAATTCCCCAATGTTGGGGAAATCTACTTTGGAAACCTCCGCACCTCCACCACTATGCCTATTGTTCCCTTCGCTGAAATGAGTGACAGCACATACGGGACTTTGGATAGCCCCGTCACTATCGTGATACACGATTAAATCCCCCAAAGAAGCAGGAATCTTTCTTAGCAAGTACCTGCTATTCGCAATGTGTGCTGTAGATGTTTTTTTAAGTACGTTATATTGGTCTAATTTAATTAGCCCCTCTGCGTTAGCACGTGATACGGCTTCCGTACAGAACACATCGCCTTTATTCTTAGTGCATTCCTTACTTACTGTGAATATTGTTCCTGACCTGTGGATACCGTCAAAATAGGATCTAAGTAAAACAATCTTGTCTCCTTTTTTGGCTAAGGGTAAATTTGAAGCAACATACTCCATATCCACACCCAACACGATGTCTTTTAAAACAAAGGTTTCCAATCAATATCCCCCTCTACAGTGCATTCTTTCTAATCGTGACCCGCTGCTCAGGCGACATGTAGTGATATTTTTGGTATTGCTCTAAGGTCAACTTACCTTGCTCAGTTAGGTCAATCAGTACGTCTTTTTTATTTGCATTAGATACAGCAATACCTAGATCGCTGGCCAATTGATCTGTATCTACTTTTTTAACTTCTACCTGTTTAACTGTGATTTTAAGGTTGTGATTTTCGTCCAAGATTACATCATAACTATCACTGTCTATCTCCTTCATAAGACGAAGTAGTTTTTTCTTAAGTAACTCCTTGGTGTCCTCTGCCTTTGCAATTTGTCGCGTACACTCGTAGTAGCTCAAAGCTGCCTGCTCTATTTGCGTAGGTAACGATTCCTTTGGTGTCTCTTGATTTGTTTTTTCTTTAGACATTTCTATCCACTCCTAAGTAATATTTTTTATAACCGTAATAAGCAAAGCCTGTAGCATCAGCTGCATCCATATTTCCATCAAAAACAGACACTTCAATACCCAATTCACCAGCCAGCACGTTTGCAACATCGCCTTTATCTGCATGACCATGCCCTGCAACGAACAATTTCATTTCTGACGGGGTAAGGAACTCAATGTCTGTGCCCAATAACTCAGCCTCCATTACGCCTCTAACTCGATATAACGCTTTGACATCATTTTTGAATTTTACGAAACCATCCTCCGCAAATACGATAGGGAAAATTGGGTCGTATTTAGCGCGAAGCTCTCTAATCTTTGCTTGAATCAACGCCAATTTAGTTGCATAGGTCGTTCCTTTTGGCCAAGTGGGTGTCCTACCTGAAACTGATCCCATTTCAGCGATCTTTGGGGGTTTCTTCTTGTGCAAACAATCCAGCACACTAAAGCCGAAACCGTCCAATGAAGGATCAAATGCGACAATAAACCGATACTTCTTACGGACCGTTTCCACGTCCATAAGTGACGGGTTTAATGTCAATATCCTTGGCGGTACTTTTTCTTTTTTTGCCAAATCTCTTCTCTCCCTTCTGAATTAAATAGGGGGTAGGCGCGGGAAGTAGTTGCACACAAAATAAAAAAAGTCTGCTAATTTAGCAGACTCTAAGAAATAGTGAGTATGAATTTGTTGGATAGTTCAGATTCGTTATCACTTGTATCTACGGCGGTCATTGTAATTTCATGTGTTTCTTCCTCATCTCCCGAAGGCACAAGAGGAAGGGCTATCGGATTATCAACAAATTTTGATTTCACTTCCACGCCGTCAAGGAAAAGCCTGTAGTACGCAACATCATCATCAGGGCTCTCTTCATAGGTAACAATGTATTCATCCGCAGCTTCCTCAGATGGTTCAACGAAAAGAACACTTGGCGGTTCAGGAGCAATATCATCCCTTACTAAGACAGGCACTACGATCTCAGTTGGACCATTAGAGATAATGATACGTGTGCTACCGCCACCTACAGCATTAACCAACCCTACATCATTTACAGTGGCTATTGTTTCATCCTCTGAACGGAAAAGCACGCTCATTTGCCCAACATATACATCCATGCGCCAATTGTCTCCAGTTGCCACTGCATCGTCTGTAGTAAACTCAATTCCAATAGATTCTCCTTTGAAATCAGTCACAGTATATAGATGTTCCTCTTTTTGAGTTACGCGTAGCCCTTGTGTAAAAATGTCATCATCAATATCAAAGCCTGCGTCTGTTTTAATTAGCTCAAAGAATGCTGTAGGTCCTGTGTATTGAGAGACATCTACATTTAAAATGTTCCCTGTGTTATTGGCAACTTTGTCGAAGTCTCTAAAAAGAATCACAGGTTCGATCCCATTCTTTAAATCTTTGCTTGTCCCATCGCTCTTCACTGCTTTGATGTGCAGCTGCACATAGTTTCCGCCATCCAGTTTAATCTCTTTAGGGCTAGGGACTAAATAGAGCGCCGTAGAAGCTGGCACAAACTCAGATGATAGGAATGTATCAATACTGTTGTTGTACCTGTCTAGTGCTTGATTAAGTACTGTACGCGGGGCTTCTAAATCTGTGGTACTAAGTACTTCTTCCAACTCTTCCTTTTTCTTATTTAACTCATTGAGATTATCTAAAATATCCGATGTCCTCATATCCTCGCCTCCTCAGTTACTGAAATTATTATAGGGAGGAGGGGCTTTGTTATATCGAATAGCAGGTGAGGGTATACTAATTAATTAATATATTTATTAATTAAAGTATTAATATATCAATTGACTTGTCGATGAATAAAAAATACTATTTAATGGAAAACATATGAATGGAGTGGAAATTTTGGATAAAGATTATGCTGAGGATCAACTATTGAAATGGAGTAATGCTGTGGAAAGTTTATTTCCGCAAGGTGTCCCTTCTCAGGAAGAATGGACGGACATTGATGAAATACGCGAAGTCCTGAAGCACATGACCGCATCACCAGCAGCCAACCATACCTTTTTAAATTCAGGTGGGATGGATTTTGATTCTATCGGCACCCCGTTCGAGGAAGATGCAATTACAATAATCATGTCAGGTGCTAGGCTCATCATTAAACCAAAAAGACTTACATTTTATAATTTGTTAGACGGTGACCCTAATTGGCTTTTCTTCTATATTGAGTTAGACGAATTAAACCCCATAGGCGCTTATGATGTTGATCGTACTTCAGAGGAGGTTGTATGGCTTAGTCCAGGTGAATACATTCCTAGAGAGCATTGGGATAGGGACAGTTACAACGGAAGAAACCTGCCGTCTAGCGCTAAGTTAGTAAAAAGGGAATGGAAAGGGAATTACGTCATGTTTTCGAAGGGCTCTCGCTATAATCGAGGACCTGGTGGGTATGACGGAAGTCATTCTAAGCTGGGCAGAGATGCATTCAAAAATTACCTTGTTAGAGGACTTCAAGGTTGATTTATCATGCATGATCGTGTAGTCTTTTAGAGATTAAGGAAAAAGGAGCAAGTTAATGGATTTCAATGAACTGTTTGTTTTAACAGGAGATAAAATAATCACATGCGAAAGCGTTTCTGATGCTGCCAATCAATTTGTAATGGCATATAGCGATGGTAAATCTATTGAAGATTTATCCCTTCACGCACCAATGAGCTTCCCAGATGAGAACAAAAAAGAAGTATTGGATAGCTTCATTGCTAAGTTGAAAGACATTAATACTGAAGTTTACACGCGCTTTATCTCTAAAGCGTAGTATAAAAAAGACAACCAGATACGTGCTGGCTGTCTTTTTTATTAATCGTTATATTCCTGGAACTTACTGCACAGGTGAGTAAAACCACAGAAGTTTTTGCAGTAGAAGTCTTGATATATTGCAGGAAATTTATTTGTATTCCGGTATGTGTTCATCTGGATATACTTGAATTTAATGTTATTAGACACGGTGGTAAGTCGCTCAATTGGTATCTCAACTTCTACCACCTTCCCAAACCTCACAAAGTCGTAACGGTATTTGTAAGGCAATTCTCCGTATAGAAGGAAGCAAGCCATTCCGTATATAGGTAGCTGATCCTTCCGCATGGTTGCTGCTGGACTGTAGGGCTTGGATGTCTTGTAATCAGTGACCACTAACCCTTTATCATCTCTCTCCAGCTTATCGATAAACCCTTTAATTGGACGTGTTTGATTTTGAATATCAATCTTAAATTCAACCTCTAGTCCAACTAGCTTTGACCAATCCATGTTGGGTATGTTCTCAATGTATATCTTTCCCTGCGCATAGTACTCATCACGTTTCTCAATAGAAGGGAAGGAGATTAGAGGAAATGCATTGTCATACAACATGAGCATTTTCTCTACATCCAACTCTTCTCTCTTCTCCATTAGCTGGTTACCGTAACAGTTTAATAGGCCCTGCATGTCATGTGGCTTTGGGTCTTTCGCAAGCGTGAAAGGAAAATCATTTCCCTTCAGCATCCTTGGATAAAACTCAACAAGAAAGTGCATTAGAAGACCAAAATCGGCATAGAACGTCTCAGTGCCGACTTGTTTTGGTCGCGTAGGATCTAAGTATTGGAAATAGTACGATCTAGGGCATTGACTAAACCTATCAAGTGCGGAGTTAGAAAGCTGCCTTATTTCTCTCATAGGTGTATGTCTACTCCTAATAGTCGAATCCGCTAATGAATCTAGTTGAGACCAGTTTCTGTCGGCTCGCAATAAAATCTGCTAAATGGACTGCTTTTTGTACTGGTGTTTCTGGTTTGATTCCGCCAACACTTGTCCATTTACCCTCTTTTAGATTCCCCATATGTCTCTCAATTGCACTCATAACGGTTTCAAATGCATCCAGAGAAACTAAGTCTTGTCCAATATACCCTTCTGAATGTTTGTATCCAAAATAGGCTCTAGGCATGAATGGGTGCATATCAATATACCTGTAATCAAAATCAATGCCATACTTAAGAATGTCATGGCATAGAAGAGCAGCAATCGCGCAGTCTGTTTCCTCATCGCTTAATTCGAAAGTGGCTGCTAACTCGTTAACAACCTCGGTTCCCATAACCACGTGTCGGATTAAACCACCTACGTCTGTAGACCAATCACCATGAAATTTTCCTGATACAGAGGCAGGTACCACAAAATAGTAATCCGGTGCCTTTTCCCACATAGCAGAAACCATGTCTCTGACATCGGATGATCCGATAAGCGCAAGACACTGATCTAAGTAATTAAATGCGGTGTATTTATAATCTCGAACTGCTTCCTTTGTTAAAGTTTTTTCTTTTCCTTTTACTGTAATAATCAAAATATTTCCTCCTTATTTATAAGCGGGATGGTCTTGGATGCTGCTTTCTTTCTCTTCTTCATCAGTAGATAAAATTTTAACTGTGACTGCTAATACATTAGAAAACCTCACAATAGTAGTGGCCCCATTATCTGATCTAGGGAAAATGGTACTTCCCCCACTAACCATCAATTTCGAATAGGTACTAACTAAAAATTGTTCATATTGTTCTTTTGTCGCAGTTACTGTTTGCCCATCTTCTTGCTGTATTTGAACTTTACCTACGGTCCACATAATATCTAATGTCTCATCATGCATTTTCAATGAAACGAGTGCGTGCAAACCCATATCAATCCACCCCCACTACACAATCTTTAGGTGACTTATCAGGACGCAATCTTTTGAATTGAGGGTGCTTGAATTTCAAATCTTTTGTCCGTACATGAGCCATGATTTCTAAGCAAGTACCAATAAATTCATTTGGTTCTGTGGACATTTTCTTGCGTATATTTTCAGGAAACCCTGAGCAAAACCCAACGGGCAGCAATTCGCCTGCTTCAGTGTATTGGGCAAACTCAATTGCACCAATCCATGAATTAAAGTAATACTTGGTTACAGGAGTAATTGCAGTATTGGTACCATTAGCGTGATCTTCTGCCTCTTTACTACCTCCCGATAACTCAAGGAGGTTCCCGTCCGAATCTTCCCAATAGCGCCATTGTTCGATTTCTTTTCCTGTGTACTCTCTGACAGGAGGCTTAAAACCGGTTATTACTACATCCGATGTAATTTCTCTTTTCACCTTTACCCAATTCCATCGAGGCTTTTTGTCAGGCGTGTATTTACCCTCAATATTTTTGAGCATGATTCCTTCGCCGCCAGAATCTAATACTTGCTGTAGAAGGTCCGATTTCTTTTGGGGGCTCGCTGTGTACTGTGAAAGCTCAACAAAGGGTGATTCACTAAACAGCTCTGTGAAAAACCTTTCTAAATGCGCCCTCCTTATTTTCCAAGGCAAGTCAATTAACCAATCACCTTTTTCATCACGCAAGATGTCGTAGATGCAGTAGGATAGGTAACCTGACTTTTCTTGTCGTTCAATTGCCTTTTCAGGTAAGCAACCTGTAATTTCTGTGACTGCGTTTGAATTTTTTCCTGGGAAGTATAATTCACCGTCCAGTATTAAGTTAGGGTATTGCTTAAATATCTCATGTAGGTGCGGGATGTTTGCGGTCTTCTCTACAGGCAGGCCATCAGCTTTAGATAGGTTTCGACCAAAAAACCTACCGCCGATGCTCAATTGCCTGATACCGTCCATCTTCTCCTCAGCAACATAGCTTGGGTCTTGCATGAGTTTTTCTAACTTTTCGGGTTCTTTTACAGATGTCCCGCCCATAGGCATTACAACTGTCTCCAACGGATAATCTCTCAATTTACTGGCTCCCTTCAAAATAAATCAATAAATCTATTTGTATATAAATAAATTTATTAACTTGTTTACCTGCTCGATAGAAAGAGTGGGTACAAGCTTTCATGAGTTGCATAGATTAATATTTTTCTCTTTCATTAGCTGTACTTGTTTACTGATTTTCTTCTTAGCTCGGTTCACGGTAACTTGGATGGTTCCCTTTGCTACTCCAAAAAGCTCAGCACATTTACTAAAGGACATTTCTTCAACTACAATGCACATGTAAATCTCACGCTCTCTCTTCGTTAAATGCTGCATCGCAGTTTCAATCCTATTCATATCGAAACTACTTATCTTGTACTCAACTTCCTCTATCGTAGGGGAAGCATAGAACGCTAAATTACATAAAATATCCTCGGATATTGGTACTGTTTTTTGAGCAAGGGATCTTCGTTCTAGTGGCCTTTTTAACTCTGGCTGCCGCTTATTTTTCATCCAACTAACAGAGTACTCAAGATCGCTGATTATTCTCGAAACTGCGTTAAAGTCTCTATTGGTTGCATCCATTTGCTTATGCATCTGTTTCACGTAAGTTAGTGTGTCGGTATACTCAAGTATCAGGTCATTCACTATCTACTGCGCCTCCTATAACCCCTAAAATTCACCGGTAATAAAAGAGTGGGAAGGCGGGCGGTACGGTTGCAAAATAAAAAAAAGACAGCCGATGGCTGCCTCATCTATTTAAATTTCTTTGTTTCAATAGGGCACTACTTGTACCCGTAAACCCTTTTCTTTTGCTAGATCAATCATGTGCTTTGTACCACGGCTTTTTCCATCCCAAAATGCCATTAATGCGTGAGATGTTTCAGCCATTTGCTTGTTTCGAATATATCCTGCTGACTTACCATATGTGTCCCAATCAGCAGGATAGGCACTCACCTCAAGCCCACGCTCTTTCGCATACAACTCACCAAGAGAGTCTGCCCCTCTAGCTTTACCTGAAACTATAACTACTTCGTCTACTTGCCTATTACGGAGCACATAATCAAGGTTTGTTTTAAGCAGGACATAATCATTGAAATCCCTTCCACCAGCAACAATCACCCTCAATTTTCTCATTTCATGTCCTCTTCGTTAGAATCGTCTACTGTCTTTGGATTAGTAACAAGACCACCATGATAATTACCTGCGTCTAAGCGGACGTAAGCCCCGTGCCCCTTCGCTTTATACGCTCTACCTTTCTCGGCACGTTCTACTGTAAACTTGATTTCATTTCCATTAGAATCAGTACATTTAATAATGTCGCCCGCCCGCACCTCCGTAGGTTGTGGGGCATGAAGATACTCGCTAGATACCGTCATACCTAATGCCCGCCTTAAAGCAATAGCCTTACCTATATGGACATTGAAACATTCAGTAGGCATGCATTTGGCTATCCCACGAAAGGACACTCGCTTTTTCCTATCTCCCCACCTTGAAATGTAGGTAATCAAAACAGTAACCGTACGTTTATCTTTATTAACATAAACTTCAACTGATTCCGTTGATGGACTAAAAGCTGCTACCCCACCTCCCACTGAAGGGCACCCTGGCCGATAAGTTGTACTCAGTTCCTTAAAATCGGACTTAGCTCTTTCAACAATTTGCTCACGTTTAAGTTGAATCGGACTTCTATTCAATTTATGGGTTTCTAATTTCATAGTGACTTTACCTAAGCCAGGTGATTTTTCTTGGCTAAGATGAGTCCTTGAATCATCAATAATCCTCCCCTTTTCAGAAGCATAAGAACTCAGTGCTGCCTCGTTATTTGGGGCTGATACATATTGGGTGTCCGGTACGATTGTCGTAACCTTTAAACCACCAAACACCCCTCTATACTCAACCACATCACCTACACGCACTTCTGTGGGGTTCGGTACGTTTAGAAACTCGTAAGGTACTTCGAGTCCTAATGCACGTAACAATGCAATAGCCTTACCTATGTGTTCATTAAAACAATCGCCAGATGCGCATTTGGCAATTCCTTTAGAAAGTACACCACTGTTCTGAATCGATTTACGTAAAGCAACGACGGTCCTTTTTTCGGCATTTACGATAAATTCGTGTTTGCGTGTGAAGTCTCTTCTACCCCAAGCCTCTATATCTTCCTTCGCTTTCGCTACGATCTCATCCCGCTTCTGTTGATCTGACCGAGTATCCACTTTAAAAGCAAGTCCATTAGAGCTAAACCGTCCTGTAACAGCCCCTACAGCATTGAAATCTGGGGATAGGGCCCTATTGTACAATTCTCTAATTCTACCCATAACTTGACTATTTAGAGAAATCAATGACTCTAAGTCCATATGATTCAAATCTGGTGTTGGTGTGTATTTTTGAATTATTACTTCATAATCTGCCTCCCAAATGATACCTTTATTGCTAGGTCCGAATACGCCAGAAGGGGCGATACTCTCTACAATAACAACATCTCCGTCCTTATAAGATGGGTTAGGTGTTTTGCTGTTGTTGATGATTAGAATAAACTCACCTACATTTGCAATCCTTTTCTCAGTCTTATACTGAGTAGTCGTGTTTATATTAGCTTGTTTAGTCATTACGCATTTATCCCTTCTATACGTATTTCAAGTGCATCTAAAGTTTTTCTAATACCTGATTCAACCCCTGAGGTGTAATAGGAAATTCTACTTTCAGGAGTACTTGCTTCATGTGCGGCTACATTTTCATCGTAGTAGTCTTTTACCTTATCTAAGGATGGTTGATGACGGATCACCTCATACCCATTGATGAGTGCTGCGGCAAGTTGCATTTTAGTCAAATCATTAAGAACATACTGCCACCTCTGAAAATTACCATGTCCATTTAAAATCTCTTCATCGTCTAAGGCATCTTCTTGGCGAAAATGCTCTATAGCTTCCGCCTGATCTTCTGTAATTTTCACTTTCATTTCAATACCTCCAATAACCCTTCTATTTGATTTTTTGCAAAGTGCCTCCATTCAGGCATGCACTGATCCATAAGCTCTACATTAGAAAAAAGTAGACGAAACATCGCAGCAGTTGCAGTCTTTCGTTCAGCCTTCAATTTCTCGTTCTCAGATATGACCTCAGCCAGTGCCTGGCGTAGCTCTAGATTTTCTCTCTCTCTAGGTGTTGCATAATCTAATTCACTGTCCTTCCATAGAAGACACGATTTTAGACAAATCTTCGTTTATTCTTTTAATGGCATTCCTTGTTGATGTCGGGAGGTTGCTTCTGATCAAACCTTTTACATGCTTTGGTATTTCAGATGGATTAAATACATAGATACCTAGGTTGTTTAAAAGGACTTCAACCTCTCTAGCTGCCTCCGCATCTTTTGAGAGCAATCTATTTTCCTTCTCTAATCGGTCTACTTTTTTTTGGAGACTGTCTACTTCCTTCGCCAGCTTTGTTTTAACAGCTTTGCCGAGTCCTTTATTTCCGCTTTTATTTTCAACGTACTCTTTAAAATACTCGACCTTGCTATTAAAAAAGGGATAACTCGTACTGTCTACGCGATTCATCAGAAGGTAATAGAGCATATTTTCAGGCAGATTGATTTGCCTGAAAATAGGGGCTCTTTTTGTATATAATGTTCCTTTGTCTGGGTTGAAATAGATTAATCCCACGTTCTTTGGTAACTCATCGGGTGAGATTAATCCTTTAGGGCAGACAAATGAGAATCGATTGGTCATTTCTAAGTAAGCAGGCCATTTGGTGTCCCTTAAAAAATCATTCCTACTTACCTTAATTTCATATCCTGATATACAAGGCTTGCTCCAGCTCTTTGCTACAGCAAGTGCATCAATCACTTTTAACCCCGTCATTGTGGGTCCATTTTTAACCTCAGTTAAAAACAGGTCTAATCGATGCCGTACACTTAATGCTTTCTTAATGTCTTGGGATCGTACTTTAGGCTGCTGCGTCATTTGAATCATCATCCTCATCTTCTTCTTTAAACATGCCAAGCTCGTACTCATAACCAAGTTGCTTCTCCATTTTGGTTTCAACTTCCTCAGCAAATATGACTTTCCAATCCAATTCACCTGAAGCAATTTTGCCAACTTGCTCTGGTGAAAACTTTCCTCCCCAATAAGGAGAAACTTCAATATCGGATTTAAATGTCACACCCAAATGTTCTGTTGGGATAGCATTTTGCATGACTTGAGCCAACTCTTTCAAAGCAGAGTACTCTACATTTTCTGGTATATCGAATACAAGCTCATCGTGAACTTGTAAAAGAAGATGGATGTCGTGAACCTCTAGTACTGATTTATAGTTGTTTGTTAGCCATTCGAGACGATCAAAGCACCGCGTACCATCAGGGCGTGTTGGGTAGAAAAGATCGACCATAGCCTTTTTAACCTGGTCTGCGGAAGTCCCTTGGATACCTGTGTTAGTTGCCTGTCTTTTTACCTTTTCAAGTAAGTAATGCCAGTTGCGTTTCTTATACAAGTCTGATGATTTTGCTTCCGCAATAGTCTCACCAAACCTTCTCTTACGTCCCAACACAGTCTCAACATAGGTGTCTTCCATTACTTTTCTATGGACCTCAGCCTCCCATGCTAGGTATCCTGGTAAGCTCGCTTTAAATGAATCTATTAATTTCTTAGCCTCTTCTTTGGTGCCGTTTATTTGTGCAGCCAATCCAATCTCAGTGATGCCGTAAACAGTTCCGAATACCACGGACTTAGTACTTTTCCGTTTTGACTCGAACGTGGAAGCCAGCTTCGGCACCAACTCAGCTAAGTCACCCACCGCAACACCAGCTACTGTAAATGCATGGGCAATTTCAGGGGTGCCTTGCCATTTAGCCTTGATTTTTTCGATATTGTCGATAGTTTCCTTTTCGCTATCGCCTTCAAAGTTTCTAATTTGCTCAAACATGTCATAGTCAAAACCATAAATTTGACACGTAATCCTACTGTGCATGTCCAGTCCTTTTGTATAAACCTCAAGTAGTGCAGGATCCTGAGTAAGTATCGCTAACCACCGCAACTCCTGCTGCGAGAAATCCAGAGAGGCCAATAGTCGCCCTTCGTCTGCACGGAAAGCGTACCGGATCAAATCAAATTTTGATGGTACTTGTTGAAGATTAGGCTCTTTACAGCTCATACGTCCGGTCCTAACTAATTGGTTATAGCTGCAGTGCACTTTCCCGTCCTTTGTTCCTTGTGCTTGAAGAGGTAGCTTATCGCAGAAAGCCTCAATTAACTTACTAAGTCCTCGATATTCTAGGATGTACTTAATAACGGGGTGGGTATTTTCATTCGCTTGAAGGGTTTTCTTATCAGTCTTCTTTTTAGGGACCTTCTTTTTAAGCTTTTTGTCGTACTCCATCACCTCTTCTAATATCCGATGGTCAACATAAAGCTTTTGAGCCAACTGTTTAGGTGAACTGAGTTTGAAAGGCTCTATAGCTGTGTAGGGCTCTTTATACTTTATTTTGTTCTTGGTTCTATTTTTTGTTTTTTCAAGTACAATTTCTTCACCTAAGTGAGAGTAAATCTCTTGCGTTATCTCCTGCAGTTTTTTCTTAAGTGCATCTCCTATATCTTTAGATAAGAAGTCACCATCTACTGCAATTCCCCTGCGCTCTGCAGTAGCAAGAACTGCTATTAATGGCATCTCAACTTCCCAGAAAAGTTTCTGGATACGGTCTAATTGGAATAATGGGTCGTACATAACTGATTTTTGGAACTCAAAAACTGCCTTAGTCATAAAGGTATCGTGACAAGCGTAATAAATCGCAAGTTTGTGAGGGATCTGGTCGAATGGGATTTTATCGAACATGCTACCGAATTTAAACGTTGGTAACTTTGTTTCATCTTTGATGATTCCGCGTTTAATTAGATCAGGTAGGGCATAGCCTTTGTACCATTCTTTTAATCCTTTAAGGTGGTTTTCATTTAGCAATCCGCCAGCAATTACAGTATCCCAATGGATGTTAAATGTGATGTCTATGTTGCACCAGTTATAAAGGACATGTATATCAAATTTACTGTTGGCCAAAACCAGCAGCTTATCTGCTTCAAAGAAAGGCTTAAGCGCTGAAACCACTTGATCCAAGGTTAATGTAGGAAGATGCTTAGACATTTCATGCTTAAATGGGCGCAGTGGAATATGGAAATGGTTATCATCCATAAATCCTAAAGAGATTGAAACGATCTCATCTTTAAATGGATTTAACCCGTATGTCTCAGTATCTAAGAATGTATAAGTCTTTGATTTGTTCCACATACGTTTATACATTTTGTAATGCTGTATAAGCTTATCCAGAAGTTCAGGCGTGTTTATTAAACGGTAATTTTCCGGTACCTCAATGCTCTCCGCCAACTCCATTATTTGCTTTTCTTTTTTGTTAGGTCCTTTGCTGGCTTTTTTAACTTTTTCTTTTTCAATGGTTCTTACTTCCCCTGCATCCTCTGGATGAGTCTTTAATTTATCCATTGCTTTTTCTAACTCTTTCTTAATATCCTCAGCCATGCTATTACTCCTCCCAGCTAGTATTAATCAAAAGAAAAGAGGCGAGAAATCGCCTCATTTAACTAATTACCAAGGTAGCTTACCGGTGGGCGCATTTGCATCTCCTTGGGGCATCTGTCTGTTATCGTATTGAGTTTGCCCTTGTGCTACTGGATCTGGTTGTCCTGCATTTGGTTGAGCATCTGGTTGGTTAAAGCCAGCATTACCTTGACCAAAGTTACCTGGTGGGGATTGGTTAAATCCTTCTGCAGGCGGTTGTTGTGGTGGCGCTTGTTGCTGTTGTTGCTGAGGTGGGAAACCTCCTGGCGTTTCTTGTGGAGGAGGGAATCCTCCTGGTGCTCCTCCAAACTGTTGCTGTTGTGGTGGAGGTGGTGGAGCTCCTTGCGTACCTTGTTGTGGAGCAAATCCTCCAGGCTGTCCTCCGAATTGCTGCTGTTGTGGTGGAGGGAAGCCACCTTGTGCAGGTTGTCCGCCAAACTGTTGTTGTGGCGGGAATCCACCAGGTTGTCCACCGAACTGCTGTTGTTGCTGCTGCGGAGGAAATCCTCCTGGTGCCCCTCCAAATTGTTGCTGAGGAGGGAAACCGCCTTGTTGTCCACCAAATTGCTGCCCTGTGCCAGGGTATGGGGGAGTAGAGTTCAATAACGCCTGCATAAAACCAGTAATTTGCTCTGGCGTATGAGGTGTGATTTGTTCCATAATGTCGGGCAATTCCATTGCCTGCAGGTTAGGGTAATTAGGTGCTGGGTTTGCTCTGCGCGCCTGATACTGCGTATCCGAAGCCCCACTTCCAGACCTGTAAATTGTCACAAACTCCTGTCTAGGGTCTACTTGGTCAAAATTGAAGTTTTGGTTTAACGATTGAACATGTTTTTTTGACATGTTTACAAATTTGATCTTCCCATCAGCCGAATCATAGACTCTGAACTTTGCCTTATGTGCGGGGTACCGAGTAGGATTTGCTGCGCATAACGGGCATACATCCTTACCAGGACATCTAATGTAACTTGGCTTCAGAGACTGATCATAATGCTCTCTGACAGCCATTAAACTATCTCCCCAATCAATGAACAGAAGTGTTTTAGGTGTTCCTTCTTTAAAGGTGAGGAAATCCGCACCTCCGCCTCCTGATAGAAATGAATCTAAGCCTTGTGTTTGAGTAGACATATAACTCCTCCTAATTTCTAAAGTGCAAGATTTTGTCTCGCGTAATTAAGTAGTGATGCTAACTTGGGTCGGGTTGCAAAGAATTAAAAATAAAAGTAAATACAAAAAAAAACAACCCAACACTCTGTGCAGGGTTGCAAATGTACGTATTGTTTTGTATACTTTAGTCATTCTAAAGGAGCCTAACTATATAAAAGTAGTTACGGTTAGGATATAGTTGCACATTTTTAAAAAATAAATTTGCAATCTTTATTTTTGTGTTGTATACTGTACGTACAATACAATGAGATTAAACTACCTGCATATACTGCGTAGTTTATTAATCGCGCGAGTGCCTGTACATTTATGTATATTTAATTCGCGACAAATATCTGCCATATTGGTAATTACACCGCCGTCAGATATGACTGTGTCCATGAGCTGTTGTTCGTTCTCACTGAGATGTTTACGGTATTTCTCATAGTAATCAACACAAAAATCCGTAAACACCATAGGATCCTCCTCATGAAGGTGTTCTAAAGAAAAACCGGCACTGTTTTCGTAATTATCAATAGTGACTGCCGCACTATAAAGCATTTTATGTTTCATCGTGTTTTTTCTGCGGTAATATTCAATAACACCGCGCCGAATGACAGTAATAATCACATATTTCATTTTATCTTGTGGGACTTCATGATTCTGCAGGTATTTTAATAGACCGTAAACTATATCTTGCATTACATCTTCCTGGTCTTGTTGATTTACCTTACTTCTTAGTTCTTTTTGAATCACTCCTTTAATGTAAGGAGTATTGAAAAAGTCCATAGAAAAATTCTCACTGTTAATCATTGCTACTGTCATTTGTATTTCCCCCAATTTTATATTGTTTTTGAGCCTAAAGAGCTGACAGGGTAGGAATTTAATTTATCTAGCCAGCCCAGCTTTAAAAGAAGGTTTGAATCAGCACCAGAATTGGGAGCAAATACACTAGGATACATAACGTGATTTACTACAAATCCATGCTTTATCAAATCTTTGGTTGCACGATCAGTGGCACTTTTGCCTGCAGGGTCGTCATCATACAACAGGTCCACAATTTCAATACCTGCTAATTGAAGTTCTCTTATTTGGTTTTGGAATAAAATTTTTCCATTCTGAGCTGCAGCAGGTATGCCAACTTGGTAGTTAGACATAACATCTAGCGGCGATTCTACTAATCTAATTCGCTTTATTCGTCTACTGGTCTTTATGTTTTCGATAAAGTGCAGGCCAAATAAAATGTCTTTTTTGATAGGAGTACCTTCATTAATGAACTTTACTCCACTAAAGTCATCACCTATTTTTCTTTTCTGTATGAAGCGTAGTTCCCCCTTACGCGTACGTTGAGGGAATACGATACACTTGTTTTCAATATCGACTTTGATTCCATAAGTCTCTATGGTATGCATTGTCATACCCCTAGAGTTGATTAAATAGGACATACCTTGGCCGTATAAGTACGGATCAGGGCTATTTGTGTATTCAAATCTAGTAAGAGCCTCTTCACCTAGGCAAGGAATCTCCCCAGGATTCCTGCCATCTTCAATAATGCTCTCTAGGTCTAGAGGCTTCCTTTGCTCCTCTGTGATAAAATTGGAGAGAAGTCTTTGAATGCCTGCGCCCTCTTCAAGATCAAAAGCAATTTCAACTACCTTGTCTATGGTTCCTAAGTAACCACAGTAAAAGCAGTTCGCGTGATAGGGTGCCTCTTTGGATATCCCAAAAGAAGCCTTACTCTCTGAATGGTTGGGGCAACAGGACATGATCCATTCACCGGTATCATTTTGTTTTGAAAAAGCGTTTGAATTGATCCCATAGTTAGGAGAATGTTGGTACTCAAACTCCATCTCATCTAAGAAATCACCTACATCCACCCATAAGTTTTCTAGAATCTCAATGGCTCTCTGCTTATCCTCGCTCACTTTTACCAATGTTGATCACCTGCACCATTTAGAACTCCTACAACTCCCGTTTCGAATTGGTATCTTACAAGAAAATTAAGTGAGTTATCGTTTCCGCGATTCTTGATAACTTGTATTCTGAAGGTGTTTTTGTTCACTTTTACGACAGATATGCCTTTACTTGCATCCTGGTAGATGGAGTATGTTTCCCCAATGTCTTCCCCATCAACTGAGGAGGTTTCAATCTCTTTTTTAGCTTTCTTTGCTGCTTCCCGCGTAGCCTGTGACACTATGTAACCAGGCTTTTCTGTATCTAAAATCATTTGACGAATTTCAGCCGATACGCTGTATAAGCGGGTACGCAGATCCATATTAGCTCCGAAAGAATTTGGCACACGTACTTTGGATACTTGGTCCAACGCAAACCTATTGTGTCCTTCTCTCTCTAATATCCTTTTCATTTCATCTACTGTGTAGGGCTTGCCTCCATTGCTGGAAACATCATAAATCATCATGTCTTTTCTACGCTGCCTAAGTGAATCCAAGTAAAAAATATACTTATCTTTTTCCTCACCTGACATCGTTCCTCGCTGCATGGCCAAACTCGATACACGTGCTAGAACATTGTCAAAATTCCTAGCTATCTCACTCGCATGTTGCTCAAAGGCAAAGTAAGCGGGATAGTCGCTTGCGGGGGTACTCGACCAGGGGCTCTGAAACATAAACGATGTAATAAGGGTCTTACCCATGTTAGATGGAGCAAGCACTAAGAAGTAATCAGTTTCTTCCTCACCATAAACCAATCCGTTTGTAGCCTCATCTAGTGGAGCAAAGCCTGTAGAATAGCCAATAATTTGGTCCTTGTCTCTCCCATGTATACTTAAATATTTATTTTTCCTCTTTTCTGCATTTTCTGTATAGGAATAGCCTTTATTTTGCGTGCTATGGTCCTTTAAAAGTTTAGCTGTCTCATCATGAAGTTCCTGAATTGCTTCAAAGGACTGCTTGTTTCCTACCTTGGTAGCTGCGTTTTTCAGTACCGGCCGGACCATTCTGTGTAACTTATCTTCTTGAAGCGCCTTGACTACCTGCTCTACATGCTCAATCTCGACCCTTTCAAATTCTTTGTAGTTGTTCAACACAGACTCTAATGTTGGTACTTGTCCAGTATTTCGATGAAAGTCTCTAATGTACCCAAACACATGGCTATGTATAGGGAAATGTTCTTCTCCTAAACCGTAATGCTCCACTACAGTCCACTTTTTAGATTCTAATACGTAGTTGAGTAGCTGAAGTTCCTCAATACTTGGCATATTCATCTCTCCTATTCTTGATCTAAATCAATAGTGAGTGAATATCTAAACAAGTTGCAGAATAATAATAGAACGTGTGTTCTATTTTAGGGTAAAAAAGAAGAATATGCTTTATGTGACTGCGTAAAATAGCGTATCCGTGCATAAAAATGACGACTTATCACATAAAACATATCTTCGATATAAGGTACTAACCAAAATTAGTACTATTATCCCAGATTGTCGCTAACACAGGTTTATGCTACCACAACATATTAGCGCAATCAATACTTTTTTCTCATACGCAAAATCTCATTTTTGGTATTAGATAGGACATATTGACTGCTTGGGATTAATATTACCATCCACTAAAGGTACCGTCAATACTTTTATTTCATTTTCTTTACAAGGTAACATCAGGATTACTGATAACTTTATCATCCAATGTTTCTAAAAAATACACTGCAATCGGTCAAAAACCGGTTAAAATCAGACATAGTAAGTAGTTTCTTTTCTTCTATTCCTTCCTGAATATTCAAATACAAGGGAGTTAAAAAACACTCTAGTCGCTATCGTATCGCCTAGCATATCAGGATGGCCTAGTTGCCCTTCAGTAAAATTCGAGGTGAAGAAAGTCGCTTTTTTGTGCTCTTTTCTAAAGTCAATCAGATCATACGTAATGTCCCGCACGTAATTTGATAATCTTCCGCTGCCAATATCATCAAGAATTAACAAGGGTACATTTTTCATTCTTTCGAGTTCAGCAAGGGACTTAGCTGTATAGTCTAAATCGTTTAGTTGATACACCTTTCTCAGATCATTTGCCCATGTACCATACTTAACGTACAAGGCTAAAGGGTTCTCAAAATCGAACAAATCAGCATCCATGACGGAAGAGAATATAAACTCTGCTGCCAGTGTTGTGACTGCTTTGGTTTTTCCGGTACCTTTTTCTTTAGAGATAAAACCCACATTTGTTCCAGCCATAACAGCAGTTTTAATTTCTGAAAATAGATTTTCTAGTGCAGGCTTAAATTTCATATTATCTTGATCAAACTGAAAATTGTTCTTGTTACTCTCCCTAAATTCTGGGGTAATTTTAGATAAGTTCATTGCCTGGTCAATCATTACAAACCCCGAACACTCTGGGTTTACTTTATAATCATCAGGCATTGGGGAGGCTCCTGATCTTCGAGTACACCTGTCTCTAACCAAACAACCAGCACATTCTTTGTATGGTTCTTGTTGTGGTCTAATCATTACCCTTCCCTCCCAATAATTTATTTAAGGCATCCACACCATCAACTCGTTGACGCTCTTCAGCTTCAGCTGGAATATCCCCAAGTTTTTCAATTTCATTGTTCTTAATATGGAATGGTTTTGTCCCATTGGACAGATAGTTTTGTATCTCTCCTAACCTAGTAGTTGAACTGAAATATTCAAGTGTGACGTTCTCATAACCTATTTCAAAGACAGCATCTATGTACTGCTTTAGGAGGTTATTGTCACTCAACATTCCAAGGACTCGGCGCATTTGGCCGGTGTGTTTCTTCATGTTGCTGTGGTGGGAAGCCTTCATGTGGTCCAAGTATTTTGAGTAGTAGTACTCCCTGAATTGTTTCACTTTCCATTTTTCAATTGGCATCACTGACCAATGTGTTTTATCTTCATTCCCTTTTACCTGAATGTGTTCTGGGGGATTGGTAATTTTCGGGGGAACAACTGAATTTTGAATGCTTTTCGGTAACATGCCCATGTCAATCGCATCTCCTTTTAATAATTTTTCAAATATGGCGCTGTAACTTTGATGGGACCCTCTCCCAACAGCTAATGCATGTAATGGAACCTTTTGAGAGGATAAAAAATCTTTCAATTTTATAACTGCTGAATGTATATCGTCCCACCCATAAAGCGTTGTCCATTTTGCTGCTGCCGTCCAAATTTCTTCGGATACCCTTAAAAGAGGGATAGAGGATATTTCCATCAGAGAATATTGATTACTTCTTCCTCTTCCTAACCTGACACGCTTAATGAATCCCTTTTGAACTAACTCTTCAATGTGCTTTGTACAGGTGTTCTGACTAAAACCCAACGCAATTGAAAGGCGGTCGATGCTGGGGAAAGCATAATTTCCCCTAGTGTGTACGTGGTTCAGGATGGCCGCATACACTGACTTAGCGCCAGCAGATAGGCCAATACAATTCACGACTGTGCTCGGCAACTGGACAAATCCCCTGTTAAAAGAATCCCTGTAAATAAAGTGCTGCTCTTCAGGTAGTCTCATTTTCATTCATTTCATCCTCCTACAAATAAAGAGTAGTGAGGTGATTTTTTAAGTTGCAATAAAAAAGAGCCGCTTTTCATGCGACTCTACCTAGACATCAATTAATATATTAATTGATTTATAAACTTATATATGTGTAAATCTTAAATCCTTATTCTATATCATTTCACTTACTATAAAACCAACACTTCTGCTGGTTCAACTACGTTGAAATATAAACTTGCGCCTTCTTCACTTATTGGATATCTAACGTCTATTTCTATTTCTGTATCTGTTTTTGATAGTGTTTTAGAGGGTACTTTTAATGCATCTTCCCACCATTTGATGCGTTCATAGAAGTCTAGTAGGGCTGTCTTTTTGTTAGTGTGGGGAATGACAATAAAGTAACCTGCATATGCAACATCAATTCTTATAACATATATTTTACTTGTCATAATTTCATTCTCCTTTGGATAGAGGTCAAATCAATTCTGTTTCTGTGCGATATCGATTTTCCTCTGCGCACCTTTGACAAATATCGAGCTCTTCCTGCTCCTTAAATATTGCCGCTTATCGCAGATAGCGTTTTACTCATATACGCTTCTTCAACTTGATGGAGCAGCCCTAGATGCCTGCCTAACTCTAAGAAATTTTGGAACATTTTCTCGTAAGCCGCATACGATTCTCCAAAACTTCCCCACCTTTCAATGAAATGGGTTATCTCTTGGTGCACTGCTAAGAACACTTCTACTGTACTGCCTTCTGTTTCTTCACGTTTTAATGAAAGTGCATTTAGGCTGTAGCTATTCCTAGGGTAGCTTATGACGCTCCCTATGCTTAAAAGGACTCGAAAACAGTTGATGTAGCTATCTAGTATTTTGCATGATTCGTTCTTTTGGCCATTCTCCCAATATCTAAACCCATCCCATGAACTTGCACAACAAGATAACTCTACTTGTAATGCTAAGGTTAGTTCGGGCAAGATGGCGTAACCTTGTTCAATATTTTTTTCTCGAAGAGTACGTCCGGCTAGTTCGAACATTTCTTGTAAGTCCATGTAATTCTCCTCCTGCTCGACTCAGCATCAAATGCCGTAATTTCGCATTGCTTGTCTTTCACCTTCAGTTTGGTAGTAACTTTCTTCTTTTTCCTGAAGTACTTCTTCTTCCTTCCGCATCATTGTTATACATTTTTGGCAAGCCTTTTTCCCACTACCTCTGATTAATCCCCCATGAACTGAATGGAATGCTTTCATTTCCCCACAGTTCGAACAACGCTTAGGTTCAGTGATGAAGCTACCGTACGCATCTTTTAATTTTCTACTTCTAAATGCCATGATGCCCTCCAAAAGAAATGTTTTAGCTTAGTGAGCTTTGTTCCTTACATTCGCTCAGTATCTGGTGACTTTTGCCTCCAAAGCAATGGAATACATCTTCTTATATTCTTGCACGTAATTCCGAGAGTTCTCTATTTTCCCTGCCCATTTGGTCAATCATACCTGCTGCTTCTTCCTCGGTTACATATTCATTTTCAACTTGGAACCAAAACTTTTCATCGGAATATTTATTCTTGTATTTATAAAATGTAATTTTTCTACGTTTGCTTACCTCGAATGTAGCGTCGAATACCCTACACATCCCCTGTAATATGCCTTGTGATACATACACGGATGGATGTTCGTCTCTTCCAATAGGAACGGAATTATAAAGAGAGTGAAGGTAAACGGTAGCCTCTTCTTCTAACAATGCCTGCTGTTCAGATTCGTTTAAGTACCTCATTTCATGTGTCCTTTATTTTGCTGAATCCGACCAAGTAACCGTTAAAGTCACGCTTAGGGATAGTGATTTTTTGAATGGTCATTTCGTTTCCCCCTGAGCTACGTGTTGGTTAAAATCAGATAGTTTTTTGAAACAGTCCTTACAAAAGCGTGCGCTGGTTTGATTTCCTTTAACTTCGATAATTTCCTCGTAAGGATATTGCACCCAACTTCTCCCGTAAACTTCGGCTCTATCACAATAATTACAAGAACCCGCTTCTTTTCTTCCCTTAACGCTAATCTCCATAAGCTTATACCTCCATTCAGTATCGAATGCCAATTGCTTCTTTAATGACATTAGAATTTTCTGAATCTAATGAATGCATGACTTGGGGAAGAGTAATATCATCAAGTCTGCCGTTAAAGCATTGTACTGCAAAACGAATCATAGCCTCTTCACTAGCGGAGAACCGCTCCATCTCTTCATATAACTGGTCAAGATCGATCCCATCGAGGCTAATGGTTTCTTTAATTTCATTGAATTTATTTACTGCACCCGCTACATACGCGAATGAACGATAGTAAGTATCGTCTACCTGGTCAAAAGGTTTTTCCCCTAAAAGGTCAAGGATTAAATCAGTTTGCTTTTTATGGTTTTCACTTTTAAACATTGTCCGTATCTCCTTTTACGTGGTTTGTTGTATTTGGTGTGTTCCAATACCTACTTAGTATTTCGATTAACACTAAGCACTGTCCTTTATTGAACATACCAATATGTGCTTGCTCCTTAGACAGCCCCATCATTTTCCGAAGGATTTTATAAGCTGCTTTTCTGCCCATCAGCTTATTTCTCCACAAGGGATCAAATAAGTAATGTGCTTGCTTTCTAAGACCTCTAAGCTCAGCATTCGCCATAGTACCTAGAGGTCTTTTAGAACGCCGGTGAGTACCTACTGAAGCTCCGCAGGTGAGGCAGGCATAAACATTAGAGCCAAAATCCCGCCCGTAGTATTCTAAACTTGTAAGGTATTGTGCTGGACGGTGACAATAAGGACAATTCAAGTCATATCACTCCCAGAGAGCAGAACTTATTTATTCTTGCGTCTGTTTATGAACTCTATGATGATGTTAAATACCTCCAGCAATAGCCAGGTTAAAGCAAGAGACATTGTTATAATTTCTAAGATGTCTATACTGCTGTAATCTAAAGAAGTAAAATACAATACAAACAGTATCGCAAAAGCTGTACGTAACACATTTAACGGTTTACGCATACGTGTAATTGGTCATGGACTTTTTGACCTTTTATCCAAAGAATTGTATAATATTTATAGAGGGGAGCGAACTCCCCTTGCGATCTTACTAGCAACGTTTCTTAGCCGGACGTTGCTTTTTCTTTTGCTTCTTTTTCTTTGGTTTTTTCTCGGAAAGGTCTTTGAGATTTTTCGCTATCGTTGTAATTGCGGCTAGGCTACCGACTATCCAAGCAATCAACCTCGCTATCCTTTCCATGATGTCCATGATGTCCATGTCCAATATCTCACCTCCTCTCTACTCTTTAATTATACCATTGGTTATTCTAAAGGTCAACCTTTAATTTACCTTTAGTTTGACTTTTAGAAAAAAGTTTTGTATACTTTAAACATCAACAAGAAAGGTAGTGATTATATGGCACAAACATTCTTTCCAAAAATGCACATCATGGTAGCAGCAAGCAAACCACACCCAAAAAATACTCAGTACAAAGTTTCTGTAGGCGAAGAAGTATGGGAGGATGCAAAACACCTTGTCACTAAAGTACAGATGGTTTATGACGGTAAAGTTGCCGGTCGCCGCAGCCCATCATACCCTATAGGCACTAACGACCACCAGAACGTTATACAAGCTGAACAAAAATTATTGGAGTTGTACAACAACACAACAGATATTACTATTGAGTAACGCAGCTTAAATGCTGCGTTTTTCTTTTCTTAAAAATTACCTCCCGTAAGAAAAAGCACAACAACAGCACCAGCAGCAAAAAATAAACATAATCTCTTCTTCAACACTTACATCTCCCTAATCTCATTTAACAGTTATTCCAACAGCCTTTAAGTCTTTTACCAACCTAAACACTGTATCTTTTGAGGGAATCACCCAGCTCACTCTTTCGATGACTCCCTTATCCCAGAGAACTTGCACTGTATTGATGTTCACCTTAGTAGGATCAATCAGTTCCCCTCGACAGATCGAGTAAAGGAATGCTTCCTTTTTTGAAGCATCCCCGTAGTCTACAATGATTACGCTACCTTTCAGCAATTCATTGACTATTTCAGTTTGATACCTTGATAGGGTCATAGCTTTCCCTCCAAATTCAATCAGCAGCTAAACACTCGATTCAAAACTTCTATTTTAGGATGGCAGGCATAATTTGTAATCAGCGGATGGTTGTCGTAGGTCACAAGAATATCTGCCCCAGGCACTCCCTGATAAAGCGAATCTAGTAATCCAAGCAGGCTGATATGGTCACGCTCTTGGTAGAAGCACTTATATAACTGTGAACCTTTCTTTACATATGGCGGGTCAATGAAAAGAGTGGTTGCTTCATTCCAGTACTCATCTTCTATCAGTTCCAGTGCATCTATTTGAGTGACTTCTATACGCTCAGCCATACTATGTATCTTTTTGATTCGTTTACACAGATCATCTTTGTTCCAACGGGAAAGGAGCTGTGTAATTGTGCCTTTTCGCCCCCCTAGAGGGTTTGCTTTAGTGATGCCAGAGTAAGATAACCTATTGGCAATCAAAAGCGCCCACGCAGCTTCTAGAGGTGTTTTATTGCTGTAGCTATCTAAAATAGTGTCACGTGCGCTGAAGAAGTTGCTGTGGTTTAGTTCAGTATGTTGTATCTTATTGATTAGAGCCTCTGGATTTTCGCAGATGATTCTGAATAAAGAGTATATCCCGTAGTCTAGGTCGTTTAAAACAACTCGCTCTACCACACCAGCATCTAACATAGCCAATTCAAAGCTGGCTCCTCCCGCAAAGACACCAACCAACTTATTTGATCTGTTTACTTGGATTTTTTGGTACAAGATATCTGTAATTTTGCTTTTCCCTCCTGGATATCTTAAAGGGGATAGACGCTTATTAAATTTTCTAGCCGTCTTAGAAGATTTTGAGCTGGCAGGGGAGGACTCTTCTAAGATTAGGTTAAACTTCTGTGCCTCATTTTTTTCTTTGTCTGTGTAGGTAAACCCATCACAGTAATCGCAGAAGAATCCCTCTGAAGTTGTATCCAGGTACATTAGGTCTTGTAGAGAATAGTTATCCCCACAAAACCTACAAATTCCCCCACTCATAGGTCTTGCCTGTACTGATGGTTTCTTTGCGCCAGATCCTGAATAATGTCCAAAGCTTTAGCTGCCCGAACTTCATTGCGTAGCTTAGGAGACATAAGGACATCCTGCACAAGCTGATTTTCTTTGTCCTCACCATCCAAAATTAAGGCACTCTCTAGCACTCTATCAAGTAAATCCCACCTAACTTTAATCGTGTTGTTATCCCTGTCGCTGGTGCAGATTTCTTGTGCTTCGCCTGCCCTATATTTCCCTGCTCGGCTTATCTGGTTAGTGTACCCACGTTTGCATGGATTCCAGAATACAAAATAATCACTCAGGCAGCTCCGTTCTAAATCAATTAATGCAAAGTCTGGAGCGGTATGTTTTAGAGGTGTTGATGACTCTTTGCTAATTGTTTGAGTGTATCTATCTCCTGTTGTTTCATTGTTGAGAATTAACCTTATTTCTGGCGTATCATTTAAAGACGCTTGCGCATACTCCAATAGCTTGCTATGGAAATATTGAGGGTCATCTACCTCATAGTCTCCATGCAATAATAGTGACTCTGCTGAGTCTCTTAAAATAAACTCATATTTTCCTGTTAGCAATCTAATCTACTCCATTCACAAATAATACTCATGCTGTCCCATCAAGTACTTTCAGAACTTGTTTAGTTCCTAGCGGCTGCTCAACCGTTGAATTGATGAGGAATTGTTTTTCTTCTAAAAGTTCCTCTATACGTTCGTCTATAGTTTCTTTCGATATTAAGGTGTAGACGTTTATGGAACTTGTATTTCCGCCACTCTGTCCAAAACGCCAGGCTCTACCTATACATTGTTGTGTATATGCCGGCGACCAAGGCTTGCTAGTGAAAATAATGTTGTTGGCAGCGGTTCCCGTCCATCCTTCTCTTGAAGCTGCTTCTGTACAGATGATTAACTTACACGATTCATCTGTTTGAAATTTATCTACCATCTGCTGCCTGTCTGAAATATCCTGCGATGCTTTTGCTGAAGCACTTATGTCTCCTGTAATAATTGCTGGGTTATACTTAGAGAAGTGTTTATACATCACGTGTGTAAATCGCTTGGAGCGGCTAAAAATGATGGCCTTTTCGCCACGCTGTGTTATTTCTTCTACAAGCTCTTCAAGCTCTTTTAGCTTGCTACTTCCTTTTACACCTTCAGGGCCTCCTACAATTTCGGTAGATTCAGCAATTTGTGCCAAACGTGCGTGCTTTGCTAATTCAGCGGGCACATCCTCAAACTCTAAATCTTCAAAGTCCAATTCATCTAATTTCCCTTGATCCACTGCCTTATACAATTTCTTTTGAGCGGATGTCATCTCCACATAAATGTTTTTCGGGATGACTGGCGGTAAATCAAGCACATCTTTCTTTAGTCTCCGCAACATGTTAGATGAGAGGATCATTTTTATTTCTGATAGATTCTTATAGCTGGTTACATTTCCCCAACCATCCAATTCGCAGAATCTTTTCTTAAAGCCGTAAATGTTGTACTTAATTGCTCCCATCCAATAAAGTATGTTGTGCATGTCTATAACTTCATTAATTACAGGACTTGCAGTAACCGCGTACTTCTGTGGGACATCTAACACATGGATGTTCTTTCCTAGATTAGACGTTTGTGATTTAACTTTATGGGCTTCATCCATTACAAAGCAGCCAAAAGGTCGCTTCCTATGCATCTCTATAAAATGATTCAAGTCTGCCCTATACGTCTCATAAGAAACGACTAGCATGCCCACGCTTTTGTCTGTTTCTACTTGGTCGTATAACTTAACTCGTTTTTTAGGTGTCCCAGATATCGCAACAACTTTCATATTAGTGAATTTTTCTGCTTGATTCTTCACGTCATAGATTAATCCAGCCTTTGTTACATATATACCCCAACTAATCAATCCATACTGTATCTTTGCGTCTACAGAGCATATTGTTGGAGCGGCTTTTCCCACACCTTCTTGATCCGCAACAAGCAGCATGTCCCTTGTCATTAGAAGATTCCATGCTACGATTTGGTGCTCTCTGAGCGGAATTTTAGGTGTATAAGGGACAACATACTCGTTAGGTAAATCCTCCGTACCTATCCCTCTGACGATTGATCCCATACTATCATTCTCGTTTTTCCATAGAACTAGATAGTCTTTAGTTTTCTTCTTAAACTCATTTAATGCCTCGTATGGTAACCCGTAGCACATTGTTTCAGGTGCCTTAAACCATCCAGGAATACTTGTTATTGCCTGTATTGCATCGACATTGAGTACTTTTAGCTCTATTTTCAAAAAAGACCTGCCATCTGGCAGGGACACTTTAGAAACTTCTAACAAACCAAATCACCTCATTCTCTAAGTGAATTTAAATATTCTGCTGTAGTTATTCCTTTTTTTGAAGCGTAGTATTTTACAGCAAAGTAAAGCTTCTTGTTTAGTTTAAATAAGGATGTAATGTCTAAATTGGAAGGGTATTTATTTAATGTATCTTTAATATCTGACTCTTTAATGGTTGTAGAATAGTGGTAAGTTAACCCCCACTTAGTTAGTACTTCTGAAGGTTTTCCGAATCTCTGAATCTTCCTATACTTGGCTGGATATTTCTCTTTAAGTTCTGATAAATTTATACTTAATCCAAATTGGTGCTGCAAGTATCTTTTAAATTGCTTTTCAGTATCATCTACCTGCCGAGGTATTAAAATTTCTAGGTCGGGGTCAATAAGGTGTAGTGCAATTCTCACACTCTTTAGAATCTCTCTATCCTCTACTAGTTTCCGTAAACCAACATCCATGATGCTGTCTATATGTATTACTTTATTTTTGTTGGAGTAGCGGGTTAACCGTTCTGCAATAGGTTTCATTCATCCTGCTCCTCAGACCTCTCAGCCCAAAATAATTCCTCCACAGTTGTATCAAAGTACTCTGCTAGTTGTAGTGCGACAAGAAGTGAAGGGTTATATGATCCTGCTTTAAGGAGTTTTAAAGTGTGTTGGGACATTCCGTACTTATCTTTCAATTCATTGTAAATTTCAGCTCTGGTTACTGGCCGTTCTAATTCACGTACAAGACTTAGGTGCTTTTTCCTGATGTGTTGCTCTAGTGAGTTAAATACAACATAGTCTTTGTATTGTTTCCTCGCCATCTTGATTGGACCTCCATAGGCATTGAAGAGGCTTTAACTTTCCTCATCCTCTACGTTACCTTTATTGTAATATTGGAGTATATACTGACTTTCAGATAATATTTTATCTAGCAGTGCTTCGTTATTAGGCAAGGACACAAACCGCATGCTTTTGACTATTGCATGTTGGCCAGAACTTTCAAAGACCTTCTTAGTATTGTTAAAGAATTTCTCAATTTCATTTAACTCCCCTAAGCAGATTAAACCAAGTTCGATATCGAATACTGCTGCTGGATTCAAGATAACCTTGTTACTCATACACCCTCCTGAATTACATTTATCTGGGGTTCAGTTAATCCGCCAGTGTTTGAACATCTCTCTCCTGCAGTCCAGCAATGTAGAAGTTGCCATAACTGTCCCTGCATAGTTCAATGTTGTTCTTATTCTCTGAGGGGTGCCCGTGTACCGTTGCACATTTAACAGTAAGCCTTTCTTTACATCTGTGGCACGCTACTGTTGGGCTGTTCTCGTATATATAGTGGTTACCTTGCTCTCCGCAGTTGCAGCGGTATCTAGTTTTATACCTTGGACTATCGCTTTGTGCGTCTTTTATTCCAGTCAACTTGTAGTCGTGCACGGTTATTTGGAAATCTTCTTTTTTAGGTTCTCCATAATATTTTGTCTCTTCCTTAGCTTCTGAGTTCTCCAACATTGGTGGGTTCTCAACATGGAAATCTGCATAAGCCTTGCCTACAGCACTATAGAAATCAGTAATCTCTTTGTAGTCTATGTTTATGTCAAAGAATCTAAACATCCCGTCAATAATCTGTAGTTGATTTACTGGACCAGATAAATTAATCTCTAGCTCTTTATCCCCATTTTTTAGTTTTAGGTACATATTATCATCGTTCAATTATATCTCCTCTTTCCTAGATGATAATTAAACAATAACATACAAAAAAGGTATTATCAATGCCTTTTTGAATCCTTTAACTGGAATATATCTTCTAAAGGTAACTTAAAATAGTCTGCTATCTTTAACGCCATAGGTAAACTTGGTTGTACTACATGTCTTTTTATTTTGGCTATTGTATTAGGTGCGGCACCGCAATGGGACGCTATTAATTCCTCTACATCAGATTCCCTAACTCTTTTATTTTGGATTGTACTTAACTCTAAGCTTTGCTGATTAATTAAAATTTTAAGTTTATTGGTTGTTTCAATTCCCTCTTCGGTTTTTTTCTTTTCCATGTGGCACGATCCTCCTATAATCCTAAAGATTTGTTATATTACTCCATAATACTATACCACTCTATATGGCGAAATTAAAAAGAGGCTTACGCGCCTCTTAGTGGTCGTTTTCACGCTTTTTTATAGATATTTCTAGTCCTAGTGCCTCCGCTAAAGCGCAGACTGTTTTAAATGTCACGTTCACCTCACCTTTGAGATATGATAGCCGTGATATTTGGTTCTGCTGTACACCTGACTTCTTTTCCAATGTGGTCTGGCTCATTGCTTGTTCAAGCCTTGCCATGCTGATCGCATCTAATATTTCATCTACTTTCTTTGAAGCAGCTTCTAGATTAATCTCTTTCTCAGTCATTCAATTTTCCTCCTGCAGAGTAATTTTTATGATTCCATTAAATAATATGACTAATTTGGCCTTGCTGTATATCTCGTAACCATCAGTAAAAGCGCCATCAACATTCATTACAGCGGTTCCCTCACTTATATTGGCCTGCATTTCTCCTATGTTCCCAAGGTACTTCCCTTGGATTACAGACCCCTTAAATATGACATCGGTTAGGTATAAACCATGCCCTTCATCTAAAGTAGTACCTACTTTGTTGCTTGCATGGTCCTTTACAGTGAAGGGAGGGTTCTCAACTACTTCAATGGATACTATCTCACCTCTACTAACAATTCTACCCATAGCTTATCTCCTGTCTATCTAATTTCAATATGCAATACAATGTCTAAAGTTTACCAAAATAAAAAGGTATTAACAATACCTAAAATATATTAATTAATTTATGTACTTGTCAACTAATCTACTTGATGGTATGATGTTTTCATCACATAGAAAGGTGTGGGCCACCATGACTACATCTATAGTGGCAGCAAGTTTCAAAGGGGGAGTTGGAAAGACAACAACCACCTCATTGCTGTCATATCTCTTAGCCGACCTCGGCTTTAAAGTACTGGTAGTAGACTTTGATCCTCAGAGAAACACTACCAGCATACTATCAAAAACGTTCCCACAGAGCGTAGAAAACAAAATAAGCTTTTTTGAAGGCATCAAGTCTGGTGATATATCTGGCTGCATTAGACAATTATCTCAGCACCTTGATTTAATACCTGCTGGGTTTGATCTAATCGCTTTTCCAGAGTATGTCCTTTATCTATCTAGAGATAAAGAGCGGAGGATGCACCTTCTCGACCACCTTTTAGGTAAAGTGAGGAGAGGTTACGACTTCGTATTAATAGACGTTCCGCCGACTGTAAGTGAGTTTACAAATAATGCTGTAATGGCAAGTGATTATACAATCATACCGTTACAGACTGAGCAGCAGTCGCTGGAAGCTGCGGATCAGATGATTAATGTACTCAAGGATCTTCGAGCATACAAACCAACTATCGATTTATTGGCCGTGATACCTTATCTAATCACCAGGGAGGCTAGGGTAGATAGAGAAGTACTTGAGGAAGCCGTTGAATTATTTGGAGATACTGTAACCCAACACCACGTCTATCGGAGGGAACGGATCAAACGTTTCTATAAGACAGGCATCACTGATGCTGATAGGCATGATGAAGAGGCACTGAACCTTTTCCGCAATATTCGTGATGAATTACTGTCACGTCTAAATATTAATCACCCGTCAAATGCTAAGGAGGTAAAAGTTAATGGCTAACTTAGACAATATCCAAACATCCCGTTATGGGGCACCTGAAGATAATTATTATGCAAAGAAAGAAACAAAAGATGCCAGATCAACTAGAATTTACACAGAAGATCATCAACTTTTGAGAAAAATTGCATTTCATACAGACAAAACAATGACAGACTTACTGTCAGAAGCACTACGCGATCTATCATTAAAGCACAATATTCGATCTGAGCAGTAAGTAAACGACATTATTTTTAAATGCCCTTACATTTTAAAAGCATCAGTGATAATATTATTTTAGACAAAAGAAAAACCCTTCCAATCTGGAAACGCCATCGCCAAAAGTCGTTTTCCAAAGGAAGGGTAATTTCCCCAATTCAGTCCGAATCAGAGGATACTATTTAGGTTATAGTTGTATTATAGCTATTATTTAGTGTGTTGTAAACACTAAAGTGTGAGGTAAATAGTGGTGAACTATTTTACTTTACTTTGTTATACACTTAACTTGACCTTCTAGTTCCTCAAACTAGTTTGACTGTTCCGAGGGGTTAGGAGGTTTTTAATTTGGCATACATCCGTACTAACAAAAATGAGAATCCTTTTGTGCAAGTCGATAAGACATTTGTAGAGGATAACAACCTTAAATGGGCTTCAAAAGGGTTGATGGTTTATCTATTATCCAGACCAGATGATTGGTCAATTAACCAAAAAGATTTGGTCAACAGATCCACAGATGGAGAGGCTGCTGTCAGGACAGCCTTACTGGATTTAATGGCGAACGGATATGTCCATTACTACGCCCAACGAAATCCAGATGGAACTGTAGCAGAATGGGTTTATGAAGTATTTGAATCTCCAGAGTTCAACAAACATAAAGAAGCTGCCATGAAAGAAGCAGCTGAAAGACTAAGTAAGAAAAAAGCAAAAACGGCTGAACGTAACAAGAAAAGGTTAGGCATAGCCTCGACAATAAAGGAAAAAACACCAGAACGTGATAATCACAATCTGGATGAAAAACCAGAACGTGATAATCACAATCTGGATGAAAAACCAGAACGTGATAATCACAATCTGGATGAAAAAACACCAGAACGTGATAATCACAATCTGGATGAAAAAGTACCAGAACGTGATAATCACAATCTGGATAATCCAGTTCTGGATAATCACGATCTGGGTAATCCAGTTCTGGATAAACACGATCTGGATAATCCAGTTCTGGATAATCACAGCTATACTAATACTGAGTTTACTAATACTGAGTTTACTAATATTGATATTACTAATACTAATCATACTAATACTGAATCTACCAATATCCCTTTCAGATTTATAGTAGGGGCTATTGACTTACTTAGTGTTCCATCAAACATAAAGCAAGTTCTTTATAAATACTCAGGTAGGTTGGTGTCGGATAACATTAATATTAAAGATGTGGAAGAACACTACCATGCACACAAAGATGCTGTAAGCGATGCTCTTTATCTAGATGTGCTAGATTATGTTCTTAGGGTTACATCGAGTCCTATCAGATCCATAAAGGCTACACTTAGTACGGGTATTAGTAATAAGTTGGCGCAGCTACATAATATAAAAGCCTATTCATCCCCTATACGAGAGGAAGCCACCCCTTCATGGATGACGGACACCGGACATCAATTCTCTACTGAAGAAAATCAATCTTTTTCTCAGGATGTCATCGACCAAGGAGAAGCAGCAAAACAGCAAGTGCTGGACATGTTTAACAATATGAAAAAGTATGGCGAAAATTCCTGAAGGCAACTATAAAGGGCCGCCTAATACTGAAATGCAAACAAAAAGGACCGCCTAATAGATAGGGGTCCTTTTTAATTTAACTGAAGGCAACCATTAAGGTGCGCCTAAAGAGAGTTAGGTGCTTTTCGTCTTTCTGGTCAATGTAATGTGCAGCCACAATATAATACTCAGTAATGCAGTACCAAAGGTAAAGTTTATCTTGTTTTTGAGTTATACACAGATTTTATTCCTTTTCTGTGGATAAGTCAAGTTATCCACATTTTTTGTTGATAAGTTTATATATTTAAATGTATAAAAAGGCATTGACTATACCTTTTTATTAATGGTACATTCTTCAATAGAAAAGGGGTGTCATTACGGTGGATTTAAAGACGTTGGAAGAAAGCTTTATAAAATCCGTTGTTCTCTATAGAACGGATTTTATGAAATTCAGGGAACTGAAAAAGTTTATAAATGTCTCATTACATGCAGGCGTTTATGACTGTTTTTGGACAGAGGAACTATCAAAAAGGGCGAAGCTTACGCAGGCACGTAGGCAAGAGGCTTTGTACTATTATATGTTACTCAAAAATTGGCGGGCTTTGCTGGGTGGATCGGTACACACTAACGAAGTGCAGGTTATAAAACACCCATTAAGTGTTTCCAATAACTTTAAAGAAGTAGATTCAATTTTTAATGTGCATGAGGTTTTATCTCAATTGGATTCACGGGAGTTTTACATGGTACGAAAAGCAAACAAGTTTGAAGGAACCTATGAAATAAGGTTACCAGCTGAAACGGGGTACACTCAATTTTTGAAAGTGTTAGTAGATGATTCTATAAGTAGTTCATTTTCGATTGAATACAGTTTAACGCCTTCTGAATGGCTTTCAGGTTACAAGGTGGATGGTAAAAGAAAAATACGGCTTAATTCCTTTTTAAGACGTAAGGGGCATTCACAGTACGTTCTTGATTATTACAGCCTTTCTAGTAAAGACGATAAATCAAAGAGAGTTTATTTGACTATAAGCGCCACACCTCAACACATTGCGGGAATGTCTTTTTATTCTAGTGGTGATTGGTTGACGTATAGCGGGACATCTTGCCTAGACCCCAGAAATGGTTATGATGAAGCTACTCAGCTAGTCGGTGCGCTGGCTGATGACTCTTTGTTTGTTGCCATGCTTCATGAAAAAAAGGATATATCCGATTTAAAGGGGGCAATGAAAGCACGTACAGTGTGTAGATTGATTGATTATAACGAAAAGACTTGTTGTATTGGGTCCAAGTTATACGGATCAAAAGAAAATAAAAACTTGCTGCAAAAATGTTTAGTCGCATTAAATAGGTTTGGTGTGTTTCCTTATAGCCAAGTAAAAGGTGTAGATACTCTAGAAATTCAAGCAAGTGGACGGACTGTCTTCACCTTTAATCGTAACCCCGAAACAAGGGAATATACACAAAATGCTAATTGTTTTCGGTGTCGTGGGGAAAAATTCGTATTCCTTGATAGTGGGGAAGGTATTAAAGATAAAGTGCCGTGCATTAGCTGTAATGATAGTATTGTCATAGAACGTACAGTCACCCCGCTTGCTGAACACTATGAACATTATGGCACTAGGGTAGAAATAAAAATAAATGAAAATATTTTAAAAGAATTATTGTAATTTTATATATTTATATATATAATTGTACTTAACAAGTCATGGAGGTAATGAAATGGAGATAAAACGTTTTATGTTAACTTATGACCAAGCATCCGAACAATTTAGAGAGGATTTCCACACGATTCCTACCGACTTAATGTCTGATTTGATGGGCATTAAAGAGGTAACGGAACTTTTAGAGGGTGGAGAAAACAAAGGCATTGAAAGTTTACCTATATGGTATGAAATGTACATCGCCAAGAAAAATGATGCTAAGTGGATCAAAGGTAATGTTAATGACGTTATTAACTGCGGTTTCCGTGTGTTCCAAGACAGTAAATATACATACTTGGGGTTAAATTCATTGAATTCGGTAGAATTTCGTCAATGTTGGATAGCCTTATACAAATTAAAGGGGTATACGTGGCATGACCCCGCATTAAATGAAAACGGGGTACCAATTAACAAATTAAAAGGCGTTAATTTCTCAATGAAGTTGTATGCGGAATTGACTGACAGTGAGTTGTCTATTCTTTCCTCTCCTGATTCTGGCAATGATGATATATACCACCTATTCCAAGATTTACGTAACGCGCATAGGCTGTACCTGGACGGTGAGGCGGTTTTTCAGCGTGAGGATAACGAACCATTGTTCAGTCTTATAAAAGACGATATAAACGCTTTTAAAGTGGTAATACGATAAACAAACCAATAAACCGAAAAGGGGAAACTAACCATGATTACTATTGAATTAAACGAAGAATTGAACGGCATTGAAATTTATTTCGGTGAAAAACCTGAACAAAACGTCATTGATCAACTAAAATTAAACGGTTTTCGATTCACCCGTTTTAAAAAATGTTGGTGGAGTAAGCAAACAGAAAAGGCAATTCGTTTTGCCAATTCGCTTGCAGGTCAAGAAATAAAGCCCTTACCTAAGGTAAAAAAGAATAGTGGTTTTTGTCTTTGGGACGCAACACAATGGGTGCCCTTTGAGGTCAACACAAATCAACAAGTAAAAGACATTGCAAAGGAAATAAAACGGCACCTTGCTAAAAGATTCCCTGTGATTAAATTTTCTGTTACTACTGAATCAGGTCTGACAGAAAGTATAAATATTCGTATTAAGCAAGGACCTTATGAAAATGATTCGGTTTATCTAAGTCATGTTCTTGGGTATGCTCATTCACTTTTAAATCATTATCAGGTTTGCCATGACCGCGGTGATATTTATTCTGATTACCCTGCGTCGTATAACTTCTATGATAACACTGAAATCCATTGGGAATATAAAAAAATTGAAGCCTCTAAGGAAATTGAAAATGACATGAAATTGTTTGATGAGAAAGAAAAGAAACAACGAGAGAAACAACAAGAGGCGGAAAGAATTAAACGGGAAGCCAACTACCAAAAACATTTAGAAGAGCAGGAAAGAATCGAAGCCGAATACATGAAAGAGGAAGAAGAAAGAAAAAATAAGACTGCACTTATCAAAAATAATGCTCAGGTTAAGGTCTTTGAAGAAGACGCACAATATTTTATAAAAGATGTTCAGTTTGCGGGTCTTGATAAAAATGATGTGCTACATGTATATGAAAAAGAAGTAAGTAAAGGTGCTTTTTCATATAAGGATGTTAAGGTAATTAAAGATATACATTTCAATTGTGAAACTGCTTTTGACTATTTTTCTAATATGCTTACGTATGATTATGAATTTCTTCAAGGTGTTGGGGGTGAATACACAGAAGACAATAGAATAAAATCATCTATGGATTTTGAATTAATGAGTCCAGCAGAAAGGAACACCGTAAAATGGATTACCTGCGGGGCGGGCATTTATTTAAATGGTGAATTAATGTTTGTTGTTGATACTCAGGGGCATTCATATGTACGATCTGTTGGACTTATTGGACCTGAAACAAAAATAATTCAACAATTAATCACACCGCAGCACCTTCACGGGGAAGAGTTGGACGCGTTAAGGGTAGAGGCCCAACTAATCATAGACACTTCATTTGATGTTATCTCATCATTAAATATTTCGGAATCTTGGGAATATACTGATTTTCCTAAATATAAAGAGACAATGAAGGTGGAACTAAAAAAACGGGGTGTCTCCTTAACAAAAAAATTAATTCAACAAGTAGATATAGAGAAATTAAAGCAAGTTTTGTACAGGATTTTTAATGACTTGGGAAGTGTAAAAGATCAATTTAATGATGCCCCGCTAGTCAAGGGGAATAAGTACACTTTATTTTACATGTCCGACTTTGGGGGCTTGGTTTCAAGTAAGGTTGTATATGATAGTCACCAACCTGAAAAATACGCCCAATATGATAATGCAGTTAAGGTGATGTACAAGCCGTACAGGAAACGGGGGCTTTATCGCCAGTACTTTTATTCAAGGTTACTTGTTTTTGAGGGGTGGCATGACCTACCCGAATCAGTTTTATTTGATTTGGATAATACAAACGGTTGGTCAACTAAGTCAAGTAAATTCCTTTCCTGTGATCTCAATCAGTTTGAAGAAGTATTAAACTACTTCAAAGATTCCCTTAATCTTGCGCCGATAATTAACACGTATAGTGCAAATGTTTAAACGTCCTAGCACATCAAATTTTCTTGGTTTTTTAAATGATACCTATTGTAATTTTATATATTTATATATATAATTGTACTTAACAAGTCATTTCATGGAGGTAAGGAAAATGGATCATATGTTAAAACTTCCATTCTCGAAGTCTATAAATTATTGGCATCCTGTGGAAGGTGCTGGGGCAAAACGTGACGGTGAATCCGATCACTTTGCACGATATATAGATGCGTCTAATTTAAATACTAAGCACGCATGAAGCATGCTGATGGTAGTCAACTTTATATTTGTGACTACTCTATATACCTTGAAGTGCTTACGTCTCGACCTATAACAAAGGAAGAGCTTAGAAACCTATGAGCATCTATAAAAAATGAATTGGAGTGAATAAATAATGGTTGATTACACAACGTACTGTAAAAACGTAACTATTGAAATTTTAAGGGGTCTTACAGATGACCATTTTAGTTGTACGGGTGGTAATTTTGCTTTTGTGATTGCTGGTAGGGTTGAGCAAATGACAGAAAAGCAGGTTAAACAGGTTTATGAGAGCTGGGCGCAAGAACTTCATGATTATTTCGAGTTCTACGTCAATAATTATGGGCCTGTCCCGTGTAATCCTTTTAATGAACCCACTGCATATGTTTACGACTGCATTCAATTTGGTATACGTACTTTGGTTGCGACTGCGCCTATTATTACTGATCTTTGGATTAATGATATAGACATTGACGCGGTTCGGGGCGAACTAATCAAACATATAGAGGATTACGGTGTAATTGAATTTCATGAAATTTAAATAGGAGGCGTTAGCATGAAGATATTAGAAAAAGGGTTGACGTATGATGGGACTAATTTGCAAGTTGAGGATTGGAGTGACGATTATTCGTTTCATTCTTATGGTGATACCTTGGGGGTGTATCCAAGGGCAAAAGTAAGTTTGTCGGGTGAATTTTCTCCTAAGGAAGGGCGAACTTTTAGACTGGCTTTAGTTTTTAATGGCAATGCGGAAGCCGTCAAAGCCTTCCATTCTCTTAGGGACGGAAAAACAGAATTAATTGATTATGTGGAAAACATAAGAGATAAAAAACTCATTGCATGCATTTGAACGGGTTGTAATTGAAAGGGGGTGAATAATGTGACCAAGCCAATGAAAGAAGGTTTAACTTTTATAGGGGTAATGTCTACGGTGTGTATTGTGTTGCTGTCGTGTGTAATTATTTCGGGGTGATTGGGCAAGTACTGGACATACAAACCCAATCGATAAAACTAATCATATTACGACTATACTTTTTGTAGGGGGAAAAGTCAAATGGATTCAAATAAATCAAATGCCCTTAGAGAAATCAAAGTGGCCTTAATCAAGATTGAACATAGTACGGATAATGATGAGATATATGACCTTCTTGAACGTATTCAGGATGAGGCACAAGAATATAAAACAAGTTTAGGAGAATGAGGTTACAGTTTACTTGGAGGTAATTATAAATGAAAGCATCCGCATTTGGAATGACGGCATTTACAGTTTTCGCATATACACTAGACAAAAAAGGAAGAGTGTTTGAAGAAGTTGTCTGGGGTGAATACAACGATTTAAATGAGGCGAGAAGAGCTATACGACCATATAGAAAGGTTAAGGGACTTCTTTTTCATATTTGTTAGTAAAGTACTAGCCCAGCCGTAAAGGTTGGGTTTTTGTTTATTAATATATTAATTGATTTGATTATTTATTGATTAATTGATTTGTATACTTGGAGGCTGGCGGGACGAAGTCCGTTACATGTAAACAGTAATCATATAAGTAACAATACAAGTAGTATATGAATTAGTGTATAAGTAAATAGGTCAAAAATGAAATCTGATTTTAAGACGTTTTAATTATATAGATACCAATAACACTATAAATTTATTTATGCATCTATATGGACGTTTTTTGTTTAAACCTTTATACATCAACAATGATTTATGCAAATTGTATGCATAAAAGTGTATATCGTTGTATATTCGTTAAAATCTGTGTGAAAAAGATGTCCCTTTTTGATTGTCCAGTGCTGCTTGTTTTTCGTTTGCTGCACCTGTGGATGTCATGCGTTTGTGCTATATTTAAATTACCTTTGAACAACTATTCAAAAGGCACCTTATCGGCGGGCTATTTGAAGGCCTCTGATATGACACTAATAGTATAAGTAGTAACAGTAGTATAAGAGTAAATGGATTGATTCGATTGTGATTGATTAATGAACCATTACATCATTGTCTACTGGACCTACCCACCCAACAAGAACAATACAATGTAATCAATCGTAGTTTGTATTGAAGAGTTACACTAAGCCGTAACATACAATTAAATACACCTTTACAAATACAATTTTACTTTTATACAGTCATCCGACTGAAAAAAGAATACGTTCGCCGTGCGCCTTGCCTAATCAAATAAATTTCCGTGCGTACATTGAGGCATACAAAGCAGGTAAACAAAGTGAAGTTGTGTACGCACATTTTCGCCTTATTTTATCTCTTTTTGTGCGTACATGGGTTTCAGATAAAATGCATTATTTTACGTCTTTTTGATCCATTGCGTTGAGTAATCACATTTCATTTAACATAATAGTATATTATGTTAAATCAAACAGGGCGCAAGCCCTCTATGAACTGCATTGATAGACCCCCACCTAGTGCCTAGCGTTTTTGGTTTGCTTCCCGAAGCGGCGGTATCCTTCGTAAGATTTGGGAGAAATTTTTATGAATACCTTGTACGCACATAACGCTCTGTAAAAATTCCAGGAGAAAATTTTCTGGGATTTTTATGTGCGTACATTTAACGCATTACAGGTTAATGGTCAAATTAGCCTATATCCTTCCTATACTGTGGTCGAGGAGGTGCTGCAGCTAATGAAATTGAAAGCAGGCGAATTAACCAATGAACACGTGGGGCTTAGTGTAAACATCAGTGACTCATTTGTTACACATAAAGGGGCCATCCACAAAGTGTCAACGGACTACATTTACTTGAATGCTTCTCTGGATCGTTCTTTACCTAGAATCATTAGACTGGACAAGCGAGTAATGAGGAATGAAACAACAACTGTTTATGTAAAGGGTGGTGACGATAATGCGTGATTGGAGTGCTAGGCCAGTGGTGGACATTAATAATTACATTGATCGGGCAGTATTGATCATTTGTGAGGATGGTGCCTTCGAAGGTGGTCTGAAAGAAATTACTGAATCATCCTTGCATATTGAAGTGAATCAAGGGAGTGTCATTTCAGTGGATAAAGAAGTACTGGAAAATGAATTAACTGAATTGTATGTGTCTAGTGAAAATTAGTGCGCTGCGTGCTGCAGCGTTCTTTTTGGGGGATTGAACTATGGTAGAAGGTCTATATGAACAAATGGATCGTGCTATTGGTCGGGAAGCAACTTATTTGGGTGTTGTCTATTCGTTACCTTCTGGGCTGCTACTGGTCAATTCTTTTGAATCCGGTGGTGAAAAGACAATGTATCTCTGTGAATTTATTCCGGCCGATACGTATAAGGAAATATTCTCGTTTACAGCGATTGGTCTTTATGAGTTCCTGGAAGAGTTGAAGTACTATGGCATTATTTGATGTTTGAGTAGGTGCTTAAGAGGAACGGGAGGTAATTTTGCGATATGTGGTACAATTGATGTAGAGGTTATAGAGAGGCTGGCTAAACCACCCAGAAAGGAGTGGAATGCCCAATGTCTTTATTCGAAACGCTATACATAATTGTATCTTGTGCGTCACTTTATGTTTCTGTTTGTAAAAATAAGTGTGAATGCAAATAGGTCATCCCTTGACCCTGGTAAGTTCGTAGGGATAACCTATTTCCTGTTTAGCTTCACCATGTAATTCAGCCACCCTTGACCTCTGCAAAAGTAAAAGGGGAAGTCTGTCCTTGTTGCTTCACCTGATTTAAGCCAGCCCCTTGAAGGGCCTCATTGTACATTGCCAGGATGTTGACGCATCTTGGCTTTTTTCTATATAAGTGGATTATATCACATGGGGTGTGTAATTGCATCAAGCCACTGGTTTTTCTCAAATTAAGCAAATTAATGTAAAATTAACTTACCTTTTCGTCAGTGTAGATGTTATAATACCCATATTATGGTGTAAAGGAGGTGCAGATACGCTGCTTGTTGTGTCTTTTGGCCAACACCTTAGACTCACATCCTAGATTTAATCATTAGAAGGAGTGAGTATCGAATGAAAAAGTTCTTAATCCTATTCAGTGTTTTCTTTTTGACGGCTGCCCTTGCCCCAGCAAGCAATGCGGCAGGTGCATTAGCTGTTAATCAGAAGGTAAATTCAATCGATGAATTGCAGCGAGAGTTAGTGTCTACTTTAAAGCTAACCAACCCGCAAAGTGAGGATCAATTAGAGCAAGCTATTGAATCAGTTACACGTAATGCAGATGATTCGCTTTTGGCAGACTACTACAACACCACACAAAGCAAGACAATTCTACCTAACACCGCAGATAACGCTGATCTTAACCTTGATGAGTACGTGGATGATAACAGTGCTCTTGGAGAGTTTCAGCGCCACGAAATAAACAATGATTTGACTGTCATCACCACTAATAGTCCAGTTTTTTTCATTCACCAAACGACAGCAGAAAATACTCCAGAAGCTAAGGATGATTTTGATGCCGCAGCTAAAAAGAAGAAATACAAAAACACCAAGACCTATACCAGTACCTACACTGCAAGAAATTTTCTAAACATGAAACTATTCACTGTGAAATCGAAGGGTTATTTTCAGTACAACGGTAGTGATGTTAAAGCGAAGTTAAATGATGCCTGGTACAACAAGGCTTTTCTATCCATTTGGCAAGTATCAAACTGGAAAAAAGGGACATACAAGAAAGGGAAAAATTACGCCGAGGTATACGGTAGAGGGAATTTCCACTTCGGCCTAGAAATACAAGGATATGGTCTAGTTGTGCAGGACCAGTACATCAAGGTCTTCCTGACTGCCAACAAAAAAGGAAGCGTTTGGAGAAAATATAGCGTTAAGTAGTGAATAGACTAATATTGAAAGGTGGTGAGACAAGATGAAGAGATTCTTTTTATCAAAAGCTTTTTTGATTTCTTTTATTGCTGCAGTCTTATTCCTTGGGATTCAGGTGAATAAAGAGGGAGCGGATACTGTAATTGTAGTGAACATCCTGGTTATTGGCCTGGTAGTTGGTATAATCGTTGCAGCAATAGCACGCCTTTTTTCCAGGCTTCGGTCGGTGAATGGGTAAATAAAAAAAGCCCCTGCAATTAGGGGCTTTTGATTTATTAACGTAACAATTGAAGTACGTTTTGTGGTTGTTGGTTAGCTTGTGCAAGCATTGCTTGAGAAGCTTGAGAAAGAATGTTGTTCTTAGTGAACTCACTCATTTCTTTCGCCATGTCAACGTCACGGATACGAGACTCAGCAGCTGTTAAGTTTTCACCAGAAGCACCAAGGTTGTTGATTGTGTGCTCTAGACGGTTTTGGACTGCACCAAGTTTAGAACGTTGTGCAGAAACTTGTTTAATTGCTTCATCAATAACTTTTAATTGCTCATCGAATCCGCCTGCTGCGTCAGCTGCAGTTGCTTCAAATTTAGTTACATCGATATCTTTAACGGATTGACCAGTCGTAATTCCACCAGTACCGTTAGAAACGCCCAAAGCATCAGCACCCATATCTTGGATGTTCACTTTAATTTGTTGTGTAGCATTTGCACCAATTTGGAAAACTAAAGATGGATCAGTATCAGGATCAGCTGGTGTAGATGCTTTAAAAGAACCATTCAATAATTTCTTACCGTTGAATTCAGTACGATCAGAGATTCCATCAACCTCTTCTTGTAATGCTTTAATTTCGTCTTGGATTGCACCAAGATCTGTATCATCTTGTGTACCAGTGTTTCCAGCTTGAACAACTAGTTCACGAACACGTTGAAGGATTGAGTGAG